TCATCTGAGTTGTCAAGTCTAAATTGATAACCTATATAGCTTTTATAATGTGCAGCTGTTCCATCTGCATATTTTGTTCTGACATTTCCTTCACTCCAAATTCCTTTTTCTGCTATTGTGTCAACTATATCTTTATATATTTCATCAAAACTTTTTTTCATTTATTCTCCTTAAATATTTAAATATAATTTTAATTTATTTTTAATTTCTTTTTTTATTAAATTATTATTTAAAATTTCATATATTAAATCTTTTTGATATTTAGAATTTTCTTTATGTTTTTCTATAAATTGTAATATATTTTTATAATTTGAATCAGAAATAAAACCAATTAGTTTATATATTATTTTTTTATTTATTTCATTATTAACGTAATGATTTTGTGGTATATCTTCTTTTTCTTTTAACAAGAAAAAATTAAATTTTCTAATTGTTTTATTTACAGATGTATTAGCTATAAAAATTTCTTTTTCTATTATTTGAAATATCATTTTTATCCTTTTTTATATGTTAAAATATAATTTTATTTTACTTTTTGTATTTTCTGGAATTTCATTGTTGTTTAAAATTTCACGAATATATTGTATTTTATATGATTGAATAAAATTAGAATTATTTATTCCATCTAATATATTTTGAAAATCATTTTCATTAAAAATCCATCTAACTTTATATTTAGTTATTAAGTCAGCATAATAAATATTTTTTTTAGTATCTCTAGGTTTTCTTTTTTTTATTATAAGTTCTGTTTTGTCAAAAACTTCATTATATTTTTCAACACCATTTAAAACTAATGCTGTAAAAAAATCATAACTTATATTTTCATGCCTAATATATTTTTCTATTACCTTCATCATATAAATCACTTATAATTTTATAATATTTAGTATTATTATATTTTTGTAATTTGTTTCTTTTTCAATTTCTTTTCTTACTTTTTTTAATATTTCTGAATTTATTTTTTTTACATTTAAACTCATTTCATAATTCATATAACTATTATTTGAAAAACATACAAATAACCATTTATTTTCTTTTCTCATAAAAACTCCTAATTTATTTCTATATTTCTAATTTCTTCAATATATAAAATTTCTAAATTTAACATTGGTGTTTTTTCATTATAAATATCATAATTTTCTATTTTAAATTTTTTACAAATTTCCTTTATTTCTTCTTTACTTAATTCTACTTTTTTATTTGAATTTTTCATATTTACAAAACTTATTTTTTTAATATAACTAAAATCATTACCATATTTTTTATTTTCCATTATCCCTACACAAGTATATTGTTTATAATAACCAATAAAAAAAGTATTTTTATTTATTTTTTCTCTATGACATTCTAATTTCTCTTTATTTAATCTAAAATTATTTTTTATTTTTTTCATTTTCATAATCCTTTTCTATTAATATATATGATAAAGTTCTTAAATATAAAGTAAAAAAATATATAATACTTAAATCGAAAGTTAAATTTTCTGGTGCAAATTTTACAAAACCAGTATAAAAAACTTTTATTCCTAGCAATTCTATTAAATTTAAAAACAAACCTGTTATTAAAAAAATAAAAGGAAATATTATTATATATATAATTAAAATTCCAAAAATAACTAAAATTTTATATTTCATAATTAATCCTTTCTACGCTGGCGGAATTTCTATAAATTTATTAAAAAAATTAATTTATCTTTTTCTTTTTGTGTTAAAAAGTTATTATTTTTTATGCAATTAATAATTTTACTTCCATGTATTTCAAAAAGTTGTTTATTGTTAATAAATTTACTTAAAGTCTTTTCGTTTTTAAAATTTATTATTCCATTAACTTTACAATATTCATATATAATTTTATTGTTTATTATTTTTTTTATTATTTCTGGTTTTTTGTCCTTATATTTCATTAAAAAAAAATCTATTATTATTTTTCTTGATTTTATATTTCTTCCTTCTTTTAAATTTATTATTTTTGTTTTTCTTATTAACTTATACATACTAATTATCCATTCTAAAATTTATTTTTTGTTGAAGAAACTTATCATATTGATATCTAATTTCATCATATCTTTTATTTTCAGCAAATGTAGAATTTAAATAATTAATTAATTTATTTATATTTACATTTAATTCTGATAAAAATACTAATAAATTTGTATATTTTTCATTATTGTTTAAATCATTTCCAATAACTTTACTTCTTATTTCTGAATTAGATTTTTGAAATTCTTGTATTGTATTTATTGAATCTTGCAGATAATTAGATAAATTCTCAAATGATTCGATTTTTGTTTTTTCGTTATTTAAATTTTCTTGAAAAACATTTTCTATATAGATACAAATAATTGAAAATAGATTTGTTAAATATTCTTTTTCTAAATCTTGAATAAATGAAGAATAATCTTTTAAATCTGATTTAGAAGTATTTACATTTAAATTATTTATTGCATTAGGTATATCATATACAACTGTTTTTGTTACTTTAAAAAATGTTTTACCTACATTAAATAAATCTTTAAAACTCATTAATTTCACCTCTAGCTTTTAATATCTTGGAATAATATTTTCCATATTTTCCTTTTTTTACATTTGATAGACCTATATTATACGCACTAATCATTTCTTTTTCATTTTTAGTATTATCTTTTAAATGTTTTATAAAAAGAACTGTATATTCTACTTGAGCATCTATATTATTCATTAATTCTTCAGCTAAATTTATTTTATTTAAATTATAAATTCTATTAATTTCATTGATTGCAGGTTGTCTTAATTGAAAAAATCCATAAGCATGATTTTTAAGATGTTTATCTCCAATTACATTTGTTTCGTTACTTTCAACTTTAGCTATTGCTTTTATTAAATATTTATCAATATTATATTTTTTACAATAATGTGTTATTAAAATATTTAATTCATTTTCTTTCTGATATTTTTCTATCTCTTCTTTTGCTATTTTTTCTATTTTTGACATTACTTCTTCCGACTTTATAAAAAAAGAAGGTTCTTTAACTATTTTCTTTTCTCCAGAAAAAAAGATGAAATAAAAAAATGCCACAAAAGTGGCAATTAATATATATATAAATTTATTTTTCAATTTTATTCTCCTATTAACTCAAAAATATGTGTTTTTAGATAATATCCATAATCATTCTTTAATATTATTCCTTTAACTTTTATAGTATTACCTAATACAAATGAATCTACTATTTTTTGATATTCGTCTATCATTTTTTCAAATATAGTCATTCTTTGAAAGTCTTCATCTTCTAAAATAACTAATTTTTTTGATGAATCTTTATCTAAAGTTTCTATTTTTATTATTTTTCCAGTTATCCATTCTGTTTTACAAAATAAGTTCTTTTTATTAATATCTTTTACTTTATCTTCAAAATAAGAATTCATTTTTTACTCCTTTAATATTAGTTTTACTTTAACTAACCTATTGAAAATATCTGAATAGAATTCTACTTGAACTTTATTTATAAAATCTTTAAGATTTTTTATTTCAATTTCATCATTTACATTAAAAAAATCTTTTAATTCTTTTTCAGTGTATTCTATTCTTCTTTTTCTTTTATTTTCATTTTTATTTTTATAGTAAATATATTCGATAAATTCTTCTATACTTATATTGTTCATATTCTTCCTTTAAACATTTAATAAAAACTCATTTTTTCTACTTTCTTTTTTTAATTCATCAAGATTGTTTTCTATAATTTTTTCAACTTCATCTCCAGATATTATGTAATTAAATTTAGAATCTGTTTTAATTATATAAATTTCTTGTTTATATCTAATACCAATAAAATTTTCTTTTTCTTCTTTTTTTACCATTCCGTAAATATAAGAATAATCCTCTAATTTTGTTTTTATTTCTCTTATACAACCATTTATACAATTAACATTTTGTTTATAAATATATTTCTTATAAAATTCATAATGAACAAGTTCTAAATGATTCGTTTTTATAAAATTATCAATTATTTTTTTATAGTCAATAAAATAATAATTAGAACCTTTTTGTATTTCTCTTGATGAAAATTCTCGATTTTTTATTAATCCGTCTTTTGTATATATTTTTATTTGATATTTATTTATATAATATTTTATAAATACATAATAATCTTTATATACTCCTAAGAATTTTTCTTCAATGTCATTAAATTTTATGTTAGGCAATAAATATAAATCATTATTAGTTATAATTTCTTTTTTTTGAAAATCAAAGAATATAAAATTATTTTTTTCATAAAGATTAAAGTCTTTATATTCTTTTTTATCAATCCATTTACTAATATTATGAAAAGAAATTCTATTATTTAGTTCTATCAATGATTTTTGTCTTTCTGATAAAAAGAAATTAGGATTTTCATCTAAATATAAATATTCAAATGTTTTTTGTGTTTGAAGCATAAAAACATTTTTAAATATTTCTTTTACATATTTTTTAGAAATTTGTCTTTTTAATATTTCAACTAATTGTTGATAATTAATATTAGAATTATAATAACATTCCTCCAATATTAATTTTACATCAAAATCTCCAGCAAATCTTGAAGTATTACTTTTAATATCTCTAATCATAATTGTTTTATCTAATAGATAAAAAAATGAAGTATCATTATTTATAAAGCAGTTAAAAAGAAAACTTCTTTTTATTTTTAAATCTTTTAAAAAATCTAAAAAATTAGTTACTTCATTTAAACTAAAGTTTTTTAAAGCTTCTATTAGATTCAACATGTTTGATTTTTCTTTTATTATTAATTTCTTTTTTTCTTCTAGAAATAAAAATGTGTTTGATTTTTTAAATGCAAGAACATTTTTTAAATCTTTTCTATATTCACTATTTATAAATTTAGAAATTGTTTTATAGTCTTCTTCTATAAAATTTAAAATTTCATATTCCATTTACGCTCCTTTAAAATATCACAGTTATAAAATGACAAACAATTATTAAACTTATTATTAGATTAATTCCTTGCAGGATTATGTTTTCTAAATTCATACTAAAAATATAATATTCAATAGCACTTATTAATAAATATAAAATGCTAATAAAAAATCCATAGACAGCTAAATATCTAATTACTCTTATAATTAAATTTAATATAAACATTTTATCAACTCCTAAAATAAATCTTCTAATGCTGTAAATGAAATAAATACTCTCAATATATCTCTATTTATGCTATCTAAAGTATTCTTATTTTTAAACTCAATAGATAATTTTATTTCTTCCTTTTCTTCTGTTGTAAAAGTAAATGTAGTAGTTGTTTTTATTTCAGAATCGTTTTCTTTTTCTGCTAAATCTCCTTTTACTTTATCTATTTTTTTACCAATTAGTTTTTTAAAAGTTTCTTCTTTATTTAAAATATTTATTTCATTTATGTTGTTTTCAAGCTCAATACAAGCTAATAAAAAAAAACCTTTATTGGTTTTTATTTTTAAAAATTCAATTGATTTTAAATCATCATATTTTTCAACTTTATTTCTAAATTCATTTATTTCTAATATTTTTACATTTCTAAATTTACTAAGCATTTTAATTCTCCTTTTTAAATTTTAAATAGTTTTTCACTTATAAAATTATAAACACAATTTTCTCTATAAAGTTCTTTTTCCATAAAATCTCCTATTTATTTTAAAAAATTTATTAAATATTTTTCCATTTTATCCAGAATCTTTTCTAAAAAAGATGATAAAGGAAAAGCTATTAATTTTGTAATTAAAATAAATGCAATAACTTCAGCTCCTATTAATATTAATATGATGTTTGCAAAATATGTTTCCATTACATTCTCTTTATCTTTGTATTTATCTCTAAAATTATTTAAAGTAAATAACAAAATTATTATTATTCTTAAACTAATTATTGTAATCAATTTTCTTCCTTTCTATTTTTCTAAATAATTTCCATTTTTTATTTTTTCATTTAATTCTCTAATTTTCCAATCATCTCCATCATATTCAAATTTAATTTCATTAAAACTATTAGCTTTATCTATACTATTATAAAAATCAGAAGTTAAAATATCATGAGAAAATGTTTCATATTTTTGCTCCATAGTTTCTATTGTTGAATATAAATCTTGAATAAAATCTTCTTTATAACATTCTCCAAATTTTGATTCTATTTCTTCTAATATATATTTAACAGAATAATATATAGTTTCATCTGTAAATATAACATCATTAATCTTAGCTTTAAATCCTTGTATTATTTCTGTTTTCATTTTTCTCCTTTTTATTATAAATTAGAATATAATTTCAATTTTATTTTAATTTTTTCTGGTATTAAATTATTTTGAATAAAAAATTCTTTTGCTAAATTAAAGTTACAAATTTCTATTTTTTTAATTACATTTAAAACTTCTTCTAAGTTATTTTCATCAAAATATGTTTCTGCTATTGTATTTGAATTAATTTTTTCTGAATTATTAGATAACTTATAATTAATATTTTTGTTTTTAAAATTTAAATATGCAATTAGATACATTTTTATCCTTTTTATAAATTAAAATATAATTTAATTTTTTCTATTATTTTTTTATTTATGTATTCACAAGATATTATTTTATCAAATATAATATTATTGTTAATTAATTTTGAATATTTAAACATATATTTAAAATCTTCTATCATTTCTATTATTTGAATATAATTATTTACGTCAAACTCAAATAGATAAAAAGCATGTTCTTTATCAAATGAATTTAATTTTTCTTTTATTTCTAAAATTTTTTTAAAATGTATACTTTTTAATATTACAAACATTTCTCACCTATAAATTATAATGAAATCTGAATTTTTCTTTTAATTTATCATTAATGAATTTAGAATTAATTATTAAATTAATTTTTTCTTTTTTATCATATAAATAGTAATTATTTTCTTCAACAAAATTTATTAGTTCTTCTAAATTTTCTCCAATATAATCTACATAAGCATAATAATCATAATTGTTATCTTCGTATCCTTCTTTTACTATGTCAAAATTCATATTATGATATGAACCAACTCTATAATTATGACATTTCATTACTAATACTAACATTTCAACTCCTAAAGATTTAAATATAATCTTATTTTTTCTTTTATTTTAAAATTAATAAATTCACTCATATTAATTAAATTAATTTTTTGTTTTTTTGTTAATTTGCATATATTTAAATCTTGAATATTTTCTTTTAATGAAAAAATATTATTAACAAATTTAAGTATTTCTTCAAAGTTATTTTCAAATTTAATTAAATAATTAGATTGATACTTATCAGTTATATCTGTGAAAGTATCGTTTTTTTTATTACTCCAATTTATTTCTATTACATATAACATACAAATCCTCCTATAGATTATAATAAAGATTAATTTTTTCTTTTAATTTTTTACTGACTGCTTTAGATGATAATAAAGCTTCTGTTTTTTCTTTTTCTGATAATGTATAAATAAACATATATTCATTTCTTTCTAAATAATAACTTAATCTTTTTTTTATAAATTTCATAATCTCTTCAAAAGTTTCTTCTATTTCTTCAGAATTATTAATTTTATTTTTAGTTATTTTTATTAATTTACCTTTGCGTGGATCATTTATTTTTGTTCTACTGTAATATAACATTTTAAAACTCCTTAAATATTAAAATATAATTTTATTTTTTTCTTTATATTTTCATTTATTAGATTACTTTTTAAAATTATATTTATTTTTTCTTCTTTAGAAACTCGAAGTATTCTAATATTTCTAAATTTTTTACCTTTTAATTTAAATGGATTTTCTATAAATAAAATAATATCTTCAAATGTTTCATCAAAACATACTAGATAACTATTCTGTGTTTCTTTTGTTAAAAGAATCTCTCCATCAGAATCACCATCATAATTTAAACAATAAATCATTCTATACTCCTAAATATTTATATATAATAAAACTTTATTTTTTATATTTTCTGGAATTTCTTTAGTATGTTTTATAATTTCACTAAAATCTTTTATACAAAGATGACTAATTTTTTGATAAAACGAAAAAGCTAGTAAAATGTTGTTAAAATCGTTTTCATCAAAATATTTAGTAATTGAAGATTTTTCAACATTTCTTAAACTATTAGTTGTATGAAATTCTACTCCAGCTTTTTCTTCATTAAAATTAAATACTAAATACATAACTAATCATCTCCAACATTAAAATAAAGTTTAATTTTATTTTTCATTTTTTCATCTATATTTTTACTGGACAAGAATACATTTATAATGTCTTCTTTATATATAGTATATGGTTTATATATTAATTCATAACGAATATCATTTTTACAAGAATTTATTACTTTTACAATATCTTCAAAATTTTTTTCATCAAATTTATAACAGAAAATTTTTCTCATCTTTTTATTTTTTTTAATTTCAATAATATATTTACCAATTCCATATTTTAATATTAAAAACACTTTCCCTCTCTTTCAAATCAAACATTATAACAAAATTTAATTTTTTCTTTTATTTTTTCATCAATCAAATTAGAATTTAAAATTAAATCTATTTTGATTTCTTTCATTATTGAAAATTTTCTTTCTTTACTAAACCTTGGTCTTTCTAAATTGTTTATATTTTCAATAAATTTTATAACTCCATCAAATGTATTTTCGAACTTAACTAACCAGTCAAATCCAGCTTCTTTAAAATCTACTAATTTATATTCATAATATTTACTTATAAGATAAATCATTTTTTCTCCTAAAAATTATAATATAGTCTTATTTTATTTTTTATTTTTTGTTCTACAAATTTTGATCTTAAAAATAAATCTATTTTTTGTTCCTTTGTTAATAATTCTCCTCTTGTATTTATAAAAAGAAAAATTTCATTTAAATTTTTAAAATTTTTTCTTGGCATTAATTGAATAGATTTATTATTTATTATTTTATGTTCCTGGTTTACAATTTCATATTCGTAATACATTTTTTCTTTATTATTTATCATAATTAATTTATACATTGTTATTTCCTTTCAAGTTGAGATAAAGTTTTATTTTTCTTTTTAAATTTTCATTAATAAATTTACAATTTAATACTTTAGATATTTTAGAATTTACTGTAAAACATGGATTATGTTCAATAAAATTAATAATAGATTCTATATTGTCTTCAAAAATATCTTTTAAATATATTAATTTATGTCTTTTATCTTTTTCAATTTCAGAATTTGGTAAAATTATATCTTTAAAAATTTCACTTCCAACTTCTGTTTCTATATAACAATAACTATATTTCATAATTTACTCCAAGTTAAAATACAATTTTAATTTATTTTTAGTATTTTCTTTAATTTTATCTGTTTCTAAAAAAGCTTCCAACATTAAATTAAAAAATTGTTTTTTATATTCATGTATTTTAAAATTTTTAATTATATCTTCTAAATTATCATCAAAATAAAAAACTTCTTTATATTCTGTAATTTTTTTAACAACTTCTTCTTCATAAAAAAAACTTTTTTCTTTATTTTCAGGAGTTTTAAATAAAAAATCTAAAACAATATATGTTCTTCCTAAATATCTTACTTTATACGTTTGATTAAATTTATCATATATACTAATAACTCTTTTGGCTATTTGTTCTGATTCTATTATTTCTATTAATTTAAACATTTTATATCTCCATTAACAACTTCACATTTTCCAAATATTTTATTTGCACTTATATTACCATTTGTTATAGTTACATCATTTTTAATATCATCACAAGTAATAGTTCCATTTGTTAATTTTATGTTATATACATTTCCGTTTACATTTATAGTTTCACAACTATCAACACTTATAAAATTTTTATCTCCATATATTTCTATTTTTATATTTTTTTCTTCTACATTCTTTAAGTTTTCTATTAAAAATTCATTTACATAAACTTTATTATTTGAAATTGTTAAATTTCCAGAAGAAATATTACTATATTTTTTTCCATTTATAACTATTTCGTTTTTTACGCCAGCGGAATTTTGTTTTTTATTTTCTTCAATTTTTTTATTAGTTTCTTTTATATTTTTTTCTTTTTTAAAAATTTCTATATTTAAAATTTTTTTTAAATAATTAAACACAAATTACCTCCAATTAAAGAATAAAAAAAAAGATATTATAAATATAATCATTAAAATAAATATTATTTTTCTATATCTTTTTATTTTTTTTGATATTAATTTATTTTTAAATGTTGTCTTTTCACTTTCTCCATAATACTCTATATTTTCTTTTAATTCATCTTTTAAATCTTGATAATCTACTACCATAATTCCTAATATAGTTGAAGTAACTAAAAGTAAAATCATAATTATTTCTTTTATTAATAAATAATGTCTCATTTTATTTTCCTTTCAGATAAAAATAGAGTGAAAAATTCACTCTATTCATCTAATTTAATTAAAGTATTTGAATCATTTTGAACTTTAGGAAGTTTTCCGTCCCATTTTTCAATCATCATCTTTTTTAATAATTGAGGAGTTAAAGAATTACTTTCAATAGCATTAGCTTTAGCTTGTAATTCTTTTTGTTTTAATTCATATTCAGCAAGTTTTACTTTATTTTCTTGTTCTACAAGCAATTTAGCTTGTTCAGCTTTAGCTTTTTCAACTGCTTGTTCAGCAACTTTTTTACCTTCTATTGCTTTTTCATATTCATCTGAAAAATCATGATTAACAATAGAAACATTAGTTACAGATAAACCATATCTTGAAAAATCATCTTTTAAATCTTCAAATATTTGTTTAGATATTTCAGCTCTTTTCGAAACAAATTCCTCAATTGTATATTTAGCAATTGTAGCTTGAACAATTTCTTTTACCCTAGGCCTAATGAATCTATTTTCATATTTTGTTCCAAAAGCTCTGTATAGTTTCTCTGGATCTGGAATGTTAGCTTGAACTGAAAATTCTAATTTAATTGATTGCATATCTTTAGTTGAAACTTCTAATGTTGTATCCTGCTCTTCAGTTTTCCCAAATATATATGCTCTTTCTCTAGTTTCTAAGAATACTTTAGATTGTATCAAAGGAAGTTTAAAGTGCAATCCTTCTCCTTCAACTTTATCTAATTTTCCATTTGTGCTAACAATAGCTACTTCTCCAGTATTAACAGTGTAACAGTTTGTTAATCCTGTTCCTAAAATTAATACAAATAATACTCCAAATAATATGTGTTTTAGTTTAATATTCATTTTTTCTCCTTTAAAAAAATATTTTTATTTTAACAATTTTGAATCTAATTCTATGATAATCAATTTCTTCTAATTTTTTAATTTTTAATAAAATTTCCATCTCTTTTTTAAATTTCTTAAATATTTTTATTAATATTTTTTTTTCCGTTATGATTATAATACTAACTAATAAATTTAATTTTATTTTTATCTTAATAAAATCAAAAAATAAATAAAAAAAAGAAATTATTAAAAAAATAATAATTAAAAAAATAATTGTAAATAATTTAAAAATCATAAAATCTATCTACCTTTTTAATACTTGTTACTTCTATATGATTATCTTGAATAAAGATATATTTAAATTTATATATATTTCTTAATTCTTCCTCAACTTCAATTCTTATAATTGAATTTAATAATTCTTCTTTATAATTTTTTGTATTATAAATAGAATATCTTGAATTCTTTTTGTAAATGCAAAAAAAATGCTCATAATATTTATTTTTATATTTAAAATAACATGAACCTGTAATTTGAAAAGTTATATTTTTAAAAGAATAAAATAAATCACTTATAATAGTGGCTAATAATAATAAAATTATATAATTCATATTTTTGCCTATTATATATGACAATCCAAAACAGTTATATAATGTTCTGGATATTCTTTTTGTAATTCTTTTAACTTTTCTATTACAGGGCCTTTTTTTGAAGTTTCAAACATTTCTTCTCCATCTGGCCAAACTATCCATTCTATACCAGATAAATTATAATTTTTATATTTATCAATAAAATCTTCTTTAGTTAATTGTTGTGATTTTATTATTTCTCTATAATTTTCAAAATCAATTTCTTCTTCTCTATTTTTACAAATATAATTTTTATCAAATATTTTATCCCATATTTTAGAAAAATATTTAATAAATCCAGTATCTTCAAAATTTAAATCTTTGAATTTAAAACTTGTAATAACTTCATTATTTTTATTACTTAACGTAAGCCTCCAACGTTCACCAATTACACACCAATCATAAAAACTATTAGGATTATTTAAATATCCATATTTTTCACCATTTTCTGTTTCATGAGTTTCATAACCAAATTTTTTATCTGCATAAACAGAAAGGCCGGGATATCTTTTTAAAAAATTTTTTATTTCAAAGCCAAACTCACCATTATCTTTTTTTATTTGATTTAATTCTGCGTTGTATTTTTCAATTACTTCGTCTGTGTAATCTTCTAGTTCGAGATATTTTTCGCTACATTCAGAATATTTCTCCATTTTTTCATAAATTGTATCTTCAGAATTATCTTCTGAAATCAATAAACAACCAAAGTGCATGATTCCCCCTTTTTATAATATAAATTTTATTGTTATGAATTCTTTTAATATAGCAAAATGATATTTAGATTCAACATATTCAATATTAGGTTTGATAAAACTTTTTAGATATAATTTAGTGTTTTTGTTAAAACAAATACAATAACTTCTAAACATATCTTTTAATTCTTTATATGAAATATTTTTTATTTCTATTCGAAAACCTTGAAAATGTCTATTAATATAATCAAAATCATTCATTTCTTTAATTTTATTAAGTTCATCAAAAAAGTTTTGTTTTTCTATATTTTTATTAGATATAAAAATATTATGAGATAAAATCTCTAATGATTCTTCTAATGTTTTATTTTTATTTTTTTCAATATTAAAGTTGATTTCAAAAAATATTTTTTTAATTTTAGTGTTATTAAGTTTTTCTAAACTTCTATCTTCAACTTTATAATCTATTAACTTTAAAATTTTACCAGAAGTCGTAAAAGAAAATTCTTTTTTAAAAAATTTTTTTAATAAAATATCAGACAATCGAGATAAGATTAAAAATTTAGATATACTTTCATTTGCTAATACTTGAGTTTCTACGATATCAAATTTTACATTTAATGCTTTAATTTTAATTTCTTTATTGAAGATATCATAATTTTCATTAAATTTAGATATTAAATATGTTTCATTAAAGCAATCTTGTTTTGGTAATTTTCCATTTAAATCATCTCTAATTTCTCCTTTTTTATTTAAATATTTTTTAATTTCTTTATCAATGAATTCTTTTAAATATTTTTCGTTTATCATTATCAACACTCTTCTTGAAATAACTGAATTAAATTTTCAAATAATTTTTTATCATAATTGTAGTAAAATTCTTCTTCTTTATTTTTATCATTTTCAATTGTTTTATTTATATTTATTAATACATCTTCTAATTCTGTTATTAATTCTGGATATCTTTCACATGATTCTTTAAAAAGTTTTTCATTGTTTTCTTTTTCTTTTCTTAAATTTAAAATTAATTCTTTTTCTTCTTTTGAAAGATGAAATTCATTTTTATCATAATCATCTAATCCAAGAATATAAGATGGATTTACTTTATATATTTTTGCTAGTTTATTTATATTATCAATTGGTATATTTGTAATATTTGCATTTTCATATTTTAATATTGTAGAAGAAGTTATATTTAAAAAATCAGCCACTTTCTTTAATGATAAATTATTTTCAATCCTTAGTGCTTTTAATTTATTCGCTATTTCTATTTCTTTTAATGTTGCTTTTTTCTTTTTTCTTGAAAAGTTAATATTATTTAAAAGTTCTTTTATATCAACTTGTAAAATTTCAGATAAAGGAATTAATTTATCGATTCCCATATTTTTTATTTCTTCATTTTCATATCTTGAGATTGAACTTTCTGAAACATCAAGTTTTTTAGCAATATCTTTTAAAGAAAGATTTAATTCTTTTCTTCTTTTTTTTATTATTTCTCCTATATTCATAATTATTCCTCTCTAAATCTTAATAAATTTTCAGTTGATTTTAGTTTTAATTCTTCTTCACTATCGGCAAGTTCATCATACCAATCAATATAATCAAATAGTTTCTTTAATTCATTTGAAAAGTTAGTATTTATTTCAGCTTCATTATGCATAGATTCATTTTGTTTAATTTCATCAAGATAACAATTATATAATTCTTCTAATTTTTTAGTATATATTCCAGTAATTTTAGCTTCATTTAAGAAATGAATCCTTTTATTTTTTAAAGCTATTTCTATTAAAATTTCTTCTTTTGATTTTTCTTTAGTTTCTAATTTTTTCATTTTTTCTCCTTTTATCTATTTTTAATAAATTTAATTTGTTCTAATAATTCTGGATATTTTAATTTAAATTCTTTTACTCTTTTAAATTCTTCTATTGAATATTCTTCTCCATTCATCAGTTTTTCAATTATTTTTGGTACATCACGATAAAATTCAGATATTTTTTTTAGATCAAACATTTTTAAGCTCCTTATTAATTCTTTTAATATCTATAAAATCAGAGATTGATAAACCTCTAGCTTCATACGGATATTTTTTCTCATAAATCCAATTATCGCAATTTAATCTAAAATTTTCGATTATATCTGACATATTTAAAAGTTTATATTCTAAATCTTTTAAATTTTTTATTTTATTATTTTCAGTAAATGTTTCTTCTTCTCTTTCATAAAAAATATTAATTGAATAAAAGTTAAATCCATTCTTATCTAAACAATTACAATAAGATAGTTGTAAAAAAGGATTCAAATTATCAAATTCTTTTTTCCAATGATAATTTATTTTTTCTTTAAAAAATATAAAGAGTAGATCGGCTAGATAATCATTTTTTAAATCTTCTTTAATTTCTAAATTTTCATCAAATATAATTAAATTCCATTTTGGAGTACTAATTTTATATTCTAATGAAAATTTTAATTTGTTTAATTCTTTTAAACATTCTTTTATAGTTTTCACAACACCACCTCATAAAAGCTTTCTGTAAAAATATCTTTTAGATTTTTATTTATAAGAATAAATATTTTAGGATTTTTAATAAAATATGAATCTGTATATAAATATTGAATTTCATTTTTTAAATAAGATTTATGTTTAGCAAATAATATTGCATAACATTCTTTTAATTGCATATATTTTTTTATACTTAATTCTGGATATTTAAAAATAATACAATTAATAAAGAAACCATTTTTTAAAAAAAATCTTCTTTTTTGATATTTAAATTGTTTTCCTATTATTTTTATAAAATCATTTTCCATATTTTCTCCTAAATATAATTTTTTATATCTAATTTTTGATAAGTTATTTTATTTATTTCTATTGTTTCTATATTTCCTTTAGGTATTCTTTCTTTTAAATAAACAACTGGTAATTCATCTAAACTATCAAATCTGTCTTCATTAAAATTTAAAAATAAAGATTTTTTAAATTTAAAAAATGTTTTTACATAATGAATATCGTCTTCATCTTTTGTTTCTTCAGCTTCTTTTAAATATTCATTAATTTTATTTTTGTTAAGTTCATTTATTTCTTCTAATGTATATTTATTTGAATATTTTATCGAATCAATCATTATATTTAATTCATAAGGTTTTAAACCTAAATTTTCTAATTTTTTATTTTTTTGATAACCGCAAGTTACTATAAATCTTTTTTTATTTTTATTTTTTAAGTTTACAATTAATTCATATTCCATTTCATTTTTTAAATAATTATTAATAGTATTTTCATATTCATCATTTCCAAGAGTTAATGATAATTCTTCAATAAGATAAGCATTAATATTATATTCATTTAAATAATCTAATAAATCTTTTAATGAGAAATCATAATTGTTATTTTTATCATATTCTTTCAATTGTTTTAGTAAAAGTTCTTTATCTGTTTCTTTACAAATATAATTTTCAATAATTTCTATTGCCATTTTTTTATAAAAGAGTTTATAGACTTCTTTAAATGGCATTTCTTCATTATTTTTAATAATTTTTCTAACTTGTTCATTATATATATTTATTAAATTTAAATCTCTAGTTAATTCAAATTGTTTTAATGTTTCTATTCTTCTTATTATATTCAATAAATTATCTGTAAATTTTAAATTTAAAAATCTTTTTTCCATAAAACTCCTTTATAAAAAAAGGAACTATTTTAAGTTCCTTTTACGAATTATTAAATTACGAATTATATTAAAACGAAGTATTATTTTGTTCCAGTACTTCCAAATCCACCTGTTCCTCTATTTGATTCTCCAATATTATCTGTTATTTCCCAAGTTATTTGTTCTACTCTATTTAAAACCATTTGTGCAATTCTCATTCCAGGTTCAACTATAAAATTTTCTTTTCCTAAATTAGTAAGAATAACTCCAATTTCTCCTTTATAATCAGCGTCTATTGTGGCTGGTGTATTTAACATAGTTAATTGATTTTTCAAAGCAAGTCCGCTTCTTGGTCTTAATTGAATTTCATATCCATCTGGAATATCTAATTGTAATCCAGTAGGTATTAATTTTGTTTCTCCTGCTTTTAATTCTATTGGTTCTTTATTATAAGAATAAATATCAGCCCCAGCTGATAATTCTGTTCCATATTTTGGTAAATTTAAGTCATCTTTCTTTAATACTCTTATTTTTACTTTGTTCATTTTTTTATTTCTCCTTTATTTGATTATTTATTAAATTTTCCATTTTTTTATTTATATTTTCTTCTTGATTTTTAATAAAATCTTGAAGTTTTTTAATTTCTTTTTCTGCAAATTCGTAAAAATCTTTATATGAATTAAGATTGCATATTTCAATTAATAATTTTTTATAATCTTCAGTTGTTATTTTTTTATTAAAAAAATCTTCTTTTATTTTTTTGAATTTTTCATTATCTATCATATATTCACCTCTATAATTTTATTTCTATTCTGTCATAGTCTTTTTGTTCTTTTATTCTATCTAAAGAATTTTTACTACTAGTATAATATTCGCAACAAGTTCTTCTTGCTTCACAATAATCGCAATTATTTTCATAGAAGTTTTTTATTTGAACTTTATTTTGAATAATAGAAATAATTTTCATCAATTCTAAATCTGGAAAAGAATGGTCAAAATCTTTAAAATAATAAACAAGTCTTTTCATAGTAAGAGGATTATAAACTATGATAGAATTAATTGCAAACCAATTATCTAAAAAATATTTATTATATTTTGGTTCATTTAATTGTTTATTAAAATAATGAAATAAGTTAGAAATCCAAAAATATTTTTGTTTCATTTCTTCGGCAATCATGAATGGCGACATTAAAATAATATCAGCTAAATTATCTCCTATTTTATTTAAACTAAGTATATGATAGTCCATATTAAAGTTAGTTTCTGATAATTCATTAAAATCTATTTTTGGAAGATTATTTATTATATAAGGATTTTTCATTTCATTTATTCTTTTTTTTAAATAATCACTTATTTTTATTTTTATTTTAAAACAATTATCAAAAGAATTTTCTAAATCTTTATCTAAAAATAAATTAATTAAATTTTCTAGATTGTTGAATATATGTTGTTTTACTTCATCATAATCTTCTTGTTTTATAGTAAGATTAGATGCTAATTTTTTATTATTAATAATTGTTTTTTCTGTTATTAAGATTGCTATTTTTTTTAATTGAGAATAATTTACTTTTTTTTCTTTAAATAAAGTTTGAAACATTTTAAAAAAAATAGATTTATAAATTTTATATTTAAGTAAATCATGTTCAACAAAGCTATTAGGTATTCTAAACATTTCGTTTTTACCACTAACTTCATTTCTTAAATCAAAAACAGAAGTTCTTTTCATGGATAACATACCTCTTTGTTGACATTTATAAAACTTAACTAAATTAATATCATTTATTGTAATATCAGATTTCATTATTTTCCCACTTTTCATAAGAATTACAATCTTTGCATTTTTCTTCTTTTTTTATTTCTTCTTCTTTATAAAAGATTTTTTTAATTATAAAATTTATAATTCCTTTTAAAAATACACTAACTATTAATAATAAGATTATTTGGAAAATTATTTTAATATTTATTAAATAATATATTCCTAATCCTAAAATTAATATTTGAATTATATCTCCAACAGTTTCATTTTTTTCATTTTTTTCACATACATTTTTTAATCTAACAATTAACATAAAAACTATAATTACAAAATATAAAATTTTTAAAAACATAATATTCTCCTTTTATTTTTTTCTAATTATAATTTTTATTTTATTAACTTTCAATTCCGCCAGCGTAATTAAAAATAAAAGAGGAAGAATTAATCTTCCTCAATTTTTCTCTTGTTTTATATTTACAATATCAAATGTATTTCCAGAGTAAAAATTTTTAAAACTTTCGCTAAGTTGCTCAGTTAATACAAAATGATATTTTTGTATATTGCTATTTAAATTTTTATCATAAGAAAAATAACCATCCGTAATATTTATAACTTCTATTGGTTCTTTATATCTTTCATTAAGATATTTATGAAATTCAGTTACATCTGTTCCACCAGTAGAATAAACTCCTTTTTTTGCAAATTCTTTTATATCACTTATATCTTCAAAGTAAGTTTTATTTTTTTTAATATCATTGTTACTCCAATAAATAATATCAAATAGATAATCTTTCTTTTTTTTATTTAATCCATATAACATATTTATAAATAGATTTAAATCTTGTTCAGAAATTGATCCAGATACGTCTATTCCTATTATTAATTTATATCCATTTGTTTTTAAATTACCTTTGAAGACAATTTCAGAACCTTGTTTTTTTCTATGAAGTTTTTTATATGATTTTTCTGTATTTTTTCCTAAAGCTTTTGTTATTATTCTTTTTAATTTTAAAATATTTAAAAAATAATCTGGTTTAATTGAATCTGCTTTTCTTTCAAATAATCCAGATTCTGCTGTTGAATAACTTTGACTTTTTAATTCATTTTCCACTACTTCTATTTTATTTTTAAATATTTCTTTAATTGAATTTTCTGAAAGATTTTTATTTTTTTCATTTTTAGGTTCACTAATTTTGGATAAACTATGTTCATCCATTTTTAAATTTTCTTCATTTTCAGCATTGTTATTTTTATTATTACCATTTTTATCTTTGCCATTATCATTCGATGGACTATTTTTTTTAGTTCCATTATTTATTAAAAATTTCATTAATTTAATATCAGTCCATTGTTGTCTTAATTCTTCTTCTTTTGGTAGTCCAGAAATATTATTAAAATTACAAAGTTCTGATATAGAATCATAACTTATTCCTTTTATATTTTTATTTTTTAATTGCTGATATACATGTTCTCCTATTAGTTCATTACAATAAGCATTCACATAATAATCTTGAACTATATTTGAAAGTTCACTATATCCATCTTTATCAAATTCTTCAAATCTTTGAAAATGATAAAAATAATTATGTAGAAGTTCATGAAAAATCAAATATAAAAATTCTTCAGCTGTGAAATTTTTCTTTTCCATCTTTTCAAAATTTAAAAAAATATCTATTCTTTCAGAATCTATATTTAATTTAGTATAAGCTAAAGCAAATTTATGTTCTTGTTCTACATTTTTAATTTCACAAATTGAAATTAATAAATTAATAAAAAAAGGAAATTTATTTCTATAAGCTAAGAATAATTTATCAAGTAATTCTCTTTGTCCTATGCTTTTTTTTAAATCAAATTCAAAATTTTGATCTGCTATTTTTACAATCATTTTTTACTCCTATTTATTTTTATTTCAACAGTGCATATTGTGTCATTATGCCAACCACCATGAGGAACAAGTAAAATCTTTTTTTTTAAAAAACCATAAGATGCTCCAATCCCTCCACTATTCCAACCAAATGTAATAACTTTTCCTCCAATTTTCAAAATCCTTGAAATTTCTTTTTTATGATTTGCCCAAAATGAAGCTTTTGTCATATCTTTTGTTACATTATATCCAAAATTGTTGTAACATTCACTTACTTGTCTAGGAGAATATGGTGGATCATAAAGAATACCATCAATTGATTCATCTTTAAATAATTTTAAAAAATCTAAAGCGTCTAAATGATAATTAGTATCAAAATTAGGATTTAGATCATTAGTAATAGTTGCAATTTTATTTTTATTTGCGAAAGGATCTATCCATATTCCTTCGTTTTTTTCTAATAGAATTAAATCTTTTATTGGTTTTATAGAAAAGGTATTTTTGTTAGGCATTGCCCATTTTCTCTCTATAATCATTTTATTTTTATCTCCTTAAAATAAAAAAAGGTAGAATAATTCTACCTTTTTAATTTGCTTTTAAATTTGCTGAATCCATTATTTCTTGACATAGTTTTGAATATTCTTCATCTTTAGAATCAACCATATCTCCTATTCTATCAATTATATCTAAAAATTTAGACATTAATTTATTTGAAATAGAACTATCTTTTTCTGACATTATTTTTATTTTTGATTTTAAATCAGAAATTAAAGAAACAGCTAATATTTGATCATTTCTAAAAACGAAAAGAATATCTTTTAAATTATCAAGTAAATAATTTTTTTCTTTTGTTAAAGTTTCATTTAAAATAAAAGTTTTAGTTCTTATTTTTAATTCAGTTAACATTTCTTCTTTATCTATTACTTTACCTTTTTTATTTTTTATTTCTTTTCCTTCTTCTAAACCTTTTCCTTGGATTATTTCTTTATGTATATCTATTTCTTGTAATTGTTTTAAAAGGACTAATTTATTTAATAATGCTGATTTGGTCTTAGTATTAAAGAAATATTCTCCATAAGATGAAATATCATTTCTTCCTTCATCATAAGAATTTATTCCTAATTTATTCCATCTATTATTTAATAAATTCCAAGAACCCAATTGAGTATCTTGTTCAAGTTCTTTAGAAGCTTTATCATGATTAACTATATCTGACATAGGTAATAATTCCATACATTCAGTTAATACACTATTATAATTTTTTTCTTTTATAAAATCTATAATATCTTCTTTACAAGGAATATATTCAATGAAAATTTGTCTTCTTCTTAATGCTGAATCTGAAAAATCAAAATTTGTAATATATTGTTCTCCATAATTTGAACAAGCTAATACTCTCATGTTGTTTACTTTTATTCCATTTATTCTTCCTTCTAATAATCCAAATAGTAATGGAGCAACAGAAGAGTCAGCACGAAGAATCTCATCAAATAAAATTAAATAAGTTTTTTGTGGATTATCTATTATTTCTTGAAATACTCCCATATTAATTAGTTCAACAGTTTTTTCTTCTTTATCTTCATTTCCAAATAATTCATCTTTTTTTTTAATTGTTTTTACTATCGGTAATCTAAAATCTTCAGATGAAACACCTTGAAGTCTTAATATTTTTAGTTCATCTATTCCTAATTCTTTTATATTGACTAATTCTTCAGCAATAGTTGTTTTACCAGAACCAGATGGGCCTATTAAATGAATACTAGTGAAAGGTAACATAGTTCCTATTTCTTTTAATAATTCTTTCTTTTCCTTTATTATTATTTGTCCATAATCTCCTACCATTTTTTACTCTCCTTTATAATTTAAAATTAAATATTAAAAAAAAGAACATTTTTTTTATGTTCTTTTAACAATTTATTTTCATATTTATTTACATTTTTCCAAATATATACTATTTTGTTTTCATCTCCAAATAACTCGTTATTATTTCTAATTAAATATAATTTATTCTTAAAAAATATTAAATTATATTCAATAGAATTTTCTGTTTTGTTTATTTCAATTGAAATTTTTTTGATTATTGTTAAATTTTTATAATTTATTTCTTCCATATTATAAAAATTACCTAGCTTTATATTAATATCAGAAGAAAATAAATATTTTTCTTTTGTTAAATTAAAACCTCTTTTTACATTAGATTCATTTGAAAATTTATATTTCAATAGATTGTATGGATAAAATTCATTATTATTTATATCATAAAACAACCCATCAAATATTATTTTATTTTTATCTATTTTTAAAACTTTGTTTTCACATATTGTTTTTATTTTTACAATTAATTTTTTATTATTATCGTATATTTTTATAAAATATTCGTTATATATTGTAGAAATAATAATATAAAATCTTTTAGTTTGTTTAAAACAAATAATACGTTCTAACAACATATTTTCAAAATAAAAATTATTATAATAATTGATTTTTTCCAATTTTTTATTAAAAAAATGAACTTCAGAATAATCTTCTTTATATAAAGCGTAGACATTTAAGACTTTTTTGAAAGCTATTTTATATTCTGGTTCAAACATTAATTTAAATAATTTCTTATCTACGTTTTTTGTTTTTTTTGAAAAGATTACTTCAAAATTTGATTTAATATACATTTTATTAGTGAAATTATCAAAATAAATATTAGTTTTTAATTCATCTATAATAACTATATATGAATTTTTTTCTTTTAAATTTACTTTGTATTTATTAAAAAATAAAAAAATTAAAAATAAATTTTTACTTTCCTTCAACCATTCTAATTCAACTAATGTTTCAAATTCAAAGTTTTCACTTATGTTTTTTTTTATATAAAAATATCTTTTTTTTATATTAAATAAAAAATTAAAATTTTCTATTTTTCTTTCATCTTTTAAAACCAGGATATTTTTAATTTTCCATTTTTCATATTCTTTTTTTAAGTTTCTTATTTTTTTTATTAAATTATCATAAAACATTTTAATCTCCATTATATATTTATTAATAAATTGTTTTTTTTATTTTCTTTAATTAATTCATTAAAATTGTTCATAAGTTTTTTATAAATTATTTTATTGTTTTTTCCTTGAATTAATTTAGAATCTTTATTAACAATAAAAAATTCACAATTTAAAAATACTCCAATCAAATTGTATTCGTTTTTAAAATCTAAAAAATATATTTTTTTATCAAAGTTATAAAATGAACAATTTATATCTCCATTTAATTCTTGTTTATTTTTTAATCTTAAAAATGTATTATTTTTTATTTCTTTTATTTCATATCCATTAATTAATGTAATATTAGATGAATTTTTTTCAATTATATTTGAAATATCTATTTTTATTTCATTTACATTTTCATCATATAAAATAACTCCATCTTTAATGAAATATCCATAATATTCTTTATTGTTATATATAAATTTAGAATGACTTAAAATTTTAATTTTTTTATTTTTCAAAAAATTCACTTCATCTATATTATATTTTAATTTTTCAACATTTTTATTTTTTTCATAATAGATTGTATTTTGTTTATCTGGATTTAAGTTTAATTCTTTTATGTTATTTTTAATAAAAGTTAAATCTTTAACGAATGGTTCCAAATCATCATCAAATTTTGAAAAAATATTATTTTTTAAACTATAAAAAATAGTTTTATTTTTAATATTTACCTTAAAAACATTTTCATTTTCTTCATTTATGAAAAAATTAATTATATCTTTATTAATTTTTTTAAATTTTTTAAAATATTTTTTTTCATTTGTTATATATAATTTTTTCTCAAATTTATCCGTTATATAATAATAATTTATTAAGTCACTATTATTTAAAAAATGTCCAGATTTTTCATCATAAAAAAAATAAAAATAATCTTTTTTAATATAAATTAGATCGTTTCCAATTTCACTACTACTTGGATAGCTTAAATTTTTATTTATTTTATAAGAAATATTTATGAATAATGAAAAAAGACATTTTTTTATATTTAATTCAAATTTTTTATTATTCTTATACATTCTTTCAATATCATATTTTAAATCCGAGCCAAGATCTTTAAAAATTATTTTTATATTTTTAGTATAAAATTCTATTTTATCTTCTTTTCTTAATTTTTTAATTTTGTAATTTTCTATATTTTTATTTTCTTTTTTTATTATTTCTATATTATTTTTCATAAAATATTTAAAATCTTCTATTATTCTATAGAAAGCTTCATTATAGCCATCTGGAACGTTCTTAAACATTTTTTCTCCTTCCTTAAAAATTAAATATCATATTACATTTATTGTTTTCCTTTTCTAATAAATCTCTATTATTTATTAATTTTTTATAAATTACATTTATATTTTTTCCTTTTAACAATTCAGAATTTCTTTTTAAAATAAAAAATTCTGAATCTAATATTATTCCAATTAAATTAAACTCATAGTTTTCATAAATAATATCAAATTGTTTATTAATACCATCATAAATAATTACTTCACAGTCTTTATTTCTGTATTCGTAACAGTTATCAAGTTTTTTTATATTCATATTTGTATTATTTTTAATTTCCACTATATCTTTATAGTTGATAAAATTAAATATATTATTTCTATTTTCTTCTTGATTTATTTCTATTGTTTTAATTTTTTCTTTTTCATTATATAAATCTAAAATATTATTATCTTGAAGACAATAACATTTTTCTCCTTTGTAAGTATAAATATAATGATTTTTATTTATTTTTTTTCCATTAAAAAAAAGATTTTTTTCAGCATAATGATAAATAACATCAAATGGTCCATTTTTATAATAATCTATTTCATAATTAATACTCATATCTGTTATTTGTTTTAACATTAATTCAAGATTATCTTTATCTATTTTTAATTCATTAAAATTAATATCAAAATTCAATACTTTTTTATTAGCATAATTATAAAATAAAGTATTATTTTTATTTTTAATTAAGTACAATTCATTTTTTTTAGATATTAATAAATCTATTTTCTCATTTAATTTTTCTTTATTTATTTTTTTATATTTTTTTATAATTTCTTCTATATTTATATTATTTTTATCTATTTTATTAAATAAATCATTATAAAGAAAAATTAATTTAGATAATTTTTTGTCAACTATAAATTTTCCGCTTTTTAAATCATATAAAAAATAAAATGAATTATTTATATCTATAACTTCAATAGGATTTAAACTAATTTGTCCAGTTGTAAACATTTGTACTTTAATATTTTGACTTTTATAAATATTAAGAAACATGTAAAATAAATATTTTTTTATTTCTTTTTTTACTTTAAATTTATAAAGTTTTTTATAATTATTAAATTTTTCAAAGAAAAGTTTAATGTCAAAATAATAGTAATAATTTTTAAATGTTATTTCTAAATTTTCTAAATATAAAGTTTTTTTCTGATACTTATTTGAATTAACAACTTTAAAACCTTCTATAAATTTCTTTTTTTCTTTTATAATTATATTTTTTTTAAATTCTTTAAATTCATTTATTATCGTTTTAAATTTTGATTTATATTCATCATCATAAAGATAACACATAACAACTCCTTAAAAATTATTTTTAAAAACACATTTATTATTTTCTTTTATCACTTCTTTCATATTATTCACTAAATTTTTATAAGTTTGTTTCATATCTTTTTCATCAAAAAGGTAAAAATCTTTTTTAACTATATAAATTTCGTTATTTAAAAAGAAAATCCTATCATATTTACTTGGTATAATTGAAAATTTCATTTGTTTTTCATTCATATAACTATAATATACTAAATATAATCCAGTATGATTTATTATTTTCTTTATTTGATTTCCAAGCAAAAGAAATGAAGTACCTTTTGATATTTGTACTTCATTGTTTTCTTTTATTAATTTAGATTTTGAATGTAATATTATAGGTTCTTTATTTTCTTTCAATAATATTAAATTATTATTATCTATATCTTTTATTAATGAATATTTAACATTATTATATTTTATTGAATTTTCAATAAGTTTAAATTTATTGGAATTAATAATTTTATTTATAATCATATTATTAAATAAGACATATCTTAAATTATTATAAACAAATATAAGAAATTTTCCATATGTACCAATTATAATTTCATCTTTTTTTATATCATATAAGTTTAAATCAGTTTCTTTTAAAAAGAACTTTATTTTTGAAATTATATAATCTGGAATATTATGATTCTTATTTAATTGTCTTAAATTAACTGAATATTTATTTGTTTTAATATTATAAAAGAATCTTTTTTCTTTATATTTGAAACAAAATAAATCTTTTTCTTTTGAATTCAAATAAAAATCCATTTTTTCAATTAAAAGTTTTTTATTTCTTTTGTTCAAAAAAACTTCTTCAAGAATATAAGAAAAGTTAAAATCTAGCTTTAAAAATTCAATAAATTTTTCTGTTAATTCAGAATCTATAAATTTTCCATCTGAAGTAATATATAAATACAAATCACTTTCATTATCTTTTATTTTTAGAAAATTGTCATATATTTTATTTACATAACCATTACAAAATAAAAAATAAAAAAATAAAAAAACTTTATATTTATATTTATTGTTCAAATATCTTTCTGCACTATAAAAATAACTATTTTTAATTAAATATTTATTATCTATTTCATCTTTATTCGCTTTAATAGAATAGTTATTATAATGTATAGAAATATATTTTTTACCTACATTTATTTGATTTATTTTATTTTCTTCTCTTTTTTTTATTGTTAATTTACTTTTGAATTCTTTAAATTCTTTGATTAATTTATTCATAAAAGTATTGTATTTTTCAGAAAGATTTTTTAACATATTTTTCTCCTTAAAAATTAAGCATAAATTTACATTTATTATTTTCTTTAATTAGCTCATTAAAATTATTAGATAAGTTTTTATAAGTTTTATTTTCATCCAATAAATCTAGAAGTTCAAAATTATCTTTTATTATATATATCTCACTGTTAAACATTATCAGAATAGTGTTATCTTTATGTTTTGTTAAAATAGTAAATTTCAAATCTTTTTTTTCTAAATTTTTATAGTATCTAAATTCAATTTCTGAATTGTTTTTTATTTCTAAAATTTCATTTTTTATTTTTATTATATTTGTGCCTCTATTAAAATTATAAATATAATTGTTATATCTTGAAAAATCTCCATTTATATGAAAATTTAATACTTTTTCATTTTCTTCATCAATTAAAACTAAATCATTATGAACATTTTGATTTTTATCATATAAAGAATAATATTTTTTATTTTTATAAGTTATTTTTTCGTTATAATTTTTTAAATAGAAATCTTGTTCTGGAGTTAATTGTTCGTGAATGAAAAAATTTTTAAAGAAAGAATAATTATTTCCTAAATAAACAAAAGTAGAAAAATCATTACTTTGTTTTATTAAGATTTGATTTTTTTTATCTTTATTTAATTTTATTTTTTCTAAAAAGATTTCAATTCTTTCTTTTAATTTATTTTGAAAATGATTATTTAATCCAAAAAAAGTCTTATATTTTACATTGTAAAAAAAAACATAATTATTTTTTTCAAAATACTGAAATTCTATAATTTCTTCTTTTTCAGTTTCTTTTGCAAATTCATATAATTTATTAATTTTTTTCCTGCTTTTTATAATATCTTCTGAACTTTTAAAAGAAAATAATTCTTTTGAATATAGATCTATTATTTTATCTGTATTAATATTAATTATTTTTCCATTTGATTTTATATAAAAACTAATTTGATTCTTAGTATCTTTTATTCTCATAAAATCTTCATTTATTTCAACTGCATAATCTCTATAAATTAGAAAAAATAAAAAAAGAAACAATTTATGCTTCTTTTTATTTTTTTCAAGAATTGGATATTTTATAGAATTAGAAAATTTTTTTTCCAAAGTGTTTATTATTTTTCTTTTTATTCTATAATTATAGAAGTTTATAATTACATAGTTTTTAGTTTTTAAAAATTCAAATTTATTATTGTTAACATTTTTACTTATTTTAAAAAAAGTATAAAATTCTTTAAATTCTTCTAATATATTCTTAAAAAAAATTTTTATTTTTTCATCCTTTTTTAACATACTAACCTCTTTTATATTATATATTTAATAAAAATTTAATTTTATTATATTCTTTTTGAAGCTCATTTTTATTATTTTTTAATTTCTTATATAAATCTTTTTTATTTTTAAAATTAATAAATTTAAATCCATCAGTTACTAAATATATTTTATTCTCAAATATAATAACATTAAATTTATAATCAATTTCTTTGTCTACTGAAACAAATTTCTTATCAATAAAATTAACTTTTGTTGAGAAGGAACGCATTTCCAATTCAAATTTAAATCCAGTATCATTTTCTATTATATAAAAGTTATTTTTATTTATTAAAATATTATTTTTATAATATATTTTAAAAATTTTGTTATAATTACAACTTCTATCATCATTTATTTTTTTTAATTTATAAATTTTTTTATTAAAAAAATAATAATAATCATATTGGTGATAATCAAATAAAAACAATTCTTTTTCATTATTTGTTTCTATTAAATCTAATTGATTAATATACATATTTTCTGGAAAATTATTATATTCTATTAAATTACCAGTTTTTATATTTAATTTTAATAATTTATTATTTGTTCTAATTAATAAATAAAAGCCTTTAATATAAAAAAACATATTTTTATCTTTTATACTTTTTAAGATATCAATATTCTTAATTTTAAATTCATATTTATCTCCATTATCAAATAAAAATGCTTTTTTCTTTTTATAATTTACAAAAAATAAAAATGTATTTGATAATTCTTCAAAGTTATCTTTATTGAATAATTCATATTTTTCATCCATTAAGTCATTAAAAAATTTAATTCTTTTTCTTTCAATAATAATATAAATACAATTTTTCATATATATTTTAAAAAACTCTATTTTATTTATTAGTATTTTTTTAGTTTTAAGATCATAAAAAATATCATTTTCAAATATATTTTTAAAAAAAAGATAATTTTTTTCAATTATAAATTTTTCAGAATTTTCTATTAAAAAGATTATGAATGCCATTTGTTTTAAATTGTAATCATAGAATACATTTATTTTTTCTTCAAATAAATCTTTTATTCTTGTTTTCTTTTTGAAATTTTTTAAAGAAATCATTAGTTTTTTATTTTTAATAAAAATAATAAGTAAACTCTTGTTTTGAACATAATCTATTTCTAAATGTTTTTCTTCATCATTATCTAAAATAACATAATTTTCTTTAAACTTTTGAAATTCTTTTTTAAACATTTTATTTCCTTTCTTTATATTGAAAATAGTTTAATTGTAAATTTACAATTTTTAATATTTCTTTTTTAAAATTTCTATAATTATCCATAAAAGTAAATTCTTTTTTAGATAAATAAATATAAATAATTTTAAAATTTTTTCTTTTAATTTTCATACTAATATCTTCTTTATTTAATTTTTTATAAGAAGTAATTTCTAATGTTTCAAAACGATATTTTTTTTTGTATTTATATTGAATTCTTACAATATATTTATATCTAAATAAATTCATACTAACCACCTTTTTTGTGCTTGTTTGTTTTAAGATAAATACAATAATGCGTAAATAAATTTTTTTAATTAAATAAAAAAAACCAGCAGATTTCTCCGCTGGCGTAATTTATTTATTATATATAAAATCATATAATTCTTTACAAACTTTTTCTATATTTTCTAAATTATATTTTTCTGGGTTCATAAAATCATAACTACAGTCAAATCCAATATAATATTTATTTTCAAAACAATCAAATGGAATTATTCCAGAAAAAGTTGGTTCTAAACCATATAAAATTTCAGAATGGAAATCTATTTCATCATAGTTTTTGTAATAATATTTATTATCTTTTGTTACTTCTACATAACCACATAAATATGGTTCATCCTTCATTTCTGTTTTTACTTCTCTAATAATTATATTTTTTCCATTTATTTTAAAATTTTTTACTATCTTCATTACTATCTCCTTTTCTATATTATAAAATATTAATTTTACTTATTTTTAATAGATTTTTACTAAATACTATACCAATAAAAAAACCAGAAGAATTAACCTCTGGTTTTTAAAAATGGTATATATCTATTTTAAATTTTAGGAAGGACTATTATAATTCTTCAGAAAAAACTTTTAATTTAAAAGTTCCATTTTTATAGTTAATAATTCTAAAGAAAAAAGTATCTTTTATATCATTGAGTAAATATTTATTTTGCATTAATAACAATTCTTCAAAACTATTAAACATAAATTCATCAACAAAATTTACTTTTTTCATTAAAATCACTCCTATTCTTTTGTGCTTGTATGGTATTACAAGTTATTTTTTTAATTTATATAATTAATTGTATATTTAATTGGGAGGTTCGAGAATACTCTTACTGAGGGGAGAGTGTGATAAGAGTATTCTCTATTATTATGAAAAAAAATTCATAAGTGTATTAAATACACGATTAATTATATAAATTTTTTTAGGGTATAGCAATATAAAATCACTATACCCTAATATATTAATTATAACAAATCAAAAGCATTTTCTAAACTATTTTCTGCTTCTTTCTTTTCTTCAGCTGTTACTGTTTCATCTTCTACTCTATATGTTACTCTCCAGTTATGTAAATTATATTTATTATCTATTGGATCATAACATACAGATAAGAAACCTATTCTAACAATATCTTCTTCTGTTAAATTAATATGTTCTTTAATAAAAGAAGCGCCACAAACAGAAAACGCTGAATATTTCCCATCATTTAATGGCCTTGAGAAATAATCAGTACCCATAGGTAAATTATTCCAATCTATAAGTTCTCCCTTATAATCTTTCTTTTGAGTTCTTATTCTAGATAATTTTTTACCTTCACCTATTTCTGCTTTTATAGCTTCTGCTAAAGGTGTTCCTATTACTTCTGTAAATTTTTCTTTTGCTAATTCTCTTTCAGCGTCTAATTCTTTAAACGCTTTACTTTCCTTATCCTTTTTCCATAGCGCAACTGCTCTTGCTTGTAATTTAGGACTATAGCAACCAACAGAGGCTAATAAATCATCTAATTCTTCTTCTTGTTTATCTGCATTATTACCAGTTTTTAAAACAACATTTATTAAATTTACTTTTTCTACAACTTCTTTTACTAATCCAAAATTTTTCATATTATCATTCTCCTTTTTAATCTTTAAACTTTATTTTTTAATTTTAATTACCTAGTAATTCTTCAACTGTTTCTTCTTTTTTATTTTCATCTTCTAATTCCATATATTCAGTTAAACCTAACTCTTTAATTATTTCATCAGAAGTTAAATCTTGAGAAAGTCTATCAGAAACATTATTAATTAATTTATAACCAGCACTTAATCCAGCACCTTCTATTAATAAATTTCCTACTTCACCTGCAAATTGGTCAAATCCATCTTGAGATAATCCAATTGCATTTAGTGGTGTATCTAAATCAAACATTTTACTTGCCATACTTAAACCAGCACCAAATAGTGCTACTTTAATTTCAGTTCCAGATTGTTTAATAGTATCAGTTACACCTAGTATAACTTTACTTGCCATTTTATCAGCGTCATCAAAAGTTTTACTAAGCATAGCTTTCATTATTAATCCACTTTTTGCCATTTCTTTTTTCTCCTTTCGCACTTTTTTGGTGCTTGTGTGTTGTTTTTTCTTTTTTTAAAATAAAAAAAATATGATATATCTACATGTTCTTTATTTCTTAAAATTTTAAAATATAAAAAAATAAAAAATAAAAAATAAAAAACAAATAAATATTCATACACCACTCATTTCCTGCGAGCTGTGAAGACGGTGCAAGGCGACGTCGAACGAAATAGCGAAGCAGGTGTTTTTCTTTGTTAGGCTGTAGTCGGTAACGCTAAAGCCGAAATAAACAAAGAAAAACGAAACAATGGTGAAATACCGAACTTGAGAGGGATTTCAACTACATTTTATAAAAAAAAGAGGACTAAACAAACTAAAAAATTTGTTCAATCCTCTAAAATACTACTTATTTTTATTTTCTTTTTTAATTTTCTTTTTTATAGTATCAACTCCTTTATTTAAACCATCTAGTGTTTTTTCAACACTTTTCTGAAGAGCTTTATTTAGTGTTGGATTGTTAAGCATTTTTTCTAAAATATTCATATAAACCACTCCTTTAAATATATATTTCAATTATAACATTTTGATTTATTCTTTGATGAAATTTTTTTATTTCTTCAAGAACTAAATTCCAATCTAAACCACCTAAACCAGCTCCAATTTTAGGAAAAGCAATAGATTTTATATCAAATCTTTTAATTGCAGTTTCTAATTTTTCTAAACCTAAAATTATATATTCTAATTTAGATGGATTTCTCCAATCTTCTTTTGTTGGAAAATTAATTATCTTTTTATTATTTTCAGTAGTTATAAGTAATTTTCCAATAGACAAATTACCTTCAAGGCAATGTTGTCTATATTTCAAGAAGTTGTTAGGGAAAAGATTTTTGAATTTCAAAGCCAATCCTTTTCCCATAACTCCTACTGTATTTACTGGGTTAACAATAAATTCACAATTTGAATTAAATATGTTTCCGTTACTTATATATTTAATTTCTTGTTTATTAAAATTAAAAATAAAAACTTGTTTCTTTAAATTTTTCATGTAATCAATCATATGTTTTGTACCTTTTGAATTACCATCCCAAAAGGCTATTAAAATATCAGCATAATTACCCATTTTTTGATTTCTCAAAAATCCAGCTTTTTTACCGTATAAATTCCAATTAGCTGGAAATTCTTTAATTGATATATTGTTTAAAAAAGCGTATTTTTCACCTAAAAAATCAGCTCCTTTAGCTTTACCAGAAACTATTTCTATAATATTTATTTTTTTATTTTTAATAAGTTCATTTACTTTATTTTCTAAGAAATCATAATCATTAAAATTACGACTACCCGCTATAATTATTTTCATATATTCACATCCTTATTTATGAAATCCTAAATCAGCTGGATTAATATCTCCAGAAATATGATTAATTGAACCATCAAAATTATTTCTAATTTTAGTAACTGTATTAGAAAGTTTAACAGTTAAATCATTATCAGATTTACAATTTCCTTTACTCCAATATTTAATTACTAAATCGCTATCTCCATAGATAGTTTTACAATTAACTTGATTTGCTATAATTAAAGCTATATAACAACCTAATAATTCTCCAAAATTATTAGTATAATTTGGCCCTAATTCAATATTACCAAATTCATTAATAAACCAATTATGTCTATTTAATAAATCTACAATACCTTTCTTTTCTTTTATATAACTTAATAGAGAAGTTCCGTTACTTCTTGTAACTCTTACTTCTACTCCTCTACCCCTACCAGTTCCAGCGTCAAAATAAATAGCATTTTTATCTAAATTAGAAATTGGTTTTTCTATAATTCCATTATTTGAGATAAATTCAGTAGCTTCTTCTATTGTTTTAAATTTCTTGTATTTAGCTGAACTTTGTCCTTTAACTATTGCTTCACATTTATCCCAGCTATCAACAATACCTTTACCACCATTATTTAATATATAAGCATAAAACATAAAATCCTCCTTAAAAATTTAAAATATAAAAAGACTAGATACATATATAAATATACATATATCTAGTCTAAAATAAAATTAATCAATTATTAAATTATCCAATATATCATCTGGATTAATTTCTTCCAGTTTTTCATCATATTTAAAATCAAGCCCAAGACAAAGCATATCTTCTAATATACTTTGTTTATTAGTACTTTTTTTAATTGCATTATATAAATTAGGTGCATATACTTGAAATCCATCAACTGCTTGATGGTACAAACAGTTAACATATTTTTCTGATATGTAAGTTGCATTATCGTGATTAGGTTGCCAAAAGTAATTTTCAAAAATAACTAAATGAGTACCTAATTCTTCAACTACTTTTGTTGTAACTTCAGACATATCAACTATATACAATCTAAAATCTCTTTGTCTAACAGAAGCTAAATCTTCTATTTTAATGTCTTTTAATTCTTCTGTTGTCATAGTTATTTCAGTATCATCTATAATACAATCCAACTCAGTTAAGCCATCAATTAGTAGAGCATTTACATTATCTCTACTAGTTGAAGTACCAGCAATTACATCTGGTTCAAAAGTAACTGTTGTTTTATTAATTTTATATTTCTTATTTAAGCAATCTAAGAAGTTACAAAAATTAGTAACTTCAGTATCATCTTGTAATATAAAATCACATTGTAATTTATAAATTCTATCAACTATACCAGTTACAGAACCTTTATCTCTGTAACTTCCTATCATTTTTGAACCTAAAGCTATTTCTCTTTCTTCATTTGCTGAAATTTTAGATAAACTTCTTTTAACAAATTCTCCAGAAATTATAAAACTATCCTCTGCATTAGGATAAATTCCATACTTTTCTAATTTTTCATCAAATAAATCACATTTAACAACTAAACTTGGTAAAACAACATTATTTATTCTTTCTTGTAAATTCATAATAACCCTCCATTAATTTAAAAATAATAAAATTTATAAAAATTACGCCAGCGTAAAATTTTAAACAGTTTTAAATCTTTTAGTATATCCAGATGGATTTACTAAATTATATGTATCTTTTATAGTTGCTGTATTATCTCTTTTTGCTGAAGTTTTGATGAAACAAGGATATAATTCTCCTTTCATATCATTTGTAATATCAAATACTTCGTTATCAGTTGAAGATTTTCTAACTAATGTAAATTCCCCATCTTTTCTTTCGATGAAATAATTTTTAGCAACTCTAACTCTTTTTCCTGGTGCAGAAGTTGAACCAGTATTTAAATCTACACCTTTTAAACCTTTAGCATTTAATAAATCCAAATAAGATAAACCTAATTGTATATTATTAGCTAATAATCCTTTACCTAAATCAGATTTATAACTATCCAACCACATAACTGGACAGTTATTTTTCTCACTCCAAGAATATTCTTTTGCATTTATTAATGTTTTATGAATATTAGTTTGAAGTTGTCTTATTATTCCACCTTTAGCTTTTCTAACCATAAAATTAAATATGTCAGAACTATAAGTTTTAGTTCCAACAGATTTAACAGCTTGTTGTATTAAAAATTGATAAGGGTGCGCTAATTTTAAAACAGGAGAGGTACCTGTAATAAAATCATCTAAATTTAAAGGCATATAAGCAAATGAATATAAATTTCCAGATACTTTAGAGAACAACTCTCTATCAATGAATGGTAATTCTATTTCAAAGAAATAGTTGTTTAATTCCATTTTCATTAATAGTTTTGTACCACTTCTTCTGGCTATTAATTTTACAGAAACAACAGTTGCTCCATATACAGTAAAAGCTTCATCAAAAACTTTTTTATATATAGATAATTGTTTTTCATCTATATCTTTTTCTGATAATAATTCATCAGAAGCTTCAATGAAACTTTCTTGACTAACTAAAAATTCTAATTCTTTTTCAGTACAAAAATTAGGTTTTGCTTTTAAAGAAACTTTACTAGCTTCAATAAAATCATTCTCAACACCTACTACATTTATAGGTTTTTCTAAAATATGAAGTTCTTTATTAAATAATTTATAAACTTCACTTTCAGATACAAATCTACAACCTTTATTTCCACCTTTTAATTTCTTAGTCATAACAGCCTTTACTAATAGTTCTAATTGTGTATTATTTAATTCCATATTTATCTCTCCTCTCAAAATTTAAATTTGTAAAATAATGTAAAACAATAAAAAAGAAATGAATTTATATTCTATTCATTTCTTCAGATAAATCAACATTAAATGCTTCTTTTGGTTTAGTAGTTATTCCATTAATTATATTATTAATTTCTGTTCTTAATTCTAATTCAGAACCTCTAAAATTAATAATTTGAGATAACTTAAACCAAACAGTATCATACATTGAACCTTCACCATCATGTTTAGAATCCAATGCCTCTTGTTGCATTAAATCTCCAAATATTCTAGCTTCAAGTAAATCAATACCAGCAACTCTACACATTTCAAACAATTTATTAGCAAAGGAACCAGCATAACCAGTTCCTTCTTTGGAAGCTTTTAAGTTTAAAGCACCGTAAAATTGTTTTTCTGAAAATTCTGATAATTCAATATTATCAAACTTTTCATTTTTCTTTCTACTATTAGCAATCATTTCTTGTAAATTCATAAATAACCTCCCAATTATTTAAAAATTATTTTTTTTCAAATACATAAATATAACCATCAGATACAGATAAATCTTTATCTTTTTCTATATCTAATGAAATATTATGCAATCTGTCAACTAAATTCATTGATAATTTTAATTCTTCTATAAATTCTGGTGTTGATATAATATAAAGTCTTTTACATTCAGATAATTTTTTAACATAATCTTTATCTGAATAAATATAATCACTAAAATAACCAACAGACATAGAAGCAATACAAACTTTATCTTTTATGTCTATATTCATAAAATTATCAAATTTAAAATCAACATTAGTACAATCATCATTAAAAAATCTAACTGTACTATTGTCTATACCTGTATAATGAATACCAGTTTTTATAAATAATTCACTTTGTAAACCTAACTGACAACCAATATCAATTACAAATTTAATATTATTTTTAATTAAATCTTTTATAATTGCATAATAGTAATCTTCAAAAAAAGGAAAATTAATTAATTCACCTTCATAATATTCTGGTTCATCAAACGTTTTTGTAAATTCAATTATTTTATTTTTGAATATAGAAGCAAATGCACTTTTTTTATGTTTAAGTATATATTGATAATCTTCCATATCTTTTATAAATCTTAAATCCATATAAACTCCTTTTATTTTTCTATTAATTCTTTAAATTTAAAATTGTTAGGCATTAAATATTCCATTTCAGAAATAAAATCCATTATAGTACAATCAAAGTATTTACTATTTAATGTATAAATTTCTTTAACTGGTATAACTTGTATTTTATCCCCATCAAAATCTCCCCCTAACATAACAATTAATTTAGGATTTACTCTAATTTCATTTTTAGTAAATCCAGCTACTCTACAAGTAACAACTATATTCTGTACAGGATCTCTAGTAACCATTACTAAATCTCCCTCTTTCAAATTAAACCATTCTGGAACCAATATTTCTTCTATTGCTCTAGCATGTGATAAAGCAACTCCAGAAAAACCTTTAAATTTAAATTGATACTTATCAGAAAATTTCTTACTAAACAACCTTTTAGCAATTTCAATTCTTAAAACATATAGCTTGTTATAAAATTTAGTTTTAAGTGCTTCTTTTTGTTCAGTCTTATATTGAAGATATAATTTATATAATTGTCCAAGATACATACTCATAGCAAGTTCATTTCTTGGAATAACAACTACTTCTCCATTATCTAATCTAAATGCTCTTTTAGATAAAAGAAACTTTCTACCAATATCACTTATAGTATCTAATTTAATATTATTAAGATACTTAATATCATCTTCACTCCAAAATTCACCCTCAATTAAACTTAATCTTTTACAATCATCTTCACTACAACCACCAAATCCAAAATTCAATTTTTGGTATATTTTCATATCTATCTCTCCTCTCAATCTTATACACTCTAATAGGTAGGCTAAAACAATAAAAAAATACAGGTAGAAAATCAGTTTTTTTAACTCACTTTTTACCTGTATTATTCAGTGTTTTATCTATGCCAATTTGCCAACGAACTCTATTTTTTCTTCAATGAACGAAATTATAAATTTTTCTATTTCTAAAATATTAAAATTTTCAGAAAATTCAATTTCAATTTCATTTAGTAATTCATTATAAAAGAATTCTACTGGATATGTCAATTTTAACTCAAAATACATTCTATTTAAATATGCTAGTTTTTCTGCAATATAATTATTACTAGCAACAATAGAATTTACTATACTTTGAGTATTATTATTATTTCCATTAAAAAAGCAATAAAACATATTCAATAATTTCATAATAAAACCCCCAATTTAATTTTAATTAACAAGCAATATCAACAGTTAAATAATTGTGCAAATAATTAAATAACCATTGATTAATGTTAATTTCAGATAATAGTAATTGATTTTCATCTAAATAATTAGATAAATTCATTTCAATTATATCTAAAAACCATAAATGCAAATCATCATAATTGCTACCTTTTTCATATTGAAGTTCAGAACAATCAAACATATTCTTTAATTGTTCATTATTTAAAATTACTCCTTTTAATATTGTATTTAAATCATTATTCTTTTTCATAATATTTATCTCTCCTTTTTATTTATGTGATTTTACAGCTAATTTAACAAACCATTTAATATCTTCTATGTTACTATCAATTCCAAATCTCCAAGATATTTCAAATATTAAATTTTTAATAAAATTATTCTTATCATTAAAAGAATTAATCTTATCAAATAACAAATCATCATTCAGTAAAATATTATTTAAAAATTTTCTGGCTATTTTTTCTTCAATTTCAAATAAATTCATTTCTTTTTTCATAATAACAGCTCCTTTATAATTTAAAATATTAAAATACAATTTTAAAACACTTTTCTAAGATTAAGTTTTGTTTCAACTAGGGTTTAAACTAAACCAAAGTATCAATAATTCATAACTTTAAAAAAGTGTATTATTTCAGATATTATATATAAGAAAATCACTTATATATAAATTAGCAAGTAAACATTAAGATAAAGATAATGGAATAATGGCTATTTCATCAAATAAGATTACGCCAGCGGAATTTATCTTAAATATTTACCATACTACTTTGTATATCAAAGTATTAATAAAATCAAAAATAAACAGCAATATAAAAAACATATAAAAATAACTTTTCTTTTATTTTCAATACCTTTCATATTTTTGACTTTGTGTTTCCTTGGGACTATTTTTTGACACTAATCCTAAAAACACACTTATTTTGATAGTATTAATTATTTGATATACTAACCAGTTAAAACTATGGATAATACTATACATAATCTAAATTGAGGTATAGTAACCATAAAAATAAAAATATAAGGGTATAACAGATAAAAATAAAACTATACTATATATAATTTATAAAAATATACAGTATAGTAATAAAACTAAAAATGAATGAGTTTAGGCATTCCAGATATGGAATGCTGTTTATATTAATTTGTAGTTTTCTTAATATTGTATTGCTGAATATACTTCCAGATTAAGCTCTTTAACTATTATCAAATATATTCACTTTTGATTTGTGCTTGTATAGGAAATGGTAGTTCTTTTTCAAGTTTAATTTAAAGGAATGCATTAGGCTTTTAGTTAAGCTCTGTCTGACGACAGAATGCTTGTGTGGAATGTACATTCAAAAAAATAAAAAAAAGAACTATAAGAGTAATTAAACCCTTATAGTTCTAAAAAATTATCTAAAAATTTTATTTTTTAAATAATTTCTAAATTTATATTTTCCATATAAATTCCATAATAAATAATTTAAGATTTTTTTCATAACAATCACTCCTTAGATTTTTAATATATAAATAAATGAGTTTAGTTCGTCAAGAAATTGGCGAAGAATAAAAAATGAACAGTTTAAAGACTTGTTCTGGTCTATTTATTATTTTGATATTTTAACTAGTTGATTATATATAGCTAATTTATCAATAGGCGAAACACCTTTAAGATTAAAAGCTTCTTCTGGTTTTTCTCCTTTTAAAATATTAATAAATAAATTGAATTCCTTTTTTGTGATACTAATTAATTTCATTTTTAACACTCCCTTCAAATTTAAAAATAAAAAATATAAAAATAAGAGTACCAGAAATTAATCTAGTACTCTTAAAGTTAATTAATCAAATAAAGATAAACCAGTTTCACCAAGTCTTTCAATTTCAGATTCTACTGTTTCGTCATCATAAGATTTAGCTAAATCAATAGTTTTCTTTACTTCACTTGCTAATGCAATACCAGTTATAACTAAACCAGCATTTGCTAAACCATTTGCAATAGAACTATCTGGTGCAATAGTATTAACTAACATTTTTGCACCAACAGCATAAAGGACATTAATTCCTTTATCTATTAATTTATCTTGATTTTCTTTAATTGCTAATTCAGCTCTAACAATTCCATTAGCTACTTTTTCATCAATTGCATTTAAAATTTCAACAGACATTCCAGACATAACATTTAAACTTTTCATAATAATATCCTCCTAAATTTAAAAATAATAATTAATATATAAATAAATGGGTTTTAGTTGCCGAGGTATCGGCAACACCCATAATTAACAATTTTTTTAAAAATTAAAAACTTTCCCAGTCTTTAATTTCTTTTTTTATTTTATTTAATTTTAATTCTAATAAGTTAATTTTTGTAGAATACAAGTAAGAACCATATTCTTCACCTGTTTCTTCATTAACTTGTTTTTCTAAATTCTTTAATTCCATTATCTTTGTAGATAAAACTTTTTCTTCTTCTAAAGCTTCTAAGTATCTTTTTTCCATATTATTTCTCCCTTCAAATCAAAAATATAATAAATAAATTAAAAGATAAAGAATTGGAAATCAATCCAATCCTTTTATTATCTTTTTAATTCTGTTAATTCCAATATTAAATATATTAATTTTGTAATCAACAGTAGCAGTAAAAGTTATTTTATTTTCCATAAATCTTAAAACCAATTCATGAAATTTAAACCAATCTTCTTCTACTATATTTATTATATTTTTTCTAATCGTAATTTTCATAATAATCTCCCTTTAAATTTAAAAAATATATGTTATAATATAGGCAGTTTAAGCAGACTTACCTAGGTCTGTGATGAAGGTTATCTTAATAAATCATCAATTACTTGATACCATTCCATTTCATCTTCTGTGGCGAAGATTACTTCATGGTCTCTTTCAATGATGAATAAATTAATGTCTTCATCATAATAATAACTTATCATTGTTCTCACCCCCTTTCTGATAAAGTTATTATTACTTTTGGTTATAAATCCACAACAATTGTTTTTAAAAAGAAATGGGGTGTTGAGCCTAAGTTATTAGGCTCTATTTTTTTGTTTTTATTTTGGTTGCGTGTGCTTGTAGTGAAGGCGGTATTTCTTTTTATATATAATTATAGAAATGGCTTGAGTGAAAAATAATTAAATAAAAAAACAGAGTAAGATTATTGGTCCTACTCTGTTTAATTAATTATCCTAAATAAGAATGTAAAAACTTATATAATAAATCAGTGTTTATGTTTTCATTAATTAAGTTTATTTCATTAGTTGCCTTTAAATATTCTACTATTTTACTAGCACAAATATTTTTACTAACAACAATATTTTGTTTATCTCTATAATATATAGAAATAGACTTTTTATTGTCGTTATTAAACGCAACTATTTTTCCTTTATTATTTAAGAATGATTTTATTGTTTTTTGGTATTCATCAGAATAACTTTCTATATTTGAAAAAGCTATTAAATAAGAAGTTTGTATTTTTCTATTTTTAGCTAGTCTATTACAGTAAGTTTTGACAGCAATATCATTTGGTAATTTATGTTCAGCTGTATCATATAATTGAATAACATCGCATAAATCTTCTTGATTATCTCCAAAAGTTCTGATAGTTTTAACGATAAGATTTGCAGAAGTTCCGAACAATTTTAAGTTTTCCATAACAATTCCTCCATATAATTAAAAAATAAAAAAATAAATCATTGACAAAATAAAACAATTAAAATAAAATAAAAGAAATAGATTTAAGAAATGGTACTTCTTAAACCTATTTCAAATTTTGGTATGATATTATTTGATAGTTGAGAATATATCAAAGAATATAAATACCTTTTGGTAATCCAATTCTGCTTCTACTTGTAAACGAGTTATCTTTTTATCAATTTCGATTATAAGTTCTCCAGATGTTCTGTTGTAAACAAAACCTCTGTTAGAAAAGAAAAAGTAAAATTGAACTCCAGAATTTTTAAATGTAAGCATGATAAAACCTCCTAAAATTTATTTGAGATATTGATTTATCTCTAGAAATAAATGGGTTCTTCGTTCCTTGATAAAGGAATGTTAGGGTGGGGGAGCTCGAAACTTTTTAAAGTTTGGGTGGGGGCAGGAACTGGACTAGGTCCAAAGACACAAAAATTAAAAAATAAAAATATAATAGTAAAAATTTATAGTTTATATGCGATTATATTTATGAGGGGGTAGCAAAATAATAAATCGTATTAGAAATATATAAATATAAAATTAAAAAAATTATAAGTAATATTTTTTTCTATATAGCATTTTTTAATTAAAGGAATAATTATGAATATTGAAATATTTGAATTCTATATTAGACAAGCAAAAGAAAAATTTAATTCTTTATATAATAGAGAAATAGAATCTATTAATATAAGAAAAAATACAATTGATAAAATATATTTTTTGATAGATTGTAAAGATATAGAAAGTTGTAAAAAATATAAAGTAGTTATTCCAATAAAAAAAATTACGCTGGCGGAGAAGATTTAATAAATTAGTATATTCATTTTATAAGTAAAGGGGGGAATAAAATGTATATTAAAGAATTTATATTCAGAAATATTTTGACTTATATTGATTGTAAAAGATTGAATAAAAAATATATTTAATAGTTAATCAGTTATTTTAATGCACTGATTTTTTTTATTTTTAAAAAATATAAGGGGAAATTTAAAATGGAAGAAAAGATTTGCTTTAAATTTTTAAATGAATTGTTTTTAGTAGTATTAAATAGTTATTCTGATTATCTTGAAAGAAAAAAAGAAAAATCTTTTGAATATTTTATGAGTATGACTGGCAGTATAACTGCTAATATAAATGATTCAAATAGATTTTGTGAGAATTTTTTTAAATGTAAAAATCAGATTATTGAAATGTATATTAATACTGATAATTGTTCTAATGCTACTGTTGAAGAAATGATAAAAATGTTTTTAGATGTTAAACAATTATTTGAAGAAACTAAAAAAAGATTAGGACCAGATTTTGATATTAAATTTAAAGATGAAGAACATTTAGATACTTTTTTTTATTTACTTAATAGAGTGTATGAAGAAATTAAAAGGGAAAATAACTTGTTAAAATTAAAGGCAATTGATTTTGAATTTAATCTTAAAAGAAGAGGTTTTTTTAGTAGATTATTTTCTTAAGAAATTGAAGGAGTAAATATGAATAAAAATGAAGGAAAATTAATAGATGAAAAAATCGAAAATGAATTTAATAAAATATTAGAAGAACAAATATTAAATTTATTAGAAAAGTATCCATCTTTAAAATTACAAGAATTTGAAATTAGAGAAAAAATGAAAGAAGAATTAAAAAAACAATTTTTATTAATGAAGGAAAATCCTAATTTTGATAGTTTAGAACCAGATGAAAAAACTTTAAATGAAATAATTTCTAAAGTCCCTTTAATTTATAATGAAACGATTTTGATATATAAGTTTATTTATGATTATATTGAAGAAAAAAATATTCAATATAATTATTACCAAGAATTAAAAGAATTTTATAAAACTATTAATGATATGAAATATAATGAAGAACTAATATTAGAAAATTTATTTATAGGTAGTAATAAAATAAATGAGGTTATGTTGAATGCAAGTAATAGCAAGGATGAAACTAATATTTTTCAAAAATTAATTTGGGCATTAGATAAATATACACAAGATAATCAATTAACTGATGCTACTAATTTTATTTTAAAAATATCAAATGATTATCCGTCAATATTAAAAATGAAAATTTATAAATATTTAAAAACAAATTAATTTTTGTTTTTGCAAATTTTAATTAAATTTTTTATTAATTTTTTCTAAACAATAAATTTTTGCAAAAATGATTTTTTTATAAAATTTGACTAAAATTTTCCTATTTTTTACAAAAAATAATAAAAAAATCGACTAAATTTGACATACGGAAAATGAACAGCTATAATAAATAAACAGTAAATGAATAATAACTCTATAATGATACTAATACTAGAATTAGGGTATTAGTTATAAGGGTACTCAATAAGAGTACCCGTTAAAAATACTGAATTATAGATTATGAATTTGGGTTTAAGGTGAAGTCTATTCAAATATCTTTTCATCTAAAAATATGGTTTTTCACAAATCAAGACATCAAAGATTAATAGCCATATTTTTTTTATTTTTTCTTGTTTGTGAAACAAAGAAAGAAAATTTTTAAAAAAAGAAAAAATTATTTTTTTAAATTTATATATTATAAAATAAAAATACAAATACAATAAAGATAATAGATATAAATGATTTTTTGTTTATTTTTTCTTACTTTTACTTGAAAAAAGAAAAATGTATAGTTCCGCAAAATTTTGATTTTCAAATATTTTTATAAATTTAAAATAAAATTGAAAATTTTATAATTACGCTGGCGGAAAAAAATAATTTGTGAAAAATTAACAAAATTTGACAATGAAAATACTTAGATATAAAATTACAATGCAATTCGAATGCAAGTCTTTCTAGTACTCCTTTCTGCTTTAGAAGCGGTGGTTCCCTCCTTTGCCATCGCTTCTTTTTTATTTTTTGAACAATTTTTCACAAATAACATATTTAAATAAAAGAATAAATATGATAAAATATATATGCCTAAATGTGGTGAAAAAATATGACGGTTTCGTGAATTTTTTTGGAGGAAAAAATTGGAACAAACTGTTGATTCAAAAAAAATTAGTAACATAATTGCGGCAAGAAAAACAATATCGTCTTTATTACAAGGAGATATAACTTATAAGTTAATTTCTTTAGCTAAAGATATTGACGGATTAGATTTTCAGCATGTTGGTTATGTTACTGAAAAAATTATTGAAAGAATTGATAAAAAAGATTTAGAGAATGTAATCTACAAAGTTGTTGATGTTGAAAATGCAAAAGTTATAGAAGCAGAAAAGTTATATAATTTTTTAGACAAATTTATTACAAAAGAACTTGTTAAAGAAATTTTATTTACTTACAATAAAAAAGATTATATGCTAAATAAAATAGAAGAAGGACATAGGGTGATATTTGATGAGTGTATTTAATCAAGATTCCCTTATGCAAATAATTAATGGATTAAAAAAAATATGTAAAGAAGATTTAACATTAAGCGAAACAGAAAAAAAAATAATAGGTAGAGAAGTAAATATAGTAATAGAAAATGATAAAGTTGATTTACTTAGTCCCACACTTTTATCTAGTTTTTTTATCAGATATATAACAATAGATTTTGATAATAAATTTATTGGAGAAACTGGAAAGCATTTTGATAAAGATGTTATAGTTGGAATATATAGAGTAAATAACTCCGTATATGAATTGGTAGATATTAATAATAATAAAGTTAGAGTTCCAAAAGATGAAATAAATGTAAATATTAAAAATGCACCATTAGATGTTTTATTAAGTTTTATAAATTAAAAATGTATGTATAGGAAGGTAGAATTATCCTTCCTTTTTTTATTATAAATTTTATTTTATTAATTATTAGTTTAATATAAATAAGAGGTGAAAATACATGCAATATTTTTTTAATCTTTTTAATTCTGAAAAAGTTGAAAATTTTATATATGAAGAAAGTAAGAATATAAAAACTAATTTGAATTTTTTTAATGTTAAATTTTATTTAGAAGATTTAACTGATTTGGAAATTTCAGATTGTGAGTTAATAATAGAAAAGGAAAATGAAGGAAAATATAATTTTAATAATAAAATCTCTGGAAAAATAGAAAATGATTTAGTTGAATTTAAAAATGCTGAATTTAAAAATGCTATAGAAGAAACATCTAGTTATAGAATTTACTTTGAATTGAAACAAGGTGGAATAGCTGTTTTAAGTACAAAAAAAGATTCTATAAATTTTACATTACATATGAAAGCTATTGACTTTGATATTAATTTTAAAGATGCTATAAAATTAAATAACATATATGAGTTACAGAAAGAAAAATTAGAAGAATTAGTTTTTGAATTCAATGTAAACAATTTTAATAATTTTCAATATTATTATGAAATAAATTCAAAAGAAGAAATTACACCAAGAGATTATAAGGCGTTATCAAATAATACTTTGCTAATAAGTGAAACTTTAAATACTGGACATTTTAAAGATGGATTTACATATTTACATTTTTTTTTGAAAGATTCTTTTGAAAATATAAAATATAAAAAATATAAAATCACAACTAAAAATAATACTTTTACATTGCTTAATATATTAAATAAAGAAATAACTTTATCAAAATTAGATGAAGAATTTAGTATATTTTATGAAAGTAGAAATACAACTCAATTAAAACCAATCATTCAATATAAAGTGAATGGAGAATCTTTTCAAAAAGAAGGAACTAATATAGGGACATTTAATCAAGATAAAAAAATGTTTTTATTAAATTTGAAAGAACAATTTCAAAATATAGAATCTAATGAAATATTTTTATTTTTTATTTTAAATAATAATGAAAAACTTACATCTAATGAAATATTTATTTCAATTGATAATGAAGAACCAGAAGTTGATATTCAAGAATATTATTTGATTAAAAATAAAGAAGTTAATGAATTAACTATATCGGGAAAAATAATAGATAAAAATTTATTTTTTTTAGGAAATTCTATTAAAACTATAAAACCTAAAACAAAATTATTATTTATCAATTCTGAGTTAAATTTATTAAAAGTTATTTTTAGCAATGGAGAGGAAAAATATTTAGAAAAATTTTCAAATTACTATACATGTGAAACTAAAAATTTAATTTTTGAAGTTTTTGATATAAATAACAATAAAGTAAATGAAAATAATTTTAAATATTTAAATACAACTAACGAAAATAAACATTTTTATATTTGGTTAGATAAAAATAAGTTATCTTTATTTGAACAGAATTTATTAAACACACAAGGCTCTATTAAGGTAAAAGGAAGTGAAATAGAAGCTTTAATCACTTCTCAAGAACAGTTAATTTTTGAAAATTTAATTTTATTAAAAGTAAATTTATCTCCAACAGCGACTGGTGTTTTAGATTTTGATTTAGGTGTTGATAGTTTTGAATATAGTTTTTTATATCATTTAAATAACTCTAATATATCTTTAGAAATGAACAACAAAAAACAATTAATTCTAGATTTTAAAAATACAGAATTAGTTATTTCAAAATCTGAAAAAACAAACATTTTAAAATACAATAACAGTAAATTATTATCTAAAAAAATAGGAATTTTTAATGGATATATAAATTTGTTAGGAATTTCTTATGATAAAGAAAAATTTGTTTCTGAATTTAATTCATTGTTTTTTGATGAAGAATTAAATAAAAATATAACTGATGATGTTTATTTTAAACCAATAATAAAAAAAGAAAATAAAAAAATTGATTATAGTTTTTATAATTGTAAAAAAATAAGTAATGATATTTTTAATTTTGATTTAACATTAAATGTTGAAGATGGAATTAATGAATACAAGCTTATTTTTAATGATATGCTAGAAAATAAAATCGAAAAAAAAGTAATAATAGAAAAAAATTATAAAGATATAATAGCTGAATTAGATAAAAGCAAAAAAAAGAATTTTAATGTTTATTATAGTGGAGATATATGTAAAATTATTTCAAGAAATGATACGGTAACTATTGATTTTATTTTAAAGAATGAAACAAAAATATTAAAAGAAAAAGATACTTTAATTACTGTAAAAGGTGAAGATATAATTAAATATCAAAAAATACCTATTTCTAATAAAGAAAGAACTTTTTCAATGACATTTAAATGCGAAGATAAAGAAAAGTTTTTTACAATATATCAAGAAGAACTTGGAATAAAACTTATGAAATTATCTATTCAAAAGAAAAATGAATTATATTTAAATATCCCAGAAAAAATATATTCTGGATTAAATTTATATAATTTAAGAATAGAAAAAGATAATTTTTCAAAAGTTTCAGTTAACTTCATAAATCCAAATTTTACTACAAATATAAAAGAAAATAATATAGAAATTATAAGAAATAATAACATAAATATGTTAGAAGAATTAGAAATGGAAATAAATGTTTTTGATGAAGAAAAAAATTATAAAACTGTTTCTAAAAATATAAAATGTTATTTTTATAATGATAACTTGATAGATGAATATTTTATTTTAAATAATCAAAAAAACTTAATTAATGATTATTTATTTGATATTCAATTTACACTTAACAATGCTAATTCAATAGAATATTTTAGAGTTTACGATCCATTTGAATCTAATTTAAGAAAGAAGTTTAAATATGGAAAAATAAATGGAAATATTTGCATTGTTGAAGGAATAACAACTCCAATAACTCCTAGTAGTTTTTTTATAGAATTTAAAATAAAAAATACAGATATAGTTGTTAAACAAGAAATTTTTAAAGATAATCCAATAAAGTTATTTAATGATGAAGAAAATTTTAAAGTTTCAACATCTTTTAATGAAAAAATAATTGTAAATGTAATTCAAAAAGAAATTCTTAATTATAAAATTAAAGTTAAAGAAAATGAAAATATTATAAAAGAACAAGTTTTAAATAAAAAAATAGAAGATATTGTTATTGATAAAAACTCTAATAGTCGTATATCTTTTATAGAAATAGAAATATTAAATAAAAATAATAAAATTGTTTTCTTCAAAAAAACTTTAATTAATTTTGATAATAATACAAAACATAATGCGAAATTAGAAAATTTCGAACATTGGAATGTAAAATCAAAATTATCAATTAGAAATATTAATCTAATTAATACTGAAGAAAATTTAAATTATCAATTATTAATAACTAATGAATTAAATGAAAAACAAGAGATTAATTTAATAAAAGGAAGTAACTCTATTCCACAACTTAATGGTGGGTTATATATTTTTGAATTAATTTCAGCTAAATATAATTTTAGAAAAGTTGTTCAAAAATATTTTGTTGAAATTTTTGATAATTTAGAACAAGTTGTTAATTTTAGTGATGGATATTGGAAATTTAATCCAATTAATAGTATAGAAGTAAAAAACAATTCAAAAGTTAATTTTAAAATTTTGGAACCTATATTAGTTCATATTACAGAAAATACAAAAAATACTATAAATCCTACATATATTGGAAATAATATAAAATTTGATTTTAATAAAGAAATAGGTTTAAATAGGTTTATTTATAAAGATAATATTCAAACGATTGAATTAACACCTTGTTTCTTGAATAAAGTAAATGAAAAATTTATTTTTATATATGATTTTACTACAAAAAATAAAACTTTATTTTTTAAAGATAATAAAAATGTAATTTTAAATGAAATAGAAGATGTTTATTTTAGAACAAAAAACTGTGATGAAATTATAATAAAACCGTATAAACTAAGAAATGAAATAAATAGATTTGTTAAAGAAGATGATGAAATTAAGATATTTAAAGAATTCATTCCTTGTGAAATAGATTTTTATTACAAAAATTTAAAAAAAGAAACAATTAAAATTGAATTGGAAGTACAAGATAAATTAATAGTTCCTTTCTGGAATACAAGAGAAGAAAAATTTATAAATATTGTGCCTTTCAAGATTCGTTCTAATTCATTTGTTAAAGATAAAATTCAATTAACTTTAAAAAATAGAACAAGACATTTTTTATATAATTATACAATATTCAATGCTAAATCTTTAAATAAACAAGACTTCCTTAATTGGAATTTAGATGAACAAGAAGAATTTATAAAAGATGTTTCTGCTAAAGTTTTTGAAAAAAATAGAAATATAGATATTGATTTGCTAAAAAAAGAAATAATTAATGAACTTAAGAAATTGGAGGATTAAATGCAAAGTAGAACTATTATAAGTAAAAAAAATGAAGATGGTAGTTATGATACTAGTGAATATCTTTTTGATGGGATAGATTTATATCATGGAGATAGAACTAATAAAAAATTAGAAATAGCTCCAGTTGGAACTCCTGTTAAAAATGTAAGTATTCAGTTAGTTTGTACAAGAGATAATATAGAGTATGAATTTAAGCCAGATGAAGATAATGAATATAATTTAAAATGTGATAGATATCCTGGATTAACAATTCATTTTGAAGATATTAATGGTATTAAATATAAATCTGATAAAAATGGAGTTATAAGAATTATAAATATATTAACTATACCTCTTGATTTTTTCATATTTGTAGAAGCTGAACCTTATACAGTTAAAAAAATAAGTGAAACTAATGTATTAGATGATATAAATTTAATTGTATGGAGTAATTAATATGCTTAGTTTTGGCGAAAGATTAACTAGGAAATATCTAAGAAAATGCTTTCTCGATGAAAAAGTTTACTATAATTATAGAGAATCTGGAATTATAAATAATAAAACTGGAATGCCATTAGAATTAGATATATTTTATCCTAATCTATTGGTTGCATTTGAGTTTAACGGAAGACAACATAGAACAGATGTAGAACAAAAAGAAAGAGATAGAATAAAGAAAATTCAATGCAAAAAACTTGGAATTTTATTAATTACTATTTGGACCAAAGATTTAAAAAAAGATATGTATAAAGAAATTAGAGAAAGTATTTTTGTACACTCTAATTTCAAAATACATAAACCAAATGAAACATTTTTAAAATTATTTGAAGAAAAAATAGAAGAATATAAAAAAAATATAAAAAAACTTCATAAAAAAATAAAAAGTAAAACATTTGTGAAGGTGATAAAAAAATGAAAGATTTTATTTTTAATTTAAATTCTAAAAACATCCTAAAAGAAAAAATTAAAATAAATTTAAAATATAAACTTAATAAAAAAAATAATAAAATAAAACTTAAAAACATAAATTTCAACAAAGAAATAAATCATTTAAAAATGCCTATACATACAAAAATAATATTAAAATTAAAATCTTTCCAAAATTTTAATAAGGAAGTTAATAAAATGAAAATAAAAAATAATCCATATTTATATTATTTAATAGAAAATAAAATAGATAATGAAATTATCACAAATAATATAATTTTTATTTTTTCCATAATTAAGATTTATATAAATAAATATAATTCTGAAAGTAAAGAAAAAATAGAAAATAATATAGATAATATTTTTAAAATTTTAAAATTTAATGAGAAACTTTTTAATAATGTTTCATTTATAGAAGAGTTAAAAGAACTTGATAATTATAAAATAATAATAAATGATGATTTATTAAAATATATATTTAAGAGGTAAAAATGAATGAAAATAAGAAAGAAACAATAGAGGAAATTCTTGGATTTGAATTAACAACAGAAGAAATAAAAAAAGCTTCAAGTTTATCTCCTAAAATAAAAAAAGATTTAGAAGTTTGGGCCAATAAAAATTCAGATAATATTCTTTCATTACAAATAAAAAAATGTTTTGTTGAAGATATTGATTTAACAAAAACATACGAAGATTTTGAAAAAGAATATGTAATAAATGATGATTCTGGAGATGATGATGAAGATTTTTTAAGCGAAGCTACAGAAAAATATAAAGAATATTTAAAAGAAATAAAAAAGAATGAGGAAAAATGTCCTCATTTTAGAGAGTGTCCATTATTCCAAAGTAAAATGTTACCTAAAGGTGAAAAGTGTCCACTTGAAATGATAAATACAAGTAATTTAAAAAGAGGTATCTACAAAGAATTAGATATAAAAGAAGATGATTTTAGCGATAAAATAACAGCTAATCATTTAATTTCAATAGAAAATATAGCACAAAGATTATTATCAGCTTTATCAATTCAATCTCCAGTTGTAAATGTAGTAACAATAAATAAGAATGGTTCTAAAACTTATGATACAAAAATAAATGAAAATTTAAATGCTTATCAAATGACAATGAATATGGCTGATAAATTAAGAAAAAATTTAATTTTAGATAGAGAAAGCAAGATGAAAAATAAAAAGATTGAATCTGAAATAAATGAAAGAACAGTGAAAGAAAGTTTAAAAAATAAATTATCTAATGGTTTCTTTGATGTTAATGCTAGTGCAATAGCAGAAGCTGTTATTTTAGAAGAAGAAAATAAAAAAGATGAATTATTAAATTTGGAAGGATAAAAATATGTATATTCCAGAAGAAAGAGAATATTTTAGAGAAAATGCTACTAGTGATATGGGTAATAGTTCACTTGGAAATTTTATGAATATGTTTATGTTACAACCATATATGGATAATCAAGCCATTAATGGGTTTGCTAGAACATATAGTTTTGCATTAGAAAAAGCATTAATGACCAATGATGGATTAATTACATATGGAAGTTCTCATATGTTTGGTAGTAGATTTATTCCTTCTGTTATAGACAAAGTTCCTATATTAAATAAGATCTTACCTAATCATAGCAAAAATTATTCTATGAATAATAAAATTTTAAGTAGGTTATTTCCAAATACAGAATTTCATTTTTTAAAAGGTTCTGAAAGTGATATAAAAAATGGATATTTGAATGAAAGTGGTAGAAACTTAAAAAAAGTTGAAAAAAATTTAAAAGTTTTAAAAACTGACATTGATGAAATTTCTGGAAAAGGTTTTGTTATATCTAATAAAAAAACAAATGATACCATTAGGACTTTGAAAAATATAGGAATAACTCCAGATAATTTTAGAGAAGGTGGAATTAGAAAAGTTAATGTTAAGCATAATGTTATAGACGCTCCTTGGTTAAATACAGAAGCTAGTTTACAAAATTTAGCATATGAAACTGAAGAAATGAAAACATTATATATGCAAAGTTCAAAAGCTTTTAATAAGGATAATCTAAAAAAAGTTATTTATGATAAATTAACTGATAATTATAGAAATTTAAAAAATATACAAAATGCTGATGATATTGTAAAAGGTTTAAATAGTGTAAATATAAATGATGAAAAAAATATTTTAAAAATTTTAAATAAAGTAACTGGTGGAAAAGTTAATTTAGAAACTAAAATAGATGATGCTATAAATATAGTAAATAATTATATGAAAGAAAATAGTAATGAATTTGTTGGTATAAGATTAAAAACATTTACAAAAGATTTTTTAAAAAAAGCTACTGGAAAAAATACTAAAGAGGTTTTTGAAACTTTTGCTGAAAATTCTGCAAAAATACTAACTGAAAAATCAGCAACCCAAAAGTTTTTTTCATCTCCTTTTGGAAAAATAATTACTGGTGTTGGAAGTGGACCAGCAGGTATGTTAGCTAATTTTGCTGGAATGGGCATTAGTATGGTTGCTAATGCAGGCCAAGAAAAATCAGTAAATAATATGATACAAACAGTAATGGACCAATATATACAACAAAAAACTCCAAACTTTATAACAAACGAAGCTACACAACATTCTATCGAAACTCATTTAAAAAGAAGTGAAGATGATCTAGAAGAATATAAAAAAGTATTTTATTATAGAAATACTTCAAATGAATTAAGAGAGGAAATTTCGCCTATTAGTGGTGTAACTACTAGTCTTAACGATATAAGAACTAGTTAAAAGAGGGTGAAGATGAATATAGATTTAAATAATATAGCTGATATGTGTAAAAAATGTATCAGAAAACAAATAAAAACAAAAGGTTCTTGGAAAATAGAATGTAATCCTATTCCTAAAGAATTAGAAGAAAAAAACTATTTTCCAATAGAAAAACTTTTAACAAAAGAAGAATATAACAAATTAACAGAAGAAGAATTAGTTGAAATACAACTTTCTAACAATAAATTACTATGGGCCAAAGAGTTTCTTGATTGGAGCATTGTCCATCCTAAAAGAAACTTTGAACAATATTATCAAAAAGAAATTTTATTATGTACTGCAAAAAATAGAGTTGGAAGACTTGGGAGAAGATTAGGTAAATGTGTTAGCGAAGATACTCTTATTCTTACTTCAAATAGAGGTTTAGTACCAGCTAAAAAATTATTAACTACAGATCTATTAATTTCATACGATTCAAAAAACAAAAAAATATTTCCTACTAAAAATTTTTCTATAATAAATAATGGATATAAAGAATGTTTAAAAATAACAACTGAATCTGGAAAGTATGATATAGTTACAAAAAATCATCCATACTTAATAAAAGGTAAATGGAAGGAAGCTTCTGAATTAAAAAATGGAGATAAAGTAACTATTCCTATCAATTTTTCAAATATAAAATATAAAAATATGGCTAATGATAATTATTCAATATATAAAACTCTTGGAAAAATAGCCTCTAAAGAACAAAATGTTGGTAGTCATATTTTTAGATTAAACAAAAATAATACTTTATTTTTTTTAGATGGTGTTTTAAATAGAAAAATATTTACAAATGATTTTTTTGTTCAACAATTAGGATATTTATTACACAAAACAGGTACTAAATATAAAATAAAGAAAATAAATAATAATTTTGAAATTGAAATAATAGGAAAATATGAAACAAATAAAGATTTTATCAATGAAAAAATAATTTCAATAGAAAATATTGGTTATAAAAATACACTATCAATTGCAATTGCTAACTCTCATACATTTCTAACAAATGGAATAATAACTCATAATACAGAAGCAATGGTGATAGATATACTTCATTTTGCATTCAATAATCCAAATAAAAAAATAATCGTTGCGGCAAACTCTTTAAATTTAATTACAGAAATATTTAATAGAATGGAATTTTTATTAACTGGTTCAAAATCTGCTTATAAAACTTCATATACAAGAAAAAGAAGTCCTAGTGAAAAAATAGTTTTGATTAATGGAACACAAATAAATGGTTTTACAACTGGTACAGATGGGAGTTCCATTAGAGGACAATCAGCAGACAGAGTTTATATTGATGAAGCGGCATATGTGACAGAACAAGCATATCAAGTATTAATGGCTTTTAAATTAGATAATCCAAATGTTGTATTTGTTGTTTTTTCTACACCAACAGCTCTCGAAACAAATTTTAGAAAATGGTGTTTAGTCGATCCTGCTTGGAGAGAATTTCATTATCCATCTTCTATATTACCTAATTTTGAAGAAAATGATGGACCAGAACTTAGAAATTCATTAACAGAAGAAGGATATAAATTAGAAGTTGAAGCTGAATTTTCTGAAGGTGATAGTAAAGTATTCAAAACTGAAAATATAAAAAATTCATTATATCAATATAAGTATTGTGAATTTAGAGAAGAATTAATAAATCCAGAAAAATGGAAAATAACAATAGGTGTTGATTATAATGAATTTAAAAATGGTTCTCAAATATGTGTTTTAGGTTTATATTGTGGAAATCCATTAGATGTAGAAAAAACAATAAAAATACTTAATTTTACTTCAATTTATAAAAATTCTGTAGATGCTAAATTCAAAGATTTACAAATAACTACAATAGAAAGAATAATAGAATTGCAAAAAAATTTTAATGCCGATTTTGTTTATTGTGATGAAGGCCATGGTTCTATGCAAAATGAAATGTTAAGTAAACATTTTTATGAAATTGGAAAAATAGATATTTTCAAGAGTATAAATTTTGCTTCTGCTTATGAGTTTGAAGATATACATTTACAAAGAAAAGCACATAAAAGAATAAAAGTTATGATGGTTAGTTTTCTTCAAAAAAGATTTGAAAAAGAAGAAATTGAAATTTCTGAATTAGAAGAAAGCGGAAAAGGCAATTTAATTGAACAATTAAAAGAATATAGAATTGAAAGATATGATGACAAAAATCAACCTATTTTTAGAGGTGTAGACCATAAAATAGATGCTTTAATGTTAGCTAATTTTGCATTAATAGAAAATTTTGATACTATATTTGATAAAACAACTGGTAACTTTATTTTTGGATTTAAAAATGAAAGTTATAAAGTTTCTTCAGGAACTTTTCAAGATGAAGAAAAGAAAAAGCCTTTAGCTCCAATTGAGGCTTATACGGTAAATCCAAACTTAGGTAAAAAAGTTGAAGAAAATATCCCAAAAAAAAGAAAGATTTTAAACAAAATGTTGTTGAAAGGATTTGACAATGGATTTTTTGACTAATAGATATAAAAATAATAATGTGTACAAAAATTTATATTCTGATTATGAATTGTCAAAAAAAGAAGAAAATGATTTTTTAAAAAAGCCAAACGTAAAAACGGAAATAGAGAAAACGAAAGAATTAGAAGAAAAATTAGAACTTGCAAAAGAAGAAATAAAAAGTGAGATGTTGAAAGAAACAATAAAAGCTGAACCTTTTTTTGATGATGAATTTTTGAAACATCTAGAAAATTTAAATGATTTTTTTTCAACTTATATTCCTAATTTTCCTAAATATTATGTTGATGGTAAAGTTAATCCAAGAGCATTTTTTGATGCTAAAAGTTTATTAGAAAATGAATTTCCTGTTTCTACTGACGAAATAATGAATTCTTCTACAACAGAAACTGGTGTTATGAAACCAGATAAATTTAATTTTGAAAATGGCTATACAGTAGATCATGATGGTAATGTTTATGATTCTAATAGAAATATTATTTTTCATTCAAATCTTGAAAATGAAAAAATTAAATTTTTAGATTTACTTAATAATAAAGCTATAACAACAAAAGGAATTAGAATTGAATTGCCAAAAAATTTTATAGATGATTATTTTATTGATATTTCAAAGATATTAGACGATTTAACAAATGAAATAGAAAATCCAAATATAAAAAAAGAAATTCAAATAAAACAAAATGAATATTTAAATCCAAAAACAATTAAAGAGCAGATTAACAAATTTAAAGAAGAAGCAAAAAAATATCCAAAGGATATTGAAAATTTATTAAATTTTAATAATACTTTTGCAACTTATCATGGACATCAAATTACTTATGAAAATAAATATATGGTTGAATTTCCTGTTGATAATTTATATTTATCAGATATTTATACAAATATAGAAAAAATTAATTTTGTTGATGAAATAAAACAATATAATACACCTGGAAAAGAATTAGGAATATGTAATTTTAAAGATATCCCTTATGGAGAATTAAGTTCTTTATTATTATGGGGTGGTGGTGAAAAAGGAATAAAACCTTTATCATCTGGTGTACTTTCTAATAAAGATATAATATTTGCAAAAGATGGAACTGCTAAATATACAAATATAAATTCAACTATTAAAGTCAAAAGAAATGGATGTTCTGAAAGAACATATAAAACTGGGCATGTATGTATGTGGACCAGCAAAAATAGACTAGGTTTGAAACGTTCTATTATACAGTATATTTACAGTTTTTGTTCAGCAATTGGTTTATTTCATGCAAATATACCTAGATTACTTGGTTTTAAAAAAATAAAAATATTTGGTGGTTTATGTATTGGTGGATTATTAGAAAGAGTACTTTGTGCTTGGCAAGAAAGAATATCTAAAAAAATTAACGATATGTTTCAGTGTGTACCAGCACAGCTTGATACAGATTTATCTAAATCTGGTTTTGAAAACGCCACATTTCCCTATGGTTCAACATTAGATAATATTACTTTACTAGATACAAAAGTATCTGTTAAATTTGGAGATAGGTTTGTTATAAATAAAGTTCCTACTAATATAACTGGTAATAAGACTATTTCTTGTGGAGTCTTTATATTTGATCCCAATAAAAAATTAACTAACTTTTGTCCTTGGCGTTATAAAGGAGTTTGGGCCGGAAAACCTTTTGATGAAAAAAACAATTTTCAAATGGTAAAAGAATATAATAATCCTTTTAATAATCCATTAATTCAAGATTTGCTATCGAATACAAATGCACTTGGTGAAGATAGTATAACAAGAAAATTGATGTCTTTAATGTTTGCATTTTTAAAAAAACAAATATTGGTAGAATCTACTGATTTAGAAACTTCAATAGAAACTTTAATGGAAAATGTTATTTATGATGCTTTACAAAAAATAACAGTAGATTTGTCAAAATATGATTATTTAATAGAACAATTTAAAAACTTTAACAATAAAACAGAAAATGAAAAAAATAATTTAGAAAAAGAATTTTATGAATATTTTGAAGAATTAACTAATTATGGATTTACAAAACAATCAAAAAAAGAAGTCATTGTAAAAAAATATTGGAAAAATACAAAGCCACGTAAAAATTATTTACTTGATAGAGAATATGGAAAAAGCCTTGGAGATGAAAGAGATAGAGATGAAAAAAGTGGAGAAAGTAGAGGTAGAAGCTAATGAGTGAAAGAAATAGTAATTATAGCCGTGAGAATAGAGATCCAGATAAAGCATTTAAAAGAAAAAGGTTTTATCAAGAAGAAGATGAAGAAGATAGAAAACAATATATAGCTAAAATCGAAAAAGAAGAAAATGTAAAATTTAAAAGTTATGATCCTAAAACTGGTGAAATGATATTTATTAGAGTTGAAAGAAGTGCAGGTGATAGAAGTAAAATTCTAATACCTTCTTTAGAAAATATATCTTATTATGATGCTTTATTGTATGCTTATAAAAATATACCATCCAAAGAAGTAAAAGAAACTTTTAAATCTAATTTAGATTATTTATCAAAAATTGATCCTAGTTTAGCTAAAGTTTATAAAAGAGTAAGAACAATAAGAGATTATTTAAATGCAACTGGTAAATTTGATGGATTTTATGAACAATTAAAATCAACAATAGAATTTGTAACTTATGATTTAAATTTAAATGGATATAGTAAAGAAACATTTGAACAGTGTGTTAAAAGAGCTAATGCTTTAATAGACAATGTTCCTATTATTTAAAAGGAGTAAACATATGTATACAAAAAAAGATTTAAAAGAAGCTATAAAACATTGTAAAGAAAAAGTAAAAGAACTTAAGTGTGGTAAATGTAAAGAAGAACATGAAATGTTATTAGAAATGTTAATTGATTTAGAATTATATAGAAACAATAGAGGGTAAAATTATGGAAGTTTTTGTAGCTAGGATGTTGGAAGAAAAAGATAAACTAAAATACAAAATAAAAAAGATTGATTTATTTAAAGAAACAGAAGCGTTTCAAAAACAATGTTCTGTTGAAAAAACATTATTAATGGAACAACAATTATATATGCAAATGTATTTGAATTCATTGGAAAAAAGATTAAATTATTATTTAGAAAAGGATTGTGAAAAATGTCAAGTGTTACAAAAAACCCACAAATATTAATAAGTGCTTCTGTTGTTTATAATTGGTTTTTAAATTTAGGACCAGAAAATGAAAAATTTTTAGAGAACAATGAATTTTTAAATCACATAAAAACAGATGAAAATATAGTTCAAAGTTTAAAAAATGATTTTTTATTAAATGAAGATGAAAAAAATATAGATAAAAGATTTGAAGAAATAGCTAAAAAAATAATTGGAGAGAAAAATGGATAATATAAAAGATAAACAATTATATTTTGTAGAATTAAGTAATAGATTAGAAGATAATTTTGATTTTTTATTTAATGATAAAAATTTTGAATTAGATAATTACTTAAATAAAAGACTTTATTCAAATAAAGAATTTCAAATCTTTAAAAAAAATTTTCCATTTAATTTTGATGAAAATAGACTTTTATATATATTTGAACATTCTCAACAATTTGCTGAAATTAAAAATTTTAATATACAGGAATATTATTTGAGAATTGTAAAATCCGAAATTAAAAATACAAAAAAAATAAATGGTTTTATTAAAATTTTAGAAAATATTCCAGATAAAGTAAGTCTTGATGGATTTTGTGAAATATTTAATCAAGATAATTTTAAAAAATTTATTAATGAAATTACGCTGGCGGAATTTAATATTGAAGTAGATACATTGAAAGATGATAAAAAATTTGCTTTAAAATTATTAAATGAAAGAATTAGAGAGTTTACAGATGATGGTTCTAAATTAAATTATATATTAAACAATATTTCTGATTTATTTTATAAACAATCAAATATAGAAAGTGAAAAAAAAGCAACTGAAACTACTTATATATTTAACACATCTTATGACTTTAAAAAAGAAAAACCAGATTATTATTTAACTTTAACTGGAAGTGGAGAAGATGCCAAATATTATTCTGAACAAACAAATCCAGAAATAGTTAAATTTTGGACTCAATTTAATAAAGATAATTTTTTCAATCCAATTAATAAATATTTAGATGAAAAATTGAAAGCTTATAATAAATATCTTGAAACTTTAAATTTTGATTCTAACGATTGTAGAATGATAAAAACAGTATTATATTGGTTAACTTATTTAGGTGCAGGAAATTCTTATGCTAAAGAGCATATGAATAATATAAAAAATACAAAATCTAATTGGGCTACTGGTACTGAAAAAACAACCAATCCATCTTTTTATGGAAATTCAAAGTTTGCAAAAGCGTTGTCTAGTTATTATTCATTTATTACAGCTGAACAAAATCCTTATAAAAAAATAATAAATAATAAAGAACATCAAACAATGGATAAAAATGCTATTGCTTTGCATAGATTATTTGGAAAAATAGGTTTAGAAGCTTTAGGTATAGATGATGTAATTGATAATATTGGAATTATAAAAGATGTAGCAACTATAATAAATGAGCTTGATAAGAAATTAATAGTTAATGTTAATTTAGGAAGCTATATTAAAGGTTTCATTTCTTCTATAGTAAATTCTGTTGCACAATTATTAGATTTTTCTATTACAAATACATTTCAACAATTATTTTTTTTAAAATTAATACCTATAAATGGTAAAAAAATTTCAATTTCTGATTTATATAATTATTTACATTTTATAAGATTTTTAATTGAGAATATAGATAACACTGAAGAGCTTAATTCATATAATAAAGATTTTTTAATAAATGAATCTTTAAATAAATTAGGAGTTAACATCGCACAATTTAGAGAAATAGGTTTTGGTGCTTATGATAAAAAGTTAAATAGCACATCTGGAATTGTATTTTTTGTAGATAAATTACAAAGAAGTCCTAAAAATAGTAAAACTTATTTTACTGTATTTGAAGATTTGCCTATTTTATATACTCTTATAGAATTTGCATTAGAAAAAAGAGCATTTAATGGTGACTACTATGCTAAAAAAAATATAATATTTGGAAGCCAAGAAGAAATAAATACACTTTTAGCAAATTTAAGTATAGAAGAAGTATGCTTTATTTTCAAAAAATTTGATGTAGATTTGTTTAATGAAAGTAAATATTACTATATAGATAGAAAGTTTATACAAAAAGCTAGTAGTTCTATCAATACCAGCATTTTAAGAAGTATATTAGAAGGAACTAAATTATATAAAGAATATAAAGAATCTAATTTTTATAATTTAAAAGAGGAAAGTAAGAATACTGCTTTTGTTAGACACTATACTAGATTTATAGATGTGCAATTAGCTGAATATTATAGTGCAATAGAATTTAATAAAAAAGCAATAACTACAACTACATATGAAGATCAAGATTTAGGAGATTTTGATGATTTTTTAACTAGATTTTTACCATCAATATTTGAAATAACTAAACTATTTGGTACAGAAAAGGCTACAAAAGAAGAGCTGTTATCTTTAATAAACATGTTAATGAATTTTATAACTACAATTATGTTTGAAAAAGTATTGATGCAATTAAGAGATCAAATAAATAATACTATTTCTCATGTACAAGAAGAATTTTTTAAAGCTGTTGATAAAAAAACAGAAAAGTTAAGATATTTGGATACACAAGTTGAAATAGATTTAGGTTTAGGGCAGATTCCTTTAATTAAATCTATGCTAAAAACAATAAACTTCATAGATGAATTTATTGAAAAAATTCCAAAATCTATAATTCCCTGTTTTGTAAATGGAGATTATGATGAAGCTGAAAGAATATTAACTGAAAGAAAAAGAAAATATGAAGGTAATCTTCCAGACTTCAGAAATGACGAAAATAATGAACTAGAAAAAAATAATACAATTAATGATAATATAAAATATAACAAACCAAAGCAAGAAATTGTTTATCATTATTTGAATGGAAATGAAAAAAAAGTTGTTTTTAATGAAAAAGAAGAAAAAAACAATATAAATAAAATAAATAATAAAGATGAAGATTTTAAAACTGAAAAAACAATAACTGAAACTATTATAAGTAAAGAAGAAGATATACCATTAAAAATAGTTTATAAAAATGGAAAAGTTGAACTTATTTTTAAAAGTGGAAAAAGAGAAATAATTTTAAATAATAATGAAAAAAAGATCAGAACTTTAGGTAGTAAAGAACATTATTTAAATATAAAACCGATTGAAAAAGAAATTGAAAAAATATTAAGTAAAGATTCTGTTCAAAGAATAAAAGAAATAAAAAATTTTTTAGATAGAATAAATAATCTTGAATATTATTCTACATTAAAAGAAATAAAAAATTTAAAAAAGCAATTAAATAATGAAATAAATAAACCTCTTGCTAATAACAATGAAGTTAAAAAATTAAGGGAAAATATCAAGGATTTGACATTTAAATTAGAAAATGTTAAAAAAAGTTCGATATTAAATACGATTACTAAAAATGAAGAAATACCATTAATTAATTTTAAAAGTAATAATGAAGTTAATATAAATAAAGATATGTATAGAAATTTAGATGAATTTTTTAATAAAAAAATAGAAGTATTAAAAGAAGTTGATAATATGTTATCAGATACTAAAAATAAAGAAACATATCTTACTACTTATCAAATTACACAATTATTAAAGTAGTAAAGGTGGTGAATATAATTTTTGAAGGTTTAAAAGATTTACTTAATATAAATATATTTAACAGTAAAAAAAGAAAAGAAATTGATACTAATGAAGATGAAACAGAAATAGAAAAAAGAGATTATGGAAAAATTTATAGAAAAGAAGCTGAATTTTATGATAATCTTTCATTTTCAAATAATAGTAAAAGACAAGATGCTATGACTAGAAATATGGATGTTGTTTTGGACAAAATAAAAGAAGAAACTTTTAAATTACCATTATTAGCAAGATCAATATTGAACATAACGTCGAAAAGTTCTGATAAATTTTTTTATTTTACTGGAGAAGATGATAAAAAAGTAATAAAAGTTGCTAAAGAATTTAATAAAATTTTAAAAAGTAGTAATTATAATCCTAATTTGTTTTTAAAAGAAGCTTTTCAAAATCTAGTTAAATATTCTAATGTATTTATAATGCCTATTAAAGATGAAAAAAACAAACTGATAAGACTTAGAATAATGCCAAATAAAGGTTGGACAGTAAAAAAAAGAATAGGAACTTTTTTATGTGAAGAGTTTACTTTTGAAGATTATTATGAAGATGGATATAATAATACAAAATCGAAAATTTTTAAAAATAAAATAGATATTTTTCATTATACTTTTAATAAAGAATCTGATGAAATTTTTGCAATGCCTCTGTGGTGTTCAGTTATACCTGTTATAAAAAAATACAATTTTTTAACTAACAATGCACTTCAATCTTATGCAGATCAAGCAATCACAAGAATAATCTATGAAGTAGGAATAACAAAATCTGGAGCTATAAAACCGACTAGACAAGATCAATTCGATAGCACTAAAAGATTATTAAGAGAAACTGATGATGATTTAATTATAGATTTACCAGTTAATGTTAATAAAGTAGATAAAAATTTTAATTCTCCAGATAAATTACTTGAGGTTTTAGAAACTCAGATATATGCAGGACTTTATACTTCTAAAAGTCAATTAGGTTCTACAAGTTCTGGAAGGCAAGATGCTGAAACTCAAGATGAAAATACTTTGAATATAACGAATAGTTTCTTTAAAGAAATGGAATTTCAAATTAATAGGACTATAATAGATGAAATTTGTATGAATTTATTTGGTTCTTTAGATGATGAAATAGAAATGAAATTTTCCGAAGGTTTTAACCTTGAGGAAAGAAGAGAAAAACATGCTGTATTTTTATTTCAAGGTGGAGTTATTACCATTGATGAAGCTAGAAAAATGTGTAACAAACAAACTAAGAAATTTGAAATAAAAAATACATTTCAAAATTTATATAGTAAAACTAATTCTGAAATGAGTGGTACAGTAGAAAATGTTAATAACCCAAAAAATCAATATACTAGTGGTACTGGCACCACAAAGAAAACGAAAAAAAATTAAAGAGGTGAAAGAAAAAATTGCACGAATATACTTTTTATAAAATTAGTGATAGTTTAGATATTAATATTCTAAAAGATTCTAATGAATTAAACAAAATAAAAAATGTTTACGTATTAGAAGATAAAAAAATTAAAAAACCAATTTTAAAAGAAAAAGAATATCAAAATATCATTTATATGTTAGCTACAACTTCTGATAAAAAAATAAATTATAGAAAATATGATGATGAATCTGTTATTGAAATGTCAGATAGTGGAAGTTATATGACCCCATATAATAAACCAGTTTTAAAAAACCATAATGATTGGAGTGGCGAACCATTAGGTAGAGCATTGGATAGTTTTGCTATTGATCATAAAACTTTATCATATAAAAGTCCTTATAATTCAGAATTGCCAGAAGAAGTAATAAAGTATTTTAAAGAAAATAATTGCTTTAAAGATGGTAAAACCTCAATTATTTTAAAATGTTTTGTTGATAACAATACTATGGAAAAAATAAAAGATGGATATTACTTAACGGTATCTCAAGGAATTACATGTTCAGACATGATTTGTAATATTTGCGGAGAAACATTTTTTAAATGCTCTCATTATGCTGGTTCAATTTATAAAGTAAATGATGTTGAAACTGAATGTATACCAAAAGCAATAGGACCTTTTATTGCTGAAGAAATTTCAATAGTAAATATTCCAGCTAATGATACTTCTATTATTTATGTTCCAGAAAAAAGAGAAGAAAATAACAGTGCTTCTGCTTCTGATAATAAAAATATAGAAAATCAAGCACAAATTGACAATCCAGAAAATCAATGTAAAGATAGTAAAAACAATAATAATATAAAAGACAATAAAGGTGGTTCAACAATGTTAAAAGATTTATTAAAAAAATCACTTTTAAAGGATATGAAAAATGTTTGGACATTAAAAGATGAAATGACTGAAAAAATAGAAACATTTTTTAATTCATTAGAAGAAGATAAAATAGAAGACTTTATTGGTATTATAAATATTTTGCAAGATAGTACTAATGAAAAAATGAAAGTTATAGAAGATTCTGCTGTTAAATTAAAACCATATGTTGCTACTGGGATTTTAGAACAAACAGAGCAAACAGAAAAAGATGTTGAAGATAATAAAACTCAAACACCAGAACAAAAAACAGAAAATAATAGCGAACAACAAAATCAACAAACTAATCCTATCAATGATAATGACAATCCAGATGAAAAAAATCTAAAAGATAATAAAACTAAAACAAATAAAGAAAATGTTGAAAATGAAATGAAAGATTATAAAGAAAATTTAAAAGATAATAATGGCCAAAGTTCAAAAGAAAATGATGAAGTTATGGCTATGTTACTTAATAGTTAACGGAGGTAATAAATGTTTACAAATAGAGCATTAAGCGAACCAATAGGTTATAAAGGAACAGCCAAATCAGTTATAACTTCTGGTTTAGGAACACCTATGGCAGACCCAAGTTTAAAAGAAGTTTTTTATATAAAGGGAGTAATGCCTGATGGATTAAAATTAGTAACTTCTCCATCAATAGCAGTTGCTATTAACGATAATGGATTTTTAGTACCAGCTGATGGTACATTAGCTCCTTACGGAGTAATAGGTGCTTGTTTAAGAAGTACTGAACATTTAAAACAATATTTTAATGGTGGAAAAAATGCTGAAGGTGCTGTTTCTACAGCAAATAATATGGATGATTTACATGGTATAACTCCAACTGTTTATCAAGCTGAAGCATTATTTGAAAGAGGATATGCTTACAAAAATGATGGTGCTACAAAAAGTTTATTTGAATTTAAACCAGGACAATTGTTAAGACCAATAACTGCAACTGAAATTGCTACTTCTATTGGTGATGATACTTTACCAGTATTATTTGGAGAAACAAAAACTGATTGCCCTAAAACAAAAGCGTATTATGCTGGAATGCCTGTAGTTTTTACAAAAACAGATGACCCAACACAAATAATAGGTAGAGTTAGTTCAATATTACCAGGTAATTTTTATGACAATATGATTTACACAAATGGTAGTTGTTTTGACTTTGAAATAGCTGGTAAAAATACAGCTGGATTAAGTAGAAATGTATATAATTCATTTGAAACAGTTTATAAAAATAGTAATTACGAAAAGAAAATAGTTGAATTTTATGTAACTATGTAACGGAGGTATATTAATCAATGGCAAAAAGATTCGTAGAATACGATAAAGAACAAATAAAAGATTCTTTACAATCATTCCTTTCATTAAATAAAGAAAGAGCAATAGTTGATGATAAATTATTTAAAGATAATGCTGAAGATAGTTTAGAATTTGTAAAAAGAATAGAAGATTTTTCAGAAATAATTATAAATAATGGTTTCGATGTACAAACTCAAAAGAATTTTTCAATGAGAGATTTATCATTAGAAATAGAAAAAACAATTAAAGATTATAGTGAAAAGACTGGAAAATCTATAAAAGACTTTTCTGCAAGTTCATTAGGCGTTTTTTCGCAACAAATATTAAATAGAGTTGTTACAAAAATACAATATAATGACTTTGAAGCTTGGCAATATGTTTCTAAAGACATGCCTTTAGAAGATTCAACTGTATTTTATACAGTAGTAATTGGTGAAGAAGGTTCTCCTGCAACAGCCAGAGTTGCTGAGAGCGGAGAATTTAAGACAATTAATTTAGAATCAACAGAAGATTTTGTTAAAACTTCAAAAGGTAAAGTTGGAGTTATGGTTGCTTATTCACAAGAGGCTTTAGAAAGAAATGGTTTAGCATTAATAAATACTTTATTGTCTGCGGCAATAAATGATATGAAAAGATATAAATCTTTAGAAGCAATTAGACTTTTAGAAACTCATGCAACTACAGCATTAGACGCTTTATCTTCAAATCCAAAAATGAAACCATCTGGAAGAAGTTTTCAAAATCCAGTTCAACAAAATGGTACATTGTTACTTGGAGATTTAGAAAAATTCTTATATCAAGCACAAAACTCTCACTTTAATATAGATGTAATTTTCTTACATCCATTAGCTTGGAATGTAATTTATAAAGAACCTAATATAAGAGAATATTTAAAAGAAACTGCAAATATAAGATTTATGATACCAGCAAAGATGGAAACAATTTATCAAAATGCTGTTACAAAATGGAATCATAATGTTGGAAAAGCTGTTTATAAAACAGAAAAAATGGAAGTTCCACAAATTATAAAAAACAAAAATTTAAATATAATTGTAACTCCATTAGTTTCTTATTTTGTAAAAGGTTCAACAGTTTATTCTCCAGCTACTAGATTTACAACTGCACCTGTTGCTCAATATACATCAGTTTCTGAAAATTGTACTGATATTCTATTATGCGATTCTTCAAGAGCGTTAAGTTATGTTCATGACGGAAAAGGAATAACAGTTGACAGAATTGAAGATAAATTGGTTGATGTTACAAAAATAAAACTAAAAGAAAGATATGGATTTGTTTTAGATAAAAATCATGGTGTTTTTGCTTTTAGAAATATTACTGTAACTGATGATGTTTATGACCCAACTGCAAATCAACCTATTATTACTTTAAAGAGAAATGAAGTTTTTAACTAATAAATAAATTGAATAGGCAGGTAATTTTTCCTGCCTATTTCAAAATTGGAGGAATAAATGAAAGTTATTAAATTATATGGAGTTCATTATTTATCGCAAAATGGAATCTTGCTTAATTCTGAAAATAATTTCGTTGAAGCAACAGAAGAAAATATTTTAAAACTTCATAAATTTATTGAAAATAAATATGTAAAAGTTGTTGAACTTGACGAAAACGGAAAAGAAATAATTGAAGAAAATGAAACAATTAAAGAAGAAATAAAAGAATTGTTTGAAGAAAAAAAAGATGAAAAAAAAGTTACAGAAACAGTAACTGAACAAACAGAAGAAAATGAGGAAGAAAAAAATCAATTTACTGAAGAAGAAAAATTTGAAAAAAAATCTAAAAAATCTTCTAAAAAATAGGTGATTTTTATGGATAATAAAGTTCGATGGAACAAAAAAAAACTTATATATAAATTAGATGAGAATGAGAATCCTTTAAAGACAAATTTTTTTTCATTTTATAAGAATGGTAAAAAAATATTAAACAATTTTCTTATCAGAATAATTGATGAAAAAGAAGTTGAAATTGAAGGCAATTTTTCTGAAGAGTATACTTTAAAAGTTAATAATATAAATTATCTTTTTAATGAAGATTTGGATAAAAATGAAAATAGTGAAAATAAAAATTCCGCTGGCGTAAAAAAAGAAATCAAAGAAATAGAGTTTGAAGAAGATTTTTACGAAGTTGATAAAAAATATAAAATTACATTAAACGATGACATTATATTAATCGAAAATTTAGAAGAAAATATAAAATTAAATATAAATAACAGTGGTATAAAAATAAATAAAGAGATAAAACCATTTCAAATTATTGTAGAACAATACACTAATGAAATTTATCCAGATTTTCCTTACAAGAAAACAAAAATAAATGTTGAAAATAAACATGAAATAAAAAGAAAAACCAATGTTATTTATAAAATAAAAATAGGTGATACTCATTATATAGTTAAAGAAGTACCTAGATTTTATTGGAGCAATGTAAAAGATTTAAAAGAATTTTTAAAAGATACAAGTTTGGAATTTTCTAATAAAACAGACGAACAATTTAAAAAACTAATTCAAGAAAAATCTGTTTATTTAAAAAGAAGATTTGGATTAAATAAAAGTAGTATTGAGGATATAGAATATTTTCCATTATATAAAAAACTAGTAAATTTATATTGTTTATATGACATAATAGCTTTAAGTTTTATAAATGGAGTTAATAGTGATTTAAATAATGGTGCTATTAATAGTGCTGGAAGTAATTTAAAATTAGGTAATTTTTCTACTGGTGTTGATGGTGGAGCTAATGGTTCTATTTTATCTACTCAATTAGTTAAAAATATGATAGATGTGGCTGAAAAAGATTTATACGCTTCGTTATATAAAAAACACGGAATAGCATATAGAAAAAATTTAGAACAAAGAGGTGGTGTTTTCTGTGCAGAACAAATATTCTTTAAAATTTAAAGAAGCCTCGCTTACTGGAAGTAAGGTTCTGATTTTAAAAGGAACTGTAAAATGTGATTGTTATGATGAAAATAGATTAATAGATTCTGAGCCAAAGCCAGACTGTCCTAAATGTTTTGGAACTGGAATACAAAGACAAGCTATTTTATCTTCAAAAATAAGAAATGAAATTAATAACGCTTATAATCAACAATTCGAATCAACTGATAAGAATACAACTATTAATGAAAAAAGAAAATTTTATTTTCCTTTATTTTATTCTGAAATAACAACTGAAGATTATCTATGTTTATTAGATATTGATGAAAAAACTATAATTTCTGTTTACAAAGTTATAAATAAGGAACAGTTTAGAGATCATGACTTTGTTTTTTATGAAATAATTGGTAAAAAAATTAACTTTATTAAAAAATTTAAATTAGAAGAATTTGAAGAGCTGAAAAATTTATCTAATGATGAACTTAATTTAAAAGGATAAAAATGAAAATAGATGCTAATAAAAAAGAAAATTTAAAAAAAATGGTTGAAAAATATAAAAATACATTTTCGTTTAATAGACCAGATATATTAATAGACTTAGTTGATGAAATACAAACATTATTAGAATTTTCTTTTACTATTGAAAATTATCCTATGCCTAAAATTATTTTAGGTGATGATATAAAACCAAATGACACAACTCAATCATTAGATAAAGATAATGGACAAATATTTATAAGATTAAATAGGAGAAGTTATCACACTCAATTAGAAAATGATAGTAGAAAAATGTTTCAATCAGAAAATGTTATTTTAGCTTCTAGCCCTAAATTTAGTAAAACAATAAGGATAGAAGAAAGAGATAATAAAAAAACAGAAATACCAATAAGAGAAGAAATGTTTTTCTCTGATAATGAATTTATATTCACTTTAAAAACAAAAACATTAAAACAACAATTTAAAATTTTAAATATTTTGGAAAGAACATTAAATATTTATTCAAAAAAGATAACTTCAAATTTTGTTGTAATATCTGGAATTTCTAATATAAAAGGTATTCCTAAAAAAGATAAAGATGATTTAGAAACATTAGAAATATATTATCAATTTAGATTAAAAGAAATTTCTTCATACAATGAATATTATTTATTAGAAGCATTTAGAATAGCTTTTAACAATACTGAAAATGATAATGAAAATTCAATATATTCAGATGTTACAGACGAAATTTTAAACAATAAAAGAAAAAAAGCTAAATTTCTAAGCATTGACAAAGATGTCTTTTCATTGACTAGTTTTGAAGCTAATTAATATAAATAATTTTAGACTCATAGGGGGTAAAAAAATTAATGGCTAAAAATAATAAAAAAAATACTATGCTTCCTGGTTTTTATGTAAATATAGAAGATACTAACCAATCAAAACCAGCTGAAGTAAAGCTAAAAGATGTATATACAATTTTTGGTATTCTTCCAGAAAAAATGAAAACAAGAGATGAAGATGGAGAAATTGAAGAAGTATTTATAGAGCCAAATGAACCTATAATGTTATCTTCTGCTCAAGAAGCTATTGAAACTCTTGAAAACAACTCTTTAGTTTTAACTAGAGAAATAAAAAATATAATAAGATTAATACCTGATGGTTCAAATATTGCTGTTGTTAGAATAGTTAAAAGAAACGGAGATGAACCAGATCCTAATTCATTAACTGATATGTACGAAGCTCTTGATTTTGCTTTTGAAAATTTGGAAAACTTCCAAACAAGAGAAATAATTTTAGCTGGAATTTCATTAGATAACGCTGTTGCTTTGGATCCAAATAAAGTTCAAGTAAAAGAAATTAAAAATTCTTTTGAAGAGTTTGATAAAGTTATAAAAGGAGTATTTCCTTATAACACAACTGCTGGTATTACAGTTGATAAAAAATTTGATTTAGAAATAAAAGGAACAAAAAGTGCAAATTCAGCTGGTGAAACTGATGATGGAGTTCATGACACATTTGAAGTTAAAATTAATGGAGAAACAGCAAAAGTTATCACAGAAGACGGTTCAAAAGATTTTAAATTTAATGCTGAATTAACTTATACTGGTGTAACAGGTTCTAAAACATACACAATCAATTCACAATCAGAAGAGTTAAAAGATTACATAGAATTAAAAGTTGAATCTGGAAAACTTATTGCAGAAATCAAAAAAGATATGATGCTTAAACTTGACGATGAAACAATAGTTAGATTAAAAGATGGTAAATTTAATGTTAAATCTGATGAAAGAACTAAAACTGAAGTAATAAGTGAATATAACATTGTAAAATTATCAGATGATGCTTCTATTTTAAGAAGAACATTAATTCATAATTTAAAAATAACTACAACTCAAAATCCTTGTTATACTTTTTTATCTCCTATTCCGCCAAAATCTTTGTCTAAAAAAGATATAGAAGCTTACGTTGAAAGATGTCAAACATTAAAAGAAAAGATCAGAGAACAATCTACTATCACTGACAATAAAGGTAAGAGAATAGATTTAGGTAAATTTTTAAGTGTTCCTGTTGGAGTAAACCAATACGATGGACTTGGGGGATTAAGCGGATTTCCTCAAGCAAAAATAGCTACTATAAATAACGATAAAGTAATTACAAAAAAAGCTACAACTTCATTTGCTATTGGAGATAAAGTTGAAGTTTATACTCATAATAAATTAGATGTATTAATTCATTCTACAACTGTTAAAAAAGTTGTAATTAATGATACAAATTCAGTAGAAATAACATTGAATGAATCTGTTCCTTCTGAAATTTCAACTGGATTAAATCCTAAATATATAATGAACATAAACAATAAAGATTTTAATGGAAACTATTTAGCTAGACAATATTCAAATATTTGTAGAGAAGCAGGAGTAGATAGATCGCCTGCTGGGCTAATATTCCCTGGTGAATGCCAATTAAAATTCTCTGATAAACAATTACAACTTCTTGACAGTTTAAAATTCTGCGTTTTACAACAAGAACAAGCTCAATCTGTTGGTTCTATTTCTAGATCACAATTAATGACTAGTTATGACAATGTATTCCAAAAAATAGATACATTAAATGTTGTTTATAAGCTTATACAAGATTCTAAAGATATTTTATTGCCTTATAAAGGTAAAAGAATAAATGAAGGAACTGAATTAGCATTAATAAAAACAGAATTGGAAGATACAGTATTTAAACCAGCTGTTAATGAATTTATAATGCCTAATTATAATGTTAATTTAATACTAGGAAGATTAACTCAACCAAATGGAGTAAAAGAAAGAACTATGTTTATGGATTTTTCAATTACAGAAATAGAAACTTTACAAAACATCAGAATGAATGTAAAAGTATTATAGTAAATTTATTTAGGAGCTGTAAAAATATACAGCTCCTATAATGGATTAAGAGGTGAATATGTCAAAAAATAATAATGAATTTTATTCAGCGACTATTAGTGGTGCTGAATTTGAATGTAAATTTGCATTTCCTAAAATATACTTTACTAAAAATCCAGCTGATAAATACGCTAAAATTTATTATGATATAGGATTTTTAGAAGATATAGGTTGGAGCACAAGTAATAGTGCAACTCCTAAATTTAATTTAACAGCAATAGATGCTATAGATATATACGCTGGTATGGAAATCACAGAAGGGCAAATGACTTTTAAAGTATTCCATCATGATTCTTTTGAAAAGTTAAAAGAAGTTATACTTGAAGGAATAAATCATGGAAAAGATAAAATGAAATTTCCAGAAATTTATGACAGTCCTTTTCTATCATTAGATTTAGAATGGGAAAAGTGGGAATTCCATAATGATCATACTAAAATAAATTGGGGACAAATGCCTTTATTTGACATTATATTAATTGCAAAAAACAAAAATGAAAATAATGAAATAGAAGTTAGAAAAAAAGTATTAGAAGGTGTAGCATTAAGTGGACAAGGAAGTTCTGTTGCTATTAATTCTACTGAAATTTCTGCTTTTGCATCATTTATGTCTATAGGTAAAATAACAGACTGGGAAAAATATGAAGGGAATGATTAATAATGTCACAAAAAGATTATATGTTACTTGGAAAAATCCTTTGTAAAGGTTTTGGTTTGAGAGTTTTTTTAGAAATCCCATTAACAAAAAAAGATAGTAATGGTATTAAAAAAACAAAAAAATTTAGATATGAAATTGGAAATTTACAACAAATACTAGCTGAAACAAATAGACAAACATCACAAACTAGAGTAGCTGGAAGAAAAAATCCAGTAAGTAATTCTAGTGGTTTAAGAAATACATACGGAACAATTGTTTTTACTCAATTAGACCAAGGTATGATATTTTCTATGTTTAAAGATATAAGAAAATATAATAGTAAAACTAAAAAATTTATAGCAACAAATTTAGATGGTTTTGGACTTGAAGATTTTACAATTTTAGAAGAAGACCAAGAATTAATCGGTGGACCAATAGAAAATTTAACAACAGATTTATTTGAAACTGATTATATAGATTTACAAGATTTACCGCCAGTAGATATAGTAGTTTATGGAACAGCTGATAATATAACTGATGGTGTTTACGAGCCAAACAAAACTTATATGTTTAGATGTAATAAAGTTACATTTTTATCAGAAACTTTTGGAATTTCTGCTGGAAGCCCAATGCATGATGTTGCTACCAAAGTTCAAATACTTGGTTCTATTGAACCTTGGAGAGAGGTGAAAATAAACTAATGGCTTTGAATAAAGATAATTTTCATAATTATAAAAATAAATCTAAAGATTTTGATACTTTTAATGGAACTGAATTAAAATTTTTTATGAAAGTACCAACAAAATATAATGAATACAATCAAGTAATAAAATTTGAATTAGTTGAACTTGGACAAGCTTCGTCTTTCTCTTATATAGAACAATATGCAATAGAACCAGTACCTGTTATTGGATTAAGTGGAGCTGGTGGAATAGCAAGAGGTTCTAGAATAATTAGGGGTTCATTAGTTTTTGAAGTTTTAAAAGAAGGATTTGTAAATGAGGTTAAATCTGTTCTTAGAAAAGCTGGAATCAAACAAGTAGAAGTTAATTATGATGCTAATGGAAAAGATTATACTCCTAAATATTCTTTAACTGATATAGAATCAGTAAATGATTTTCCTAATTTTGACATAATAATGTTAGGAGTAAAAGATAATAATCCTAACAAAAAAATTCAAAAACAAATACAAGGATTAAGATTTTCTCAAGGACAATCTGGAATAGGTGTAAATCAACTATCTGTAAGAGAACAATATGCTTTTTTAGCTAAAAGCATAGAAGATTTAAATATGGTAGAAGGTGCAACTGAAACGGATATTGGAGATGAAGAATATTATTCTTGGGATGGAGGTGTTAATCCTTAATGGCTCAACAATCAGTAGAAATTAAAAAACAAATATATAATTATGCTGTTGGAACTGGTAAAGATTGTAAATTATTTTTAACAATAGCTATGGAAGAAAAAGGTAAAAGAAAATATTATCAAATACCGTTAACAACAATAGTCAGTTTACAAGTTTTTACTTCAACTGAAAAAGAACCTAGATACACTTTCGGTGATCCAGACCCTAGAGGGTTAACGCATGGATTTAAAAGAATATCTGGACACATAACTGCTGTTGTATTTAATGAATCTATTGGAGAAAGAATAAGAAAAGAACTTAAAAACTATTCACCAGTAGAAGGTTCAAAGTTAAATTTAGATACTGATGGAGTTATAGAACTTAGTGAACTTGATAGATTGAAACATTTAGACGAATTACCGCCTTGCCAAATAAAACTGTTTATAACTCATCCAATAAGTAAATTAGTATATAGTAAATCAATTGTTGGAGTTAAATTTACTTCATCTGGGTATTCGATTGGTGGTTCTGCAACAATGGGTGAACAATATAGCTTTGTAGCTGTAGCTGTTACTCCTGTAAAATTAGAAAAAGTAAGCAACGAAAGTGAATTAAATCCAGGTAGCACTATTTAATACAATTGTATCGTTGAATAAAATGCTCTCTGAAAAGAGAGCTTTATTTTTTAGGAGAAATATGGATTTTATAGTAACAAAAAATAGTTTAGTAGACTTAAATGTATTTTTTTATAAAAAGGGAATGACCAACATTCACAGACCAATGTTATCTATGTTAAAAATAGATAGTTCAAGACAAACAGAACCGTTTTTTCATATAGGTTTTAAACATAATATGGGATATTCTAGTTCAAATCAAATAATTTCTGGAGTAATGGTATTTGAAGTATTGGAAGGTTATCCTTTACAATCAATTTTATTTATCAATAATGACAATCCAAATAAACCATACAAACAAACATTAGAAGAACTTGATAGTTTAGATTTCTATTGTGTACAAAAAAAAAATGAAGACCCATATGGTGATTTTGTACTAAAAAATGTAAAATTTGTAAATACACAATATAATCAAAGTACAACAGATTTTTCAAGAAGATTAGTTGCTACGTTTGTAGCTGAATCAAAAGAAAACTTTAGAATTCCATTCTTCTTCAATTACTTCAAAAGCGATATTTATTCTTCGCATATAATCAGAGATAAAAAAGAAATAGATGAAATAAAAAAAGATTTAAACAATACTTGGGATAGATTACCAAAAGATATAAAAGAAGATTGTATTTATGCTTTAGGATTAGAACTGAAAAGTAATGATTTAGAAACAATAAAAGAAGCTATACAAAAGACTTGGGAAAAAATTTATATTAATAAAATAATAGGAAATACAACTTTAAAAAAAGATTCTCCGTTGTATAGGATGAAAGAATTTATAAGAGTTTATTACAATTATGCAAATCAGTTAAATTATTATTTAGCAAAAGCTAGAGGGGATTTAGATTTTTTAAATTTTATTAATTTAGAAAACAGAACAGATATAACTAACTCTTATAAAGAAAACTTATTGTTCAAAAATAATGATGTTAATGAAAGAATGAAATATAAAAAAGAAAATAATAAAAAAGAAACAAAACAAAATATAGTTATAAATAAAATAAAAAAATAGAGGTGTTAAAATGGAAATAATAAAAACAAAATTTAAATTTGGGCCTTTAAGTTTAAAAAGATTGGAAAAAGTTCATCCGAATTTAGTTAAATTTGTAACTGAATTATTAGATATATCTCCTTATGATATTATAATAACAGAAGGATTAAGAACTGTTGAAACACAAATGGAATATTATTCTTACGGAAGAACTAAATTTGTTAATAAATGGGGACAAAAAACAGGAATAATAACTAAATGTGATGGTGTAAAATTAAAATCACAACACCAAACTCATGATGATGGATATTCTCATGCAATTGATTTTGCATTTTCTGGAGAAACTAAAGGAAAGTTAGATTTTAGTGCTAAAAAATATTATGAAATTAGAAAAATTGCTGAACCATTGATGAAAAAATATAATGTAGAATGGGGTGGAGATTGGAAAACTTTTAAAGATATGCCTCATTGGCAATTAAAGAGAGTGTAGTATATGACATTAGATCAAGGTTTTACTGATGAATTTATAGAACAATTTTCTAATCAAGGTTTTTATGCCGCACCAAATAGAACAAAAATTAACATATTTTTAGATGGCCAGCAATGGTTGGTTGGAAATGCAATAGTAGCAAACATAGAGCAAACAAACGAAAAAATACCAGTTTATTCATACAATTCACCTAATTATTCAAAATATTTAAATGGTAGAGAAATAGTAACAGGAACTATTGGACTTAGAAAAATAACAGTAGCTCAATTTATAAAAATGATTGCTGTTGATAAAAAAAATAGAGATCTAGAAAAAGAAATTTCTGAATTATCAAAAGAAATAAAAGAACTTGAAAAAATAGTTGATAAAAATGGAAAAAAGATAGAACCAGATGGTATAAAAAAAATGATTTTATCAAAACAATCAACAATCAAAAGATATGATGAAATAATTAAAAAATCTACTGGAAGCAATGCTGTCCAATATCAGATGGAAAACTATCTTAATGGAGATAAAGATATATTTCCAGATGATGATTTACTTTATTATTTAGATAATAAAACTGATGGTGATAATAGGTTAAAAATAGTAATTAATTTTGAAGGTTCTGGGCCAGACATATGTCCTTTTATAGCATTAAAAGATGTACTGTTTATTAAAAAACAAACTGAAATTAATGTTGGCAGAGGAGATATTATTGAATTTTATACTTTTATAGGAAATCCAAGTTATAACAAAGGAGTTAAAAATGTCTAAAAAAGAAGAATTAAAGAACAAAGATGAAAAAGAAAAAATAATTAAAGCTGAGAAAATAACAGATTCAAAAATTAAACTAAAAGATTAAGGAGTTTAAATGAAAACTAATACAGAAATACTAGATGATTTAAAAAAAGAATTAGAAAACAACAAAAAAGAAATTAAAGAAGTTGAATCTAATAAAGATGTTCAAAAAGATGAAATTAAAATTAATAATTTTAAAAAGAAAAAGAAAAAAAATAGATTTAAAAATATAAACAAAGAAACAGATAAAAAAGACTCTGATGATGTTTTAAGAATAAAAAAAGAAGCTGAAGAAAATTTTTATTTATCAACAGATTTTTTATCATTTAAAGAAGATTTTTTAAAAGATGAAAAGAAAAGAGATTTTTTAACAAATGCACTTACTGTTTATAGATCAAAAGGTTTCACCGATATAGATAATGACAAATATCTTGAATTAAAAATGAAAAATCCATCTTTAACAGCATTTGTAATGGAAGCTTCTTTTGATGAAATTCAAACTGGTATTACTGGACATGTTTACTTTATTAAACCTTTATATCAAGATGAATATAGAGAATTTAAAGCAAATTATGGAGATGAACAAAAATTTCCAAATGAATTTTTAGACTTTACTTTAAAGAAATGTATTCTTTATCCAGAAATAACAGATGAAGAAATAAAAAGATTGCCAGCTGGAAGAGCTATTGCTATGTGCCATACTGTAAAAGTAATGAGTGATTTGACTAAAAAGTTTAAAATAATTGAGGTATAAAATGAAAATTTATATTGAATGTAAAGGTATAGAAAGAATTATAGAATTAATAGATTTAAAAGTATTAGATTTTGTTAAAAATGAAGAATTCTATTTTAAAAATAAAGAAAGTTTTTTAGAAAAATATACTGATTTAAATAAAGAAGAAAGAGAAATATTATATGAAAATGAAGATTTTTTAAAAGAATTAATAAACTTTTTCATTATTAATAATAATATTGAAAATAAATATTTATTTGAAAAAACAATTAGTGAATTTTCTATTTTAAATAATACTTTTCTTGGATTCTTTTTTTATAATTTACTAAAAAAGAATTATACTTTTGACGAATTAAGCAAAAAAACAAATAAAGAATTACTTATGCTTTTTTTATTGGAGGCAAGTATGAAAGGACTTGAATTTGATAAAAGAGATATTTTTGAAACTTTTAAAAAAGCACTAATTGAAAATTATGATGAAGAATTAACAAATAAATTTTTAAATATAACTAGACCTATAGTTGAAGGAAATCCTTATACTAAAACAGAAGAAGAAATATTTAATGATAATTTAAATGAACTTAGAAGTCTTTAAAGAGGTTGAATAAATTAATGCAGTTAAATGAATTAAAAGTAAAAAAATTATTTAATGAAAACTATATATTATTAGAAGATTTTAGATATCAAATAAATAAAATGTGTATAACCGTTCCTAAAGGTTTTGTGACTGATTTCGCTTCAATACCAAAAATGTTACATTTAGTAATACCAAAACATGGAAAATATGATATTGCGGCTGTTATTCATGATTTTTTATATAGTGAACTAAATGTAACTGGAATAAATAGAAAACTAGCAGATAAAATTTTTGAATTTATAATGATGGAAAGTGGAGTTAATTGTTATTTAAGAAAAATTATGTATTTAGGAGTTAGAAAATTTGGAAGACCGTTTTTTAAAGATTTAAAAATAAATGGATTAAAATCTTTTGATGATGAATATTTGATAAATCATTCAAAAGAAGCTAAAGAATATTATAATTTTTATAAACAAACATTAGGATTTTAATGGAGTAAATAATGAATGAAGAACTAGTAACAGAATTAAAAGAAGAACAAAAAAATAATTTTGAAGCTATTCCTGTTAGATCAGAAAGCCTATTATGGAAAACTGCTAAACTTGGAGTTTTTTACGCTTTAACTGGAATAGCATTAAAAAAAACAAAATTAACAAAAGATTATTCAGATTTAATGGCTTTTGGTGCTGTTGCTAGTGCTACGTTATTAAATACAAATGAACAAGAAAAGTATTCAGATGATTTTGTTGCATTAGGTTTTTTGTTAGCTATCACTTCTGGATATAAAGGTTTTAAAAGTTTATTATCAGATAAAGATTTTTACGATAAAACATATAATTTTTTAGATAAGGCTGATGATATAACAAAAAAAATGAAAATTTTTATTCCAGAAGTTTGGAATAGAACAACAGATAGTTTATTTAATGGAACTATTAATAAAGGGATGGAAAAAGTTAAAAATTTTAAAGCAGAAAATCCAGAATCTGGTTCAATTTCTACAATAGTACATGGTGCTTTTGGATTTGCTAAATCATTTCAAGAATCACTTTTTGAAACTTTTTCTTCTGGATTTTCTCAAATAGCTGAAAAAAAATGGGCTATATTTGATGATGTTATAGAAAATAGTGATTTTGGAAAATTTAAAAGATTATCAGAAGAAAATCCAGAATTAGCTGTTTATTTAAAAACATTAAAAAAAGTTCCATTAAAGGATTTAGATATAAATACTGAAAGTGGATTAACTTTTACAGATAATTTATTAAATAATAAGTTTTTAAAACAATTTACTAAAGATTTTATTGGGCTTGATACAAAAGAAGTTTTAGAAAACGAAGTATTACTAAAAGAAGCTCAAAAACAAATAAAAGAATTTCAAAGATATAATAAAATAAATAACCAAAGTTTTTTTAAAGATTTTCTTGGAGAATATACTGTATATAAAGATGGGGAAAAAACAGCCAATATAGGAAAGATACTAAATGACGGAAACAATTATATATCTTCATATAATACACTATTAGATGGTTTTTATTTAGAAAATCCAAATATAGATAAAAATGCTGATGATTTAGGAGAAAGATTTCTTAGATGGGCAGAAAACTCTTTTTATTCTGGAGATAGTAGTGATAAAAAAGATGATTTAAGAAAAGTAATAAATTCATTTTATGATCAAAATGATTCTATTAAAATAGCCGATTTAGAAAAATACGTTGGAAAAGAATTTACTTTAGATAAAACAAAAGATTTAATTGAAGAAGAAAACAAATTAACCGATATTGGTATTATGGATTATATAATAAATTCTAATAGCAATAAAAATAAATTATTTAATGTAGAAATTAATAAAGTATTGAATGAAGATACTAATCAATATGGCGAAGTTTATAAAATTACTGGAATAAATAATTTTGAAGCTTTAAAAAATTTTAAATTAACAGATATTGTTAAATATAAAAATGGAGAACTTATTGATGAAACAATGGGTGATTCATCTTTATTATCTTATAGAATTGGCGAAATAGTTGAAAATTTTATTTCTGCTCATTATAAAGTTAATAATTTACTTTCAAAAGCTACTTTAAAAACTTGGAATCCAATGTCTTTAATAGATAGTGAAAGAAGAAGAAAGCAATATATAGCTAATAATATTCAAAAAATGTCAATTAGTAGAGAAGAAGGTAGTGAACTGTCTAACTTTATAATTGATGGTGTTAAGTTTGGTACATATGATTTTGAATATATAAAAGATAAAAAAGACTTGCCTAATGAAGTGATTAGACATGCTGGAAATATATTAAAAAATAAATATAAAGAATTAGATATTGACTATATGAATCCAGAAAAAGGAAAATCTTTTCATGTATATGATAAAGTTATTGATTTAATAGAAAATGGTTTAACTGAAGTACCTGGTAAAATAATAGAATTTGATTCAGATAAAAGAGCTACACTTAATTCTGAATTAACTAATGCTTTAAAAATAGCTTCAGCTAGTTATTTAGATAAACTTGGTTCTAAAGAAACGAAAGGTTTCTCTGAATATAGTGCTAGTGAAATATTTGAAAAAATGTCTAGTAATAGTAATATTAAAAGAAATGTTGAGGATGTTTTTTTAAATAGAAAACAATTCTTTTACACTTCAAGTTTAAAAGATAACAATTACAAACAGTATTACTTAAAAAAGGTAGTAGACGTAGCTACTGAAGAAATAAGTATGAACAAAGATTATAAAAAAACAATAAACCCTAATTTATCTTTTAGAAAATCAATTAGAGAAAATATACATGATTTTGTAAATAGTGATTGGAACCCTTTACCAATTAGATATGATAAAAACAATAATTCATATAAATTCATCTCTGCCTATGATGGAATTTATAAAGAAGATGAAACTTTATTACATGGATTAGTAGAAAAGGCTAGTAGAGGGAAAATAGTAGCTAGTCAGAAATTTTCTAATAATATAAATTTGAAAAATATTGTTAGCTCTAATATGGCATTAGAAGAACAAGCTAGTGTTTTTATGAGGGATATTGTTGAGGCCAATATTAATAGTGAACATATAGCTTCTTCGTTTATTGATCCATTTAAAAAAATATTAAATAAAAATGATCAATCTAATGAATTATTTTTTTCGTTACAAAAAGCAGTTCAAAATAAATTTAATGAAGGTAAATTAGAGCAAAATTATGCTCAAATGTTATTTGGTAATTTAAATAAAATTTATCAATCAAATGTATCGTTAAATGAAAAAATTAGTTTCTTAAAAGAAAATATAAATGGACTTGATGGGAATTTAATCCAAGATTTTAGAACTATTATAAATACTTCTGCTTCCAAAAGTGTTTTTAAAGAAATATTAAATAATACAAATCCAGATGGTAGTATAGATTTTTCAAATAATACATTTAGAGAAATAGGTAAAAAATTAAATTTATTTAATGATAATGATGATATTGATATTATTAAAAAGTTTGGAATTAATTTTTTATCAAATGCAAAAAAAGAATTAGCTAATGAACTTATAAATAATATAAATAGCAAAACAGCAAATAAATTATTTGAAAATTGGGAAGATTATGTTAATAAAAATACTCAAGCATTTATTGAGGCTTATGGTGGCGACAATGAAGCATTTTTAAAAGATAAAAACAATATACTTAGAGGTAAAAATTTTATTCTAGATTATTTGGATGCAAGAAAGCAATCAGTTAGAGATACATATAATTTTAATCAAAACAACGATATAAAAGAATTTGTTTATAATGAAATTGTAGATACCTTGAATAATAATGAAATTACTAATAAAGTAACTAATAATTATAAAAATTTTAGTGAAATTAATCTTGCTAATAGATTATATAAAGTTGCAAAAAAACATTCAGAAGTAATAGATAGTATATATGAAAATAGTGATGATAATTTTAAAATAGGTTTATCTTCAGAAAACATATTGAAAAAATATGATTTTTTTGATAATATGTCAAAACAAATGGGAAATATTTTTGAAAATGATAGTAAAAAATTAAATATTGCTAAAAAACTATCAGAAGAATCAAAAGATGTAATTGTTGTTAATACATTTAATGATTTATCACTAGAAAAAAAGGTAGAAATATTTAAACAAACTTTTTATGATGTAAATAAAAAGCAAACATCTTCTGTTATTATAAGAAACGGAATTGAGCTGGATAAAGGAATATCTGGGATGTTTGAAAGTTTAAAAGAATTCTTTTTTAGTGATACCGAAGAGAAACAAATAAAAAGAGCTAAAAATATTAAAAATATAATGGATATAAGAGAAAATATAGCTAAAGGTAAAACAATACTTAGTAAAACAAGTTATGGTATTACCCAAACAGATACTAATATAAATAATTTTTTTAGAAGTATTTTTAGTTCATTAGAAGATTCGTTTGAACAATTAGGTTTTGAAAGATTTAGCAATGGATTAAATAGAGAAGTTCATTGGACAAAAAGAGCAAAAGATATTTTGTTAAAAAGATTTGGAGTTATGTCTGGTTTTGTTTTAGGTGGATTAGCTATTAATTCATTTACTGATGCTTTATTACCAGATCAAATACCATTAATAGGTAAAGGACCTATAGCTACTGGAGCTATGTTGTATTCAACAGCTAGAGTCGGATTGCAATATGCTTTTAATTATACTGGAATATCATCTTTAGGAAGATGGGCTGATAGTGTAACAAATGGAATGCTTAGTGTATTTCCTTTTGTTCCAGATATAACAACAGATGCTGAAGAAATGAAGGACCAATTTTTTAATGGAAAAGCAATAAGAGTCAATAAAAATAGATTTTGGTTTACTGCTGGTAGACAGTCCATTGAAGGTGAAGAATTTGATCAATATAGACCACATGTACTTTATACACTGATGAATCCAACAACTGGTGTAAGAGCAATGGATAATGGATATTTGGGAAAATGGCAAAAATTCTTCAGAAAAGATTTTCTTCCAACTAAATATCCTTGGTACTTAATAGACCCTTATAGAGAAGAAAGAATTGCTTATAAAAAATATGGTGCTTTATATCCAGTCACTGAACAATTATTTAAAGATATACCAATTGTTGGAGATTTTATGTCTGCTACAATTGGACAATTAATTAAACCAACACAATATATAAATGAAGAAGAATGGTTATATAAAGATAATTATATAAAAAATCCCTCTTATGATTCTAGTGATGAGTTTTCTCCTAAATATTTAAAATTTTCAAAAACCGAAGGTGTAAATGGAATTATTCCATCGTTATTTGGTGCGATAGAAGATATAAAAACTTTTGCAGGATTAAAAGGTTATGCTTTAGGAAAAGCTACTGAATTTTTATTTGGCAAAACAAATCCTTATGAAAAGAAAATTACATTAGCTAATATTAGTGACGATATAAGCTATGCTTCAGAATATAATAAATATAATATTGGTGGAGCATTTGATTTAACAGAACCTATTCGTAGATTTATAGATGAACATAATTCATTAGGAACTACAGTTATAAATCCATTAAAACAAAATTTACCTTATTGGATGCCAAATTATTTTAAACAAGGTAGAAATCCAATGATGACGTATAATTTTGGAACTTATATAGGACCTACTGAAGATTTTAATAATACTATTAATCATATAGTTGGCAATGAAAATTTAAATAGATTTAGAATTCTGTCTATGATTGCTCCTAAATCCAAAGAATTTGAAGAAATGAAAACAAGAGTTCTTAATAAAATTACAGATTTGTCTGAAAAAGAAAAGGCACATTATTATGAATCTTTAAGTTATGCTTCCGAATATGGAACAAGAAAATATGCAACAGAAAATGAAAGTGTTAAAAAAACAAAAGATATATCTGTTACTATTAAAGAAAAATTATCTCCATATGAATTTATAGGTACTGATAATAAAAGATATAAATTAGATACTGTAACTGAAGATTTTAATAAATTATCTTCAAGGTATGGTAGAACTAAAGCTACAAAATTAATGTCAGATTTAGATGAAACATTTTCTATTGGAAAAACTTATAATTTTTCAATGGCTTTAAATGCAAATTACGCTGGCGGAATTGATGACGAAGGAGATTTTTTTAGAGTAGATAGTGAATTGGTTTCTAATAGATTAAATTTAGATAATAGTCCTTATAGAAATAAATATAAGATTAGTAATATTATATCTAGTAATTTAAGAAGAACATTTCAAAATGTAGCTTCTCCAATGGCCAGTGAAAAATTATTTGGTAGAAAAACAGTTTATGAAGAATGGGGAGTTGAAGCTGTTCAAACTAATTACTTTAGAGATTGGGATAGTCCAATTTCATCATTCATTGCTCCGTATTTTACAATTCCTTCAAATAGTGTTATTTCTGGAACTACTTTTCAAATAGAAACAGAAAAGGCTTTTGAACAGTCTAATTCTGATACTAATTACTTAAAAGGTTTGATTAGTTTGGGAAGATTAAATTATTTTAAAAATGCTATTACTGGTAATGTAACAACATCTATTGATTATAAAAGAGATACTGAAGTACAAGACAGAGTGGAACAATTTAAATTACTTAATGGCAAAAAGAATATATATCAATTAACAGGTAAAGAATACTTAGCTAATGTTAATAAAATGGTTAACGAACAAGATTCTAAATTTTTAAAAGATTTGTTAAATGTTAAAAATCAAAGAGAAAGAGAATTGATTTTGAAAACTGGAAATGAAAGATTAAGAACAGTTTTAAAAATGATTTGGAATAGACAACAACAAGCTATTAATAGTGAAACATTGTATGAAGATTGGAGAATTGAAGCTCCAAAAACTTTAGATACAAAAGGCATTGATTATACAAGTAATCAAGAACAATTAAAAAATAAGATTAAATTTAGTTTAGGGTATAAATATTCAAAATTAGAAGCAAAAAGACAAGGAATATATAATGCTTATGTAGGTTCTTCTTCTGATGAAGAATCAAGATATATAAGAAATAAAATGTTTGAACAGTATGGTGTTCAATCTCGAACTGTTAGTACAATTTATCCAAGTGGACAAATTTTTATGAATCAATTCTAAGGAGTTTTAGGTAATGGCAAAAAATCTAGCAAATCAAATAATAAATAATACAATAAATTCAACAGCTAATATAAATTTAACTGTTGGAGATAACGGACAAGCTGTTTATTATAATTTTGATAACACGGTAAATAATTTAGATATAATAAATGATATAAAGAAAACGTATATTTCTTTTCATGATAAAAAAAATATTTCAAATTATTATAATACTGCAAATGAATTAGTAGAAAAATATAAAAATACTGCAAGAAATACTTTTGAATATAATATTTATTCTTTACAAAGATTAATTGTTAATCAAAATAAGTTATTATCTGAAAATGAAAAAGATAAGATTAAAATAACTTTTAATTTGGGTTTTGCAAAACCAACTTCTTCATTGAAATCTACTTCTTTATATAAAAATACTAATGGTTATATTATGTATATGAATAACATTGATGAAATATCTAGTGTTGAAAGTGCTATAAATAAATTAAATTATTATAAAAATTTTAAAAAAATTGAGTTTACTGGTGCTGAATTACCAACTTGGACGGATTTTTATAATTCTGATTTAAAAAAAGATTTTAAAGATTTAACTGTTAAAGATACGGATAAAATAATTTCAATGTTGAAATTAAAAAAGGCTAATAATTTAAATAATGTAAAAACTATAAAAAATATTTCTGAATTAAATAATATTATAAGCAATTTAGAAAACCAAATAGAAAATAAATTAGGTTATACTTTATCTTTTATTCCTAAAGAAAATGGAAGTTATGATATAGCTGAATCTACTGTTAAATATAATATAAACACTGGAGAACCGATGATTTCTTCGGTTAAACCTATGTTTAGAAATGTGTTTATTAGTAATGGACAAAACCCTATTAACATAGGAAATACAAATATATTAGGTAAAACAACTGGTGGAACAGATACTGTTTCTGGATATGATGCTAATACTACTTTTTCTGAATTAGCTAATATTATTAAAAATAGATATTTGTTTAATGAAGAAAAGAAAAATAAAGCCTTAGAATTAACTAGTGCAAACATTCAAAAAGGATATTTAGAAAATATTGAAAATTCTAAGTCTAGAATAAATATTGCATTTTCAAATCAAAATTGGAATTTATATGATACTTACAGAGCAAATATTTCTAGTGCTTTTCAAATACAAGATTTTAGTTTAAATGCTACTCCAAACGCATTTAAACATGAAAACACAAAAATAGCTCTAAATTATAAAGAATTTAAAAGCGTATTATTTAGAGATGATTTAAATTCTGATGATTACAATTGGTTTAAAAAAAATGTTTCATCTATATTTAATGGTGATTTTGAAAAAAATATGATGAATAGTGCATTTATTTTTGATATTGATAGGAATGGAAATTTACAAACATTTTCAATAATGAATAAAAATTCTAAAAATGGTTATAATTTTGGTGTTCAAAAATACAAAATAGGTAATGGAACAGAACCTCCTGGTTTTTATCAATTATTTAATAAAAATGAAAAAGATAAATTTGAAATAAAGGATTTGTTTGAAAAAAGACAAATAAATGAAATTACTATAAAAACTTCTGGTGCTGTTTCTAAAGTTAACAATCAAAGCTATATGAGCCCATTTGGTTATTATTCTATGAAAGAAATAGAAAATATTGGTGGTAAATTTAAAGATAAACCATATAATTTAAATACTTCTCTTGATTACTATAATGCCTTAAGTAGTGAATTAAAATTAACAAAAATAAGAGATAGTATGGAAATCCAATATAATCCATTATACGGTGTCACAACTTTATTAAGAGAAAATATAAATGATTTAAATTTAAAAGTTGAAAATGGAAGATTCGTTGGTGGAGATTTTGCTACTTTTTTAAATGGAATAAAAAATATGTGGAATTTGGACCCTAATGATTTAACAAAAACAAAAGAACAATTAAGCCTATTAAAAAATAGAGTAACTCATTTATCAGATTTAATAGTTAAAGATACTTTAAAAAATTTTATAGATAAAGAAGAATTAGCTATGTATTCTGGTGTAAATTTTAATCCAGAAACAATAGATCCAAGAAAATATTTAAAAGATATAATATCTAATAAAAATTTATCAAAAACTCAAGTAGATTTAATAAAAGAACAGTTAAGTACAACTAATCAAAACTTAACTTTATTTTATATTGCAAACGGAGATAATTTTATTTTAGGAAACAGAGTTGGTAAACAAAGTTCTAATGCGGCTGGTAAAATAAATATGTTCTCTACTTTAGGAAATCCATTGTCTTTTTTAGATGTAGATTCTCAAAGAAAAGAACAAAGTATTGATGTTTTTGGTGGCTTTAGTAAAATAGGAGAAAAACCTATAAATAAAATTTTTGGAGAAACAATTTCAAGCGTTCCTTTATTAAATTATCATAAAAATGAAATAATATATTCTTCTAATGAACATGCTTATAAAAGAGCAGGGAAATTAATAGCTAATGATATTGCTAATATTAACGGAACAGTAGTTTCTGATGAAATAAATAACAGAGGATTAAATAATTTTTCTAGTCAAACATCTTCTATTGTTAAAATAGCACATGCCGATACTTTACTATCTTATCAAGATTCGGATATGTTATTTGATACAGCAAAAGTTAAATTTAATATGAGTCCAGATAAAACAAGAACAATAACTTATAATGCGGATAAAATAGATTATAGCAAGATTAAAAAACTTGATGGTGATTTTTATTTAAATAAAGAAGAATTTATATCTGATTTTAGACTTTTAAATAATAAAGAAAACATGTTCAATGAAAATACAATTGAAGGTAATATAGTAAAACAATTATTTGGAGAAGATTATGAAAAAATAAAAGGTTTTCAAGATAACTCTTTTATGAAAAAATTAAATAAAATAAAAGAAAATTTTCAAGAAAGAGGTAAAACTATTGGAAAAGATGACTATGAACAAACAGCTTTATTTATGTCTGATTTAAAAAGAGAATATACTTCTTATATTCAAGATAATTTTATAAATTTAACAAGAGGAAAAGGTAATATTGGTGATTCTAATATAATAGGAAAACAAGGATTAGTGTCTAAAGGTAACTTTGCTTTTGTTGATGATTTAGAAATGGATAAATTTGGAAATTTAACTATGAATGTAAAGCAAATAGTAACTGGTGGAGCTGGTACTAAAATGCACTTAGATTCAGTTAAAGGTACGCAAAGTGGTTTTAATTCAGCATTAGGTATATTTAGTGGCAAATACTTAGATAATGATATAAATGTAATAATAGATGGTATTGCCAACCAAAAAGGTGGTAAAGCAAAAAGAGGTTTTTTTGGTTTTTATTATAATGCAATAATGAATACTATGGTAAATAATGCTATAAATACACCATTAATTGATGAACCTCAAGATTTAACACCTGCAAAATTAAGAGATTTTAGATTTAAAAGACTTCAAAATGAAGTTTTAAATAAAAAAAGTATTTTTGTTGGAACTAAAGATGGTAAAGAAGTTTTTATTTCTCCAACTGAATTTTTTGGAATTAATTATGAATTTAACAGAAATAGCATTTCTGTTAGAAACAAATTTGTAGAAGAAGCTGAAGATTTATTCTTTAAACAATTAGAAAATAGAGGACAAGAAAGAGATTTTTTCAATGTAGGATTTGAAAAATTTGTAGTTGATAGATTTTATCAAAATACTAAAGAACTAGGAATAGAAACAGATGAAAGAAGTTTAAAAATATTTAATGAAAATATGCTTGATACTTTATATAATACACATACAGAATATATAAAAAAGAATATAAGTAGAGAAAACTATGGTTCATCTGTTGTAATATTGCCAAATATTAATGCTAAAATAAAAGGTTCTGTAATTAATGGTAATAATGCTGAAATTAGAACTTTGTCAGATATAGCTGAAAACGAATATACTTTTTTATTAATGCACAATTTAAATGGTATGTCTGATAGTATAGCCCAAAAATCTGAAGAATCTTTAAAAATAGGAAATACATTTTTAGGAATAGTATCTCAACAAAATTTAAGATTTTTTGAAACTGCACTTATAAATAAATCTATAAAAGAAAATAATTTATTTTCTCAATATAAAGATATAATAAGTGATGTAAAAAGTAATAGAGTATTAAGTGAAGGTGGAATTTCACTTGATATTCTAAGAGATTATCGTACATTTACTTTAGATATGAATGAAATAAATAAAAATTATTTATTAGTAGATGATGGAACAAATATTTCCGAATTTGAAAAAGGTGAATATTTATTTTCTAATGTCTTAAAATTTAATAATTTTGGTAATGAAAAACCATTAATTGTTTATTCTAGTGAATATGACATAGATTATTTAGGAAGGGTAAAAGATATAGGTTCATCTTTATCTGATGAATCTGAAAAAACATTTGGAAAAATTTCTAATAATTTATTAGATTATCAATTAAATAAATTACAGCCAGAAGCTATTGATTATTTTAATAAAAATTTTTCTGGAATTAATCTAAAATTAACAGATGAAGAACTAACTTCAATAAATAGAAATTTAATAAAAAATATAGAAGATGGAAAATCTAATATTTTTAGTCCAACATATAAAAAACTTAATTATTTATTGTCAGATAAAATAGATGAAGAAACACAAAATATTTTATTTAAAATTAATGGTGCAAAAGATTTTGAAAAAAGAGATTTAGAACAACAATATAGTTTTTTAAAAAGCTTAAAAAATAAAATAGATAATATAGATTTAAATGATTATGCTTCTAGTTTAGAAGGAAAAAATTCTGGTTTTTTATTGCAAACAAGAGCTACTATATTAGATACTTTAAGAACCAATCAAAAACCTAGTAATTTAAAGATTTCTAAATATGACATAAATCAAATCAATCAAAATGAAATAAATGAAATTTATGGAAGAAATTCAAATATAGTTTTAAAACATTTAACAGATAATAATTTTAATTTAAAAGATGAAGTATATAAAACAGCAAGTGAATATCAAGATAAAAATGTAATTGCTTTTGATTTAAGAAATATTTCTTTAACAGAAGAAGGTTCTATTGTTTTTAATGATGGTTTAATAAATGCAAGTAGATATACTAGAACAAAAAAAGATATAGAATATATAAAAAACAGAAAAGAAATTTTTTCTGAACTTTTTGATGAAAATAATAAATTAAAAATAAAAATAGATAATAATAATTTAAGAAATTCATTTAAAGAAACGTTTAAAGGAAATGAAAGAGAAGCTATTAAATCTTTTTTAGAAGTAAAAACATATAACGAAGCTAATAGGACAAATGCTGTAAAAAATAATTATGATTTTGGTTTTAAAAAGTTTTTTGATGAAAACTTCGTTATAGATTCGCTTAGTCCTTCACAAAGTATTGGATTTTCTAGTGACAAAATAGTTATAAACAAACAAATACAAGAAATGTTTGATTGGAAATTAACTGGAGATTATGAATTTTTTCCAAATGCTTTTCAATTTTATTCTAGCTATGAAAGAGAATTTGAGTTATCATCAAAACACAGAGGAGATGTCGGTGTAACTAGCTTTTTAGAAAAATTAACAGAAGTTAAAAAAAGAGTTGATAAGTATATTTATGAACAATTACCAGATGACATTATTAATTATATATCTAATTCAAATAAAAACATAAATCCTAATATTGATAATTTTTTAAATGAATTTATGAATGAAAAATCTTTTAGAAAAGTAATAAATCAGTTAGGCGGAAGAATGAAAAGTGAAATTACAAAACTTCCAGAATTAATTGACAAAAGAAATCAAAAATTTCTTACTACAATAACTACTTCTCTAGAAGATGGTTTAGATGCTAGATTTAAAAATTCTTTAAATATATCTCCTTCTGAAGGTTCATCTATATCTGAAGCTTTCGTTAGATATTTTTATAATATGGATGAAGGCGAAACCAATTTATTTTTTGATAAAAATAATGTTTTTAGAGATAAAGAAACAATAATCTCTGAATTTAAAAAAATAGATAATATGAATAAAAGAATTTATGGAAATATTATTGATCAAGATAGATTTGGAGAAATAGTAAAAAATGCTATAAATATGAAAGAAAATGGTTCTAGTAATGAAGAAATTTTTAATTTTATAAATCAATCTAAAAAACAAGTTTCAAAAGAATTAGATGATGTAATAGGAATTTCTTTAATAGATGAAAATTATTTCAAAAAATTAGTAAAAGGAACTCAATATGATGGCAAAAAAACTGCATATGGTGTTTTAGCAAGAAACCCTACTATTTATCAAACTTCTATTTTATATTCAAGAATTTCATCTATTGGCGATAAAGATATACAAAATGTACCATACTTACAAACACTTTTTGGAAATAGTGAGTTAGAAAGAACATCTGATAGAATTACTTCTTATAATATAGGAAGAATGACTATGCAAGCTATGAATGGCGACTATGACGGAGATAAAATTTATGCCGCAATATTATCAAGTTTAGATTTGTTTGGAAATAATAAAAATTTGCAATTAAATGAAATTGCAAAAGAAATAAAAAGAGATAATAATTTATTAAATGCAATAAGAAAAGATATAGATATTTTTGAAGAAATAAAAAAATATGAAATGAAAAATAAAAATGGAAATAAATTATTACAAGAAACTTTTGATGATATTATTTATGGTTCTAAATTTAAAACAAGTTCTGTTGAAACACAAAGAAAGTATTTAAAAAATACTTTATTTCCAATAATTAAAACTTATGATAATGCTTTGTCTATGTGGGAAGATAAACTAATAGATGAATTAGGTGATGCAAAAAAAACAGTTCATATGAATACATATTATAAGTTTTATAGTGATTCTTTAGGAAAAGAAGTAAATGTAAAAAATAGTTTTTGGTATAATTTATATAAACATTCTGACAGTATTTCAAAAAATAAATTAGGAAATATGAATATTGAAGAAAGTTTAAAAACTTTATATTCGATAAAAAGTTCAGATTTATTTTCAAAGTTATCAAAAGTTGAACAAGAATTAATTGATAATTTAATTTCAAATCCAGAGAAACTTAATGAAGTTTTTAAAGAAATATTAGAAAAAGATAATAAAAATTTAAAAATAATGTTTTCTGATTTTGGTACTCCAACTTATTTAAGAGCTTATCTTGATAATATAAAAACTGGAAGAGCCAATGTAGAATTAACTGAACAATCTAAATTTGTAAGAAAATTAGTATTAGATGATGGTTTAGAAAATCAAATAGATTTCATAACTAAAAAAAGTAATATTAAAGATTCTTCTAAAGATTGGTGGTTAAAAGATTTCAGAAGTTTTTACAATAAAGATGGAAAATTAAAACAAGATGAAGTTGATAATTTTAGAACTTTGATAAAAGTTTTAACTGGAGATGATCTTTATGGAGAATTACAAGAAAAAGCTATTTCTTCTAAACACGGACAAGATAGTGCAGAAGCATTAATTGAATACCATAAATCCTTAATAGATAGTGTTGGAATGACAACTGTTAATATAAAAGAACTAAATGAATTAAAAAGTACTTTTGCAAATATTTATTCAGCTAGAACTGAAGAAGATTTGAAAAAAATTAATTTTATTAATGATTATTTTAGAGTTTTTACTTCTAAAGGACAACTTTATGGTTCTGATGATATTTTAATTAATAATGCAAAAAATAGTGTTAAAAATTTATTAAAGTTAATGGGAACTTTTTCTAATGAAATATTAGATGATGTTGATAATGTTTCTAGTATAGATGATTTTAATCTTGATAGAGTTTCTAAATGGTTTGGTGTAAAAATAGAAAATGGAATTATTGAACAGAAAAGTTACAAAAAAATGCAAAGATATTTTTCTCATTTAAATGGAGTCGTTATTGCAGATATTTTTGATAAGTTCTCTAAAGATAAAGATGGCTCAAAATCATTCTCTAAAATATTTAATAAATTCAAAAGAGAAAAAAATTTATTAGAATTTTTGTCTGAAACAACTTCAGTATTGTCTGAAAAAGCAATAAGCGCATTCAATTTTGTTTTCGGAAAAAATCATAAAATAAAAGATATAGAAGTTTCAGAACAAGAAGAAAATGTTGAAGAAATTTTTAATAACAATGAAAATAGTATTGAGGAAGTCATTAAACAAGAAACTAAAATAAATGAAAATAAAATAAAAAATAATATTATAAATTCTTCAAATCAAGAAAAAGATTCTAATTTTATTTTAGATATACAAAATGAAACAAATTCAAAAACAGAATCTGAAATTAATTCAAAACAATTACAAGAAATTATTAATGAAAAAGAACAAGTTATAGAAAATAAAAATAATATAAGTGATGTTGTAGAAAATGAATTAAAAAATAATTCAATAAATTACTCTGAAAAAGAAATTAGTAATCAAAGTGAAATAAATATAAATGCTTCTAAAAATTTAATAAAAGAAGAAAATGAATCTATTAAACAATTAAAATTATTTGAAGATTATTCTGAAGAAAATGAAATAAAAAATGTAATAGATAATGAAGTTAAACAAAAACAAGACATTGCTTCAACAATCAACGAAATAAAAAAAGATGAAGTTGAAGAAGTTTTAAATGAAAAAATAGAAGATATATCTATTACTAAACAAAACTTTTCAGTTCAAGAAGCTGTACAAGAAATTAATGAAAAACAAATAGAAAATAATATAGAAAAAACTTCTATTGATGTTACAAAAGGAATGAATCTTAATGAAGAAATTGAAGAAGTTCAAGAAAATGTAAGTAATATTAATTTATCAGATATAAATAAAAATACTCAACAAATAAAAGAAGAAGTAATGGAAGCAGTTAAAAAATCTTCTAATGAAATTTCTGAAACTAAAAAAATAGATGCTATTAGTGAAATTGTTGATAAAACAAAAAACACAGCAACCAAAATTCAAAAAAAAGTAAAATCTTTTTCTGAAAAACATCAAGTTGGAGTTGTTGCTGGTGGAGCTTTAATTACACTTGGATTATTCTTTAATTTAATAAATAGAAATAGAACTGTTGTTCATTTAGAAATGAATGACCAAATAAATCAACAAGAACAAGGATTAAATTCAAGAAATAATATTCAAAGAAGAATTGGGCAATATCAAATTAACACTAATATAAGAGATACATTTTAAATAAAAAAAGCTGGAATTATTTTTCCAGCTTTAATATTTCAAATCTATATTTTTGAGTTGCATTTGGATATTTTTCTTTATCAACTTCAGAAGCAAACATTTCATATGGCCTAGCATATATTTTATAATCACCATACAAGGCTTGATATATAACTAATTTTTCTCCAGTTTCAGAATGCTCGGCTATAGTTATTGTTCTATATAATTCTCCTTTAAAATGTTGATAAGTTTTATTAGTTTCTATAATTCTTTCCATTTTTTCACTCCTTTTAAAATATTTAACAATATTTTACTACTTATTTTGTTTTTTACAAATAGTTAATAAATTCCGCTGCGTAATTTATTTTTAGGTTTAAATTGAACAAAATAAATTAAAATGTTTTAATTATATATTAATATTTAAGAGAAGGTGAAAAAGTGGAAAAGAAAGTTTTTGAAAAATTAGTTAAATTTAACGGAATACCATTATCAAAAACTGGTTTTAGGAATATAATTTTTGATACGTCAAGATATGCAAAAGGGCTAGATTCTATCAGAGGATTCGGAGAAACAATGTCTGAAATGAATTTAAGTAATATTGAAACTATCAATATTCATTTTGTTTTAAAAACTGATGAATTATCGGAACTTGCATATATTTATTCTTTATTTAGAACTCAAGGCGTATTACCAGTAGAAAATGATTATTTAATGGATAAAATATCATCTTCTCTAAAAAATTCATTAACTGAAGAAAGACTTATTTTTAATGATAAATTAATAAAAAAAATTAATGGAGATAGTGAAATAAACTCAACTAGTCCGTTAAGAAAAAATATTTCTTGTTTATGTATGATATTAGAAAATATGTCTATTAAGAATAAAATAGAAACATCAGATGGTTATGATGTATCTATGAATTTAAGTTTATATAAAAATTCATTTGATGAAAAAGAATTAGAACAATATTTAAAAGTTTTTGAAGAATGGAAAAAACAAGTTAATTTTGACATTATAAAAGAAGAAATATCCAATTGTGTTTCAAAATTAAAAAATACTTCTATTGGAATATCATTGAATTATTATAATTCAAATTCATTAAATGCTATTTATAAAAATAATATTTTAGCTAGTACATTTAAAAGTTTTAGATTAAAAGAAGAAGCTGATATTAATAAAAAAATAAGAACAGATAATCAATCTGATAATGCAGAAAAAGAAAAAAATATGTCAGGTATTGGACTTTCAAAAGAAGATTTAGATAATCAAGAATTAATAGCAACAAAATTAGATGAAATAACTGAAAAAATAAAAATACCAAATTCTAATATAATAGAAATAGAATTAATAACAAATAACAATATAGCGTATATACCTATAAAAGGAAGCAGTATATTAGAAAAATCTATTTTAGGAATAGGAAAAACTAATTTTTCTGTTAAATTATTATTTGATGAAAAAGAAGAAAAAACAATAGTTCAAAAATTAAAAACTATTTCTGATAAAAATATAATTAATCATAAACTAGAAATAGATCACCCATTAATTCAATTATTCGATTTTCATTCTGGAAATATAATAAATATGAATTTTAATAGTTTAGAAAATCAACATGGAATAATTGTAACTATGGTTTTTTCTATTAATGGTTATAGATTTTCTCAAGAAGCATTTATAAACAATAATGATAACTTAGGAGATGTTTTATTTCAAAGAAAAGCTAGTACTAATAATATTACTGGTTCTTATCTTGAAACTTTAAATAATTATTTGAATATAAATATTCTTGAATTTAAAGGTTCGTGGGATTTATTTAATTCTTTTGAAAAAAAATGTGTACCATCTATCGCTAATTTATCAAAAGCTGTAAAAAATATAATAAAAGAAAGTAAATTAGAATCATCACCAGACATTAGATGGTTAGATTTAATTTCTTCATATTCTACTATTTTTACTAATTATAACAATATTCTTTATGATGTAAGAAATAAACAATTAAAAAATAATGTAATAAATGATTCTATTAATTTAAGTAAAATGCCTGTTAAAAATTTTCAAAGTGATTTACATTTTTATTTAGTTGGAGAAAAATTACCTAAACAATTATTAGTAAATGATTTTAAAGTATTTTATAATCCTATGAATGTTTTTGATGGAGCTATTTGGCTAACTGATAAACTAAAATATAATGAAAGTTTTATAAAAAATACAACATCAGACGAAGAAATAAATATTTATTTTATCCAAGATGTTGCTAGAAGAATATCTTTAGAAATGTTTAATCACAAATTAAATAATCAAAAAAATGAAACAGAACTAAAAGTAATTAGAAAATTTTTTGAAGAATATTTAATTAGATTAGGACAAATTTCATATAAGATTTTTTTTGAACATAAAACAAAAGAAAATTTAATTTTTATTAATAAAACAATAAATTATAAAAGAATATTTGTTATTATAGAAGAAAAAATTGAATTGTTATTTAATATGTTTATAAATACTTTTAATGATGAAAGATTTATTAACAGAATAATAAAAGAAATATATTACAATGAATTAAATAAAGATGTTGATTATATAAAAAATTTAGTTAAAGATTATTATTCAGAATTAAAAGATTTTTGGAAAAATAACAAGAAAGATATAACTTATCAAGTATATAATGTCTTTTTGTTGAGATTAACATATTACAGCATAATTGAAACAAATGAATATAATGGAGATTCTTATTTAAAAAAGAATGAAAAATTAAATTTGATATTATATGGAACATGTTTATCTTTACCATTGTTTTTAAAAATAAGTGATAGAACTGATATGTTTTATCATGCTTGTGATACTACATTTAATTTACTAGGAACTGTTTTAAACTTATATAATTATGATTTAGATAATAATGATAAAATGTTTTGGGAAAGTGAATATATAAAAAAAGAAGGAAATAAAGAAATTTTTAATTCTTTCTGCAAATATTTAAATGAAACAAATTATAGTATGATTAATAGTAATATTGGACAGGCTATAAATATGTTGAGTAAAAAAGATAATGATTATTTATATGGAAATCAACTTCCAAAAATCACTATGTATTCATTGATAAATAAAATATTTTATGAAAACGAAGCCAAAGATGGATTTTTTAATGTAGAAACTTTTATTGAGAATGAAAGGACTGCGTTTTTAAATAGTGAAAAATATGTTGAAATAATAGAAAATGAAGATGTTTATGAAAGTACAAATTATTTTGTTCCATCATTTTCAATAGGAAGAATTCATTTACCTTCTGATAATAAAGCTAAATTTACAAGAAAAACTGGTAACAAGACTTATATAAATACATTAATGAAAAATAGAATTATTGCTAATAACGATCCTTTTCAAAATATTTTAAATATATCAAAAACAATAAAAGATAATTTAGATAATTTATTTCCAGATTATTATGTGTTAATAAATTTAACTACAACAACGGAAGAAAATAAGTTCAAGGAAGTTTATTTACAAGTTAAAAATGTAGTTAGTATTTCAATAAGTAAAAATCCAAAAACTAAAATAAAAACTGCAATTATAAACATATCAACTCCTAATAAAAATACTTTTAATTTTGGTGATGGAGCTTTTTCTGTTAAAACTATGGAAGAAGGAACTATAAAATCATATATTATAAAACCTGGTAATGAAATAAGAATAATGTTAGGATATACATTTGATGACTCTTATTCTATATTTAATGGTATGATTGCTAGTTCTCAAGAGATAGGAAATACAACCGTTATTACTTGTGTTGATTTTGCTTCTTCACTTCATAATGTAATTCCATATAATTTAGATTTAAACAATGAAACAATTTTGGCCCATGATATTAAACAAGAAGAATCTAATAAAGAAATTAATAATACAGCTAAAAAACCAGAAAATAAACCATTAACAATGTCAGAAATAGAAGAGGCTAACATGTCATCTGGCGCTAATTTATCAAATGATAAACATGAAAAAAATCAATATTGGCAATTAGTAATTAATAAATTATCTGGAATAAATAATCCTAATGGATATTTATTTGAAGCGTTTAATTCTAGACTTTATCAAACTTATTTTCAAATAGGTACTAGCTCGTTTTCAGTTGCAACAATTTTGATGATGTCACAGTTAAGAGATAACATTTCTAAATATTTTTCTAATCAATTTAAAGAAACTAGTTTAAGTAGAGATACAAATATGTTAGCTTTAACTTTATCAAATAAAGAAAATTTAACAAAAGCTTTTGGAACTTTTATGAATGCTGAAGATATTGAAAATGTTGCAAGTATAGGTAATTCTTTAAAAAATATATATCCTATTGATATAGACTATGAAACTTATGGATACATAGAACAGGACGGAACCAATAAAAATACTATGTCCGATATATATTTAAAAAACAAAAATACTAACAAAATTAATAATGAAAAACCATTTGAATATAATCCTAACAATTATTCTTCTAATTATATAAGACAACCTCTCGATTATCTTTCTGATCAAACAGCTTATGGAAGTTTTGGTTCTCCAAGAAGTAATGGAACTAGAAGACATGTTGGTATTGATTATAAAAATAGTCCATTAATGCAAAAAGGAAGGACTAATTTTATTTATTGTGTAGCTAATGGTAAAGTTTTTACAAATGCTTATCAAGATAAGGGTGCTGGTTATTACTTAATAATATTACATACTGGTGGGTTATTTGCTACTATGTATGCTCATATGCAAAATAAAAGTTCATTAAAAAATGGTTCTAATGTTTATAAGGGAGATATAATAGGAAGAGTTGGTGATACTGGAGCTAGCCAAGGAAAACACTTACATTTTCAAGTAATGCTTTATAAAAAACATCCAATGGCAAAACAAATATATGAACAAATAAAATCTAAAGGAACTGATAAAAAGCCATTAGCTTTAGAAAAGTCATCTAATGATTTGTTTTACTATTTGGACCCAACATTATTTTTTAGTACAAGTAATCCTTATTATATTAGTGTTTTCAATGATAGTGTTTCTGGTAATTTAAATAATAAAGAAAATAACGAACAACCAAAAACAAATATAACTAAAACATCAGATAAAGAATATAAAAGTAAATTGAAAAATCATATTATTTCCAATGAAGGTTTTAAAAATAATTTATACAAAGATAAAGATTCTCAATCAATAGGTTACGGATTTTTAAAAAGAGGTGCAGGACTTAATAGAGAAATCTTTTCAGAAGAAGATTACCAAAAATATTTTATTAGAAAAGAATATATGAATGAAGAAAAAGCTAATGAAATTTTAGACAAAGCAATAGATGTTTATTCAAGAGTTCCTAAAAAATATTTTAAAAATAATTGGGATAAATTAGATAATAATGTAAAAATGGCTTTAGTTGATATGAATTATCAAGGTTGGTTTAATAGTTTATCTCAGACAACTGATTTTATTGATAATATTTCAAAAGGTAATTTAGAAGAAGCAATAGATTCAATTAAAAATTCTAATTATTACAAACAAGATAAGAAAAGAGCTAATAAAAATATTGAATTAATAAGGAGTGCATTATAATAATGGCTGATATTATAGAAAATAGAGATTTTAATCCAAATATTCCATTTTTTCCAAATAGAAATATAATTTCATATAAAGTTCATAATAATTCAGATTCAAAACCAGAAAATCAAAATGAAAATGATGTTGTTGTTTCAAGACATTTAGTAAGTAATAATTTTATAGCAGATGGCTCTGATGTTAAGTTAAAAATGAAATTTACAAATAATACTTTTCCAGAAGTTATGAATTTTTATGAAAATTTAGTTTTGACTTCTGCATGGGATGTTAGAGAAAACGCTGACTATGAAACACTATTATTATGTCGTTCTCATTTGTTTTATAACACAATAAAATATAAATGGAAAAATAATTCAGTTTTTAATGATTTATTAAATAAAATTAATGAAAAAAAAGATAATGATTTAGAAACAACTTCAATTAAAAATAAAAAGATAGAAAGTAAAAATAACACTTCAAATCCATTGAGATTATTTAGTGATGCTTTCAATCATTCTATTCAAGAAAAATATATTGATGTAGCTTATGATTTTAAACCAGAAGAAAATAAAAATAATGAAGAACAAGGTATATTTTCTAATTTTGAAAAAAATCTTTTTAGGAATGGTTCTAGAAAATTTAGTGAAAATCATTTTGCTATTAGTAAAATAAATTTAATTTCTCATGATATAAAAATAAATAATACTGCAAATTCTATTTCTACTGTTGCAGGTAATGGTGAAGATGAAGAAGATAAAATAATATTAAGTATTGTTAATAGTAGTGTTGTAAATGACGTTATAGAAAAACCAATACCAAATATATTGAATGGTATTGGAGAAGAAATAACAAAAGATAATTTCCTAATACAAGGAGATTACATGGCTACTCAATTAATTAAAGAACTTGAATTGACATATCAAGGAACTATTACTATTCTTTATAATAAAGATATTCAAATAGGTGATTTAATTACTTTAATAGATGAAACAGCTTCTTTACAAGGAATATTTAAAATAATGTCTTTTGAACATATTTTAGATACAAGAGGCTTGATAACTATTTTGAAAGTTTGTGCTTCTTTTGAAATAAGAGATCCTGTTGTTGATACTTATAGTAATGATATTTCTTATAAATTAATGGAATCTTTTAAAGAAAATGTAGCTGGTGGTTTAGATGAATCTGATAGTTATATTGTTAATAAGGTGTTTGCTTATTATATGAAATATATAACACATTCTGAAAAGTATACTAATTTTAGATATGTCTTTTTTGAAGATGGTAAAGGAGTAAGTAATATCGGAGATATTGCAACAGAAAGAAGTAGACTAACTTTTACTCCATCAATTATTCCAATAAGATTTTATCCAATGTTAAAAAAAGGTATAATGCAAATACCAGATAATTTAGAAAAAGCTTTTGGATATCAAAATGCTTATTATCAAGAAGGAATCTTTAAATATTTTTCAAATTTCTTTTCTATAAAAATAAGAAATGCTTTAAGAAGTTTTGGAAAAACTATGGTTAAAGCTATTGTTTTTTTAGCGGATACTGTTGCAGAAACATTAACTTTTGGATTAAGTAATTTATTAAAATCTATGTTTGGAGTAACTCAAAAACATTCTGATGAAGGTATTATAGGAGAAATAGATGTAGATAGAAATGAATTTAAAACAACTCCTTATAGTCCATATGGAAGTATCACTTCAAATAATCTTGGAAGAAAGTTTGATTTTACAGTAGCTTTTTTCAATACCCAATTGCAAAGTACAGATAATTTAAATAACAATTCTCCTATAAAAGATAAAGAAAAAGCAATGAAAAATTTATTATTTAAAGAAAAAACAGTTAAAAATTATATAACTGAAACATTTGATATGACTTTAATGGTTGAAATATATGATGGTTTTAATAAAGAAGTTAATGGAACAAAATTAATTTCTGATTATACATATAAAAATTACATCAAAAACATAGAACCAGAAAATAATAGTAGTGAAACATTAGGGCCATTGTTTACAAACCATCATGGTTCCGAATATGGAGTTATTTTTTCAAAAAATAAAAACAGTACATCTAAATTACATAAAAGTGGAGTTATTGAAAAAGTAGTAATAAGCAAAGATAGTAATGGAAATTTAAAAACAGAATCAAGAGAAAGAAACTTTGTTGAAACAATAATTGATATTTCTGAATTAAATATGCCAGTTTCTAAATTAAATATTTTTTGGTTTCATAATTTTTATGGAGCTTCTGATTATGATATTGATGATATTAGTATTAGAAGAAAATTTATTAGTAATATCTTAAAAGTTATGCAACAAAGATTAAATGAAGGTAAAGGAAATATAGCAACTATACTTATGGGTGACTGTAATTTACAATTATTTAATTTTGGTGAAAAAGGAATTAGAAAACATATAGGTGATAGTGTTTTAAATAATTATTATTACGTTCTTCCAGAAGCATATAAAGATTCTTTATATGTAAAATTAAGTGAAGCAACTACAATAGACACAAAAGGTGAATTAAAAAATGCTTTTGATAATATAGTGGTTTCTAAAAACTTAATAGATGGAGAAATGTCTAATTATTTTTATGCTTCTGCTTACAACTATCCAGTTGAAAATAAAAGAATAGTTAGCGATCATATCCCTATTTATATTGGTTTTAAAAGATAGGTGTTAAATGAATAAAAATATTAAATTTGGTATTATAAAAGATTTAAAAAGTGAAAATTTTTTATTTGGTGGAATAGCTTATTTGAAAAATGAAAAAGTTTATAAAAATGGAAAATTTATAGACAATGAAAATATTTCTGATTTTATATCTGGCATGGATAAAAGTTCAGCTAAAATAAATATGAATTTTGCTTTTGCTAAAAAAATAGAAGAAATAAAAAATAAGAGAAAAGATTTAGATGAAAGAAAAACCGAAAGATATGAAAATATAAAAATAAATGAATATTTTAAAGAAAAAAAGAATTCAATACTAGATATAGTTATGATTGCTCAAACTCCTATTAAATATGATGATACAGAATTGGTTGCTAAATTTTCTTTAATTTATTTTGAATTAGAATCTGGAAAAAGTATAGGTTTTTTTGTAAATAAAACATTGTCAAGTATATTATTTTAGAAAGTAGGTGATTAAAATAGCTAAATTTAAATTCAATGGAGATGTAGAAATTAATGGAAATATAACTAGTAAAAGTTCAAATACTATTGTTGAAAAAAAAGAAGAAAATTATAATCAATGGGAATTTTTTAAAAAAGTAGATGGACTCTTAACAGATCAAATACAAAAAATGGTAAACATACCATCCACTCTTTTTACTCCAGCACTTTCATTACCTTCTAAATTAATGTTCTCTAATATTGCAAAAGTAATAGCTGTTATTAAAGGTGTAATTTATAAATTTAAAAAAATAGATGAGGCTCTTCATCAAAATAGAAACGAATCTAGTAAAAGAAAAAAAATGGTTAAATTGGCAATTTTAAATGGTTTTGAAAAAAATAAATGGATTGTTAATTATTACAAAAAAGAAAATAAAGGTGATAAATAATGTTATTTTCAATCAATGAAGATGGCGATTTAGATATAGATAATGGCAAATATTTTTCAGATTTTGTTATGTCTGATAAAATAGAAACTGATTATAGAATATCAAGAACTTTATTGTTAACCCATTTTATTCATAAAAAATGGTTAGAAAAAAATTTTATTTTATATAAAAGAAATAATTTTTCTGATGTAGAAATAAGAGAATTAATTCAAAAAAAAATAAATGAAGTTTTTCAAAATTATCAAAATTTATTAAGTTTAATTAATTTCCATTTCACAAACAATAAAAGTTCTTTAAATATAATTTTTTATAAAAAAGAAAAAGAACAAAATAAACTACTTTTACATAAAGAAATTATAATTGGTTAAGGAGTAAAAATGTATAATATAGAAAATGGAAATTTCAATATTTTTTTAGAAAAAATATCTGAAAAACTTGGATTCAAAATAGATAATTCTAGTTTTGACTATGATATTTTAAAAAGTTTATTTGATGTAAATGTTGCTTTTAAAAAAGAATATGAAAAATTATTAGATGGAGTAATTTTTGAAAATTTAAAAGGTAAAGATTTAGATAATTTTCTATCATTCTTTAACATAATTAGAAAAAAGAATAATAATGATGAGTTGTATACTTTAGTATTAAAATTTAATGTAAACAACAACTCTTTTATAATAAAAGAAGGTTGCATAATAAATATAGATAATAAAAGTTATAAAAATATAAAAACAATATCTATTAATAATGAAAAGGAATTTTTAACTGTTCAAAAAATATCTAAACAAGATATAACAAAACAAATAATTGGAAATAATGGTTCAATTATATTTGATGAAAATTATGTTTCTGTTGATACTGGTAATATAAAAGATATTGCTTCTAATTTATTATTCTTAGGTTTTAATGTTAATAATATTGAACAAGAAACAGATTTTGAATTTCTTGAAAGAGCCAAAAACATTTTACAATCTTATGGATATAACAATAAAGAAAAAATAAAATTTGAATTATTAAAAGATGAAAGAATAAAAAATATTAAAGTTAAAGAAAATGATAATATAACTGAAATTATAGTTTATCCAAAAGAATTATCTAAAATAGATGAAATAACAAATTCTAATAAACATTTGGTTGATTATTATAAAAATTCTATTGTTGAATTAGTAAAACCAAATTTATATATGTTTAATATTAAAAATATAAAAGAGCAAATTTATTATGTTCCATATAATGAAGAAATAATAAAAGAACTTGAAGAGTATATGAAAAATTATTTCAATTCTGTTTTTGTTGAAAATGATAATATAATTTTTAGTAGAACTGATTTTATAATTGAATTAAAAAAATTTTTTTCTAATAGGCCTCAAGTACAATTAAATTATGATTTAGTTGAAATAGAATATCAATTTTTTTATAAAAATAATTATCAAGATTTTATTTATTCTAAAATATTAGATAATGAATTAAAAATAAAAGATGAAAATATAATTTCATTTGGAAGTGTGAGTTAATGGCAAATATCATAACAGAGATTTTTTTCAATGGAATAACTAAAGGAATAGATAATAAACACAGCTTAATAAAAGAACTATTTTCTACGTTTACAAGTAATGAATCTGATACTTTAAATAAACTAAGAATGATTTTAGAAGATTTATTATTTAAAGATTCTGAAAATGATATTCTGATTAAATGTAAAAATGAAAATCAAATGATAAAAGCATTAAAAAAATTCGGTTATCAAATAATAAAAAAAGATGATTATCCTTTTTCAGAATACAATTACGCTGGCGGAGAAAATGAAGTAAAATATATAAAAAATTTTGAAGATATATTTCCAGAAACAATTAAAATTAAAGATAAAGAATTTAAATATTTTTATGAAAATTCATTTTTAATTTTATATAATAATGAAACTGGAAAAACTGAATATTTTTACAATGTATATAATTTAAAAATTCAAGATATTAAAATAGACAATCAGCTATTTGTTTATATTTTATATAAATATAAAAACAAACAATACTTGGCAAAAACTCATTTAGCAAAAGAATTTCTTAAATATAATGAAGAAAATTCACATTTTAAATTAAAAGAATTATTTTTTAATATTTTGATACAAGATGATATAGATAAATTTTATAAAGAAATACTTTTTATAAATGGAAATGAAATTTATTTATTAAGCAATAAAATAAAACAAATAAAATTATATAAAAAATATTATTTTATAGATGATGAATTTATTTATTTTAATCATCATGGAGAAATGAAACAATATAAAGATTATTTTTTAGAAGAAATTCAAGTTGAATATAATAATTTATATAATTATCTTAATTTTTTAGGATTAAATAATTTTAAAATAAAAAATAGAAAAATTTCTACATACGAAAAAGAAATGTTCTTAAATATTTTTAAAAATAAATTTGATAATACATTTAATGGCGGAACTAATTATTTTATAATAAAAAATCACTATGACAACATAAATGATAAAGAAAAAAATATTTTTAAATTAAACCCAGATTTTCATATTAATCATACAGATAACTTTTTTAATATAACTGGTAATTTTACTTATAATATGGAAAAAGGAAATTATAAAATTATTATAAATAAAAATTCTGTACTTTTATTAAAAAAAGAAAATGATATTTACAAAATTTTAGACAAAATTACATTATCTAATAACGATACTTTCTATTTCTATCAATTAAAATTTCATTTGATTTCATTTAATTTCCCAAAAACATATGAATTTGAAATAAAAATAACAGATGAATATCCGTATAAACAACAAAAAATAAAAAAAGATTTTGAAAAAATTTATTCCTCTAAAAATAATGTTGAGTATTTTTTAAATAAAGAAAACAATGAAAATTTTGATATTGTTTCTATTAAGAATAATTCAATTTGTTTTAGAAATTTATTTAATTGGAATAAAAAAGATTTTTTATTTAATTCAGTAAAAAGAAAAATAAAAGTTGGAGAAAAATTTGATTTAAACGGAATAAAAGATTTTTATATTGATTCTAGCTATGAAATTAAAAATAACTTTTTATTTCCTAGAAATAATTGTACTATAACTTATACAAATACAAAAGATTACAAGTTTGAGTTAATAAATAACAAAAATCATATAACTGATTTTTGGATAAATAATGAAAATAAAATTTTATATTTTAAAAGAAATAAAAATCAAATAGATATAACAGAAAATCCTAATATTGCTGATTATAAAATACATATTCCTAGTATAAATAATTTTTTAAATAATGGTAAAACAATAAAAAATATAGATATATTGATGAATGATGATCTTGAATATATAGTAGAAAATAAAAGTAACATATTAGTTACAACTAAATTTCAAAATATTCCATTATTTTATAAAGTTTATATAGAAAATTTTTCAATAGAAGAAGTAAATATTTTTAAAGATGAAGGAATGTATATTGATAATTATTTTGTTGAAGAATATAAAAATGGAATAATAGTTTATTTTAACAAGGATGAAAATTCAAAATATTATTATACTTCAATTAATAGTGATGAAAAATATTATTTTGAACCAATAAAAGCTTACGAAAATATTTTAGATTATCATATTATAGAAAAAGATGGAAACGTAAAATTTAAAGAATTAAAAAAAATAGAATTTGTAAGTCTTAACACAAAATTGAATAACCTTCCGACAGATTTTAATGTAAAAATATTTGTATATAATACAAAAGAAAACAACATTAAAAGAATAAATTTAGAAAAAGAATCATTAAACAGAATGTTTGAATTAAATTCTTTAACTGATAAAATTAGTATAATTCTTCCAGAACATTTTAATTTTGAAGATTTTTATTTAGTTGAATCATCAAATACATCTATAATAGATGATGAAAAAATTATTTATTTTAAAAATAATTATGATGATATTTGTTATTTATCATATGAAAAAGAAATTTTTAATATAAAAGATTTTTACGATAAAATTCAATTAAATAAGAAATATATTTTTTCAAATAATAAATTAATTGAAGATACTAAAGGAAATATTTATTTAAATAAAATATTGGATAATTCTATTTATATTGAAAAAATAAATGAAAAGTTAAATTTTGAAAAAACTATTTTTAAAACTTTTTCAACATCTGGCCCAGATAAGTTTTATATAAATAATTTTAAAAGTATAGATGTTGAACATGAATTTATAGATACAAAAGATTCTATAAAAATTGAAAGTTTTAATAAGAAAATTAATTTTTAGAGGTGAAAATACTTGGAAAATTTAAATGATATAAAAGCATTAACTGATAATCCTATGTTTAATGCAGATAAATGGAATACCTCGATAGAACAAATAGAAACTATTATGAATTTATTAACTAAAATAAATAATAGATTTAGAGGTATTTATGACTATAAAAATAATTATAAATTAGGAGAAACTGTATTTATAGAAGAAAATCTTTATGAATTATCAAATGATTCTAGTGAACATTTTTCAGAAGTTAAAGAAGAACATATAAAATCAAAAGATATAAGTTTATATTATTTAAATAATAATAAATTAACTGATAGAAACAATAATAAAATTTCTGATGAAGAATTTGATTTTATTGTTAACAATCATTATACTAATGAAATTTTATGTATAAAAGGTAAAACTGGATATGTCTTTGATAAAGTAAGTAAAACATTAAATTTTTTAAACATATATGTAAATTCAGATATAAAATCTGCTTGTTCGGATAAATTTGCTTTTTACATTGGTTTAGATAGAAAAATAATACAAAAAAGTAAAAAAGTAGATGATATATCTCATAAGGAAATATTTACTAGTGATTTTGTTATAAAAGATATTACTTGCAATGTAGATTATATTTTTGTTCTTTTATCTGATAATACAATAAATGTAATAAATAAAAAAGATAAAAGTGTTTTAAGAAAATACAACACTAATGTAAATTTTAGTGAAAAAGTAAAGATAAAAATTACAAGTAGCAATAATTTATTTATATTTGATGAAAATATACTTTATACTTATAGATTTTCTAATAATGATTTTATAAATGTTAATAAAATAAAATATACACCAAATAAAGAAGTAAAAGCTTTAGAATGCTTTACTCCTTATCTTTATTTTATAGGAAATGATAATAATTTTATTTGCTGTAAAGATACTCTTCATCCATTACTTAAAACAGAATTAAGATATATTTTAAGTAAAAACAATATGATAATAGAAGATTTATACTCTTATATAAACCCAAAGAATAATGTTTTTGATAATTCAAAAATGGTTTTGAAAAATAAAGAAATAGCTCAGATTATTAAAAATAAAGGTTTAGAAATAGATTCTAATAGATTAATTTATAAAATTAATGATGAAATAATTAACAAAACACTATATTTAAAAATAGATTCTAATATTTCAGATGAAACAATTATGTTAAAAGTTTCAAAGAATAAATTAATAAATTTAGTTATCAAAGAAACTGGTCCTAAAGAAATTTTTATAGATATTTTTAATAATGAAATTAAAATTTGTATTTATAAAAATAAAAATCTTATAAAAGAAGAAAAAATAAATTTATTACCAGCATTAAATTCTGAAAATACTTTGGAATTTATATCTAATAGTTCTGATACTTATATAATTGAAAGTATAGTTATTTTTAATAACATTTTAAGTAATGTAAAAAAGAATACAGTAATTGATAATATTTTATTTTTACCTAATATAGAAAACAAAACTAATTTTTTACCATATTCTATTGTTACAAATGATATTAATGGTTCTCCTATTTTGAAACTTTCTGGAAAAAGTTTATTAACTGATAATTCTGGATTAAAAGTTAATTTAGTACAAGATATAAAAGATGAACCTAAAGAAGAAGATAAAGAAAAAATACTATCTTTATATGGATTAAAAAATTTTAAAAATAATTTTGAATCAAGTTTTTCAAAAACATTAACTGATGAATTAAAAAAAGAAAAAAAAATAAATTGGGATTTATTAGAAAATGTTCCAGAAGCGACAACTTCTAAAAGAGGTTTAGTTTTGTTAAATACAGATGTAAATGATGAAAGTACATTTAAAGCCGCTACACCTAAAATGGTAAAAGAAGTTGCTCGTTTAACTGATTCTAAAATAGATACTTTTAAAAAAACAAAGATAGAAACTCTAGAAAATGAAATTTCAAACATTAAGAATGTAACATTAACTAAACTTTATAATGATATAAATAATTTCAATACAAAAGTTACTTATGAAATAAATAAATTAAATTTCACTATTGATGCACCTAATAATTATTTAAATAAAGAAATAGGTGGTATAGTAAAAGGTGATCTAACTGTAAGAAATATAAATTTAAGTAACAATATAATAGCAATTAAAAAAAATATTGGAGAAGTAGCTTCTGTAAGATTTGGAAATGGCTATATAACTCATAGTTCACAAGGTTCTGGTATTGACAGTTTCAAAGTATCAGCGTCTAATTCTCCTAATGATAATGCTGGGGGAGTTGATTTTGGATACACTCAAGATAATACATTTAATAGAACTTCTTTTATTTCATCTTCTGGTGTTGGTTCATTTAAAATGATAACAACTGGTTCAGATATAAATGTTGGAAGAAATATAAAATTATCTGGAGATTTATTTTTGACTTCTGATAGGAGAATAAAAAGAGAAATAAAAAAAGTTGATAATGCTTTAGAAAGAATTTCTAAATTAAATGGATATACTTTTTATAAAGAAGGATTTAAAAATAAAACTGCTGGTATTATCGCACAAGAAGTTAGAGATGTTTTTCCAGAATTAGTTAATGAAAAAAATAGTATTTTAGAAGTTAATTATAATGGTTTACATTCATTAATAATAGAAGCTATAAAAGAAATAAGTTCAAAAATAGATAACTTAGAAAATAAAATAAGAAACTTGAAAGGATAATTTATGAAAATAATTGTTGAAAAAAGAAATAATAGATATTTTGCAATTATTAAAAATATTAACCCTAATATTCCAAAAAAAGTAATAATTACAAAATCTTGGGATTCTACTTTTTTAAAAGAGAAAATTTTAAATTATTATATTTTAAATGATGAATTAAATATAAAAGAAAGATCTTATGATTTATTAAATTTTGAAATAGAGTTAGAGCCTATTTCTAATTTTCAAGATTATTATAAGTTTAATATAATAACTAATAATGATATAAATTATCCTTTTTATATAGATTATAATTTATTTTACAATATATCTATAAGTGATTTTCTATATTTTTATGAATTTAAAAACTTAGATTTAGTCATTGATGAAAATCTCAAATATGATTTTTTTATTCTTGGAAATTTTGGTGATAAACATTTAATCAGAATAAATAAAATTATAGGAAACAAAATATTATTTAATATTCCAAAAAAAGAAACTTTAAATAGCGAATTTTATTATATCGTAGTTGAAAAAAATGGTGAAAAAATTTTAAAAGATTATTTTGGAATGTATATAGATAAACATCCTATAAATTTCATAATTCAACTTGATGATTTTGGAGAATATTATAAATGTTCAATAAATACAAAACATAAATATAATATTATTAAAAAACTTTCAATAGAATATGATAAAAAAACATTTAATGTTTTAAATAATTATTCAACATATTTTTTTATTTCAAAAAATGATTTTAAAAAACCAATAGAACTAAAAATAAATGCAACCATTCAAGAAGATTATATAAATTCAAAACCTGTAACGAAACAATTTTTAATTTTAAAAGATTTAATAAATAAAAAACAAATAGAAGTTACTAATTTTAAAAAAGAATATAATTTTGAATTAGATACATATTTGTTTAATTGGAATGTTAATATTTTAGAAAATTTTAAATATAAAATAGTAATAGGAAATGAAGTTATTTATACTGATTTAAATTATATTTCTGTAAATAATTTTAAAAAATACGATAATGGATTATCTAAAATTAATTTAGAATTTTATATAGGTACAAATAATAAATATTTTTTATTAGATAAAAAAGAAATAGAAAACCCTCATTTTATATATAAATCGCAAAATTTTGTTCCAGAAATAGATTATAGTAATTATGTTAATTCAAAAGAGCAATTTGGAATTATAAAATGGACTATACCTAATTATAAATATTATTCTATGATTAGTTTTTACGGAAATATTTCTAAATCTTTTTTAGACGAAAATATAAAGCCTTGGATATTACCACAAGAACTAATTTTAGAAAAAAATAAGGAAGAATTCAGTAAAAGATATAATGACTTAAATAAAGTTTATAGTTATGATTTTGAAAACAATAATGGTACTTTAAAAGGTATTCCTTTAAATTCATCTATTTCATATAAATCTAAAGAAAATAATTTTATTTTTATAGGAACTAATAATTATATAAAAATACCAAAAATATTTTTAAATTCTTCAGAAAAAATAAAATTTAAAGTAAAAATATTAGATTCGTGGTTTAAAGAACAAGGTGAAAATTTTGTTGAATTTAAAGTTCCTACTGTTTCCAATTCTTTATTAGATGATGATGTTAGATTAATAAGAAATCAAAAAATACAATTTGGAGAAAATGGGACTATAGGGATTTATAATTCTTTAAAAAATATAGGGCCACTTGAAGTTGAAAAATTTTATGGTGAAAATAAAACATTTTTAGAAACACCATTATTTGATAAATTAAATACTGATTTTGATAATGTTTCTTTATATTATTATTTAAATACAAATGATGGTAAAACATTAGATTTAAAAATAAAAAGAAGTTCTAACCATAAATTTTTAAAGTATAAAATAATAAAAAATGAAAAAGAAATATTAGCCGAAAATATATATAATTTTATTGGTAATGAATTTAATGAAAATATAATAAAAATACAAAAAAATATTTTTAAAGAAGAGGGAAAATATTCAATGATTCTTAAAACAGTAAATCCTTATGAAGTTGAAAGTGAAGAAAAAATTATAAATTTTTATGTTTATAATGAAAAACCTAAACAAGTAGTTATTAGTATTCCAGAAGAACAACATAGAATTGAAAATAGCAAAATAATAATAAACAAAAAATATTTTTCAATAAATATTATAAATAATACACGATCTAAAAAGTATAGTGGTTGGGAATTTAAAGAAGTCCATTTTTATTTTAAAGAAAATATAAATACAAGTACTTATAATAATTATCCAGACTATGTAATTCAAGCTTCAAAAGAATATGGAACCATTAAAATGATAAATAAAACACCATTTGAAAATGGTGAATATAAATGTAAAATAGTAGCTTATGACTATTCTGGAAACGAAGGTGTTCCTTATGAATTTGAATTTAAATTAATATCTGAAATGATAGTTAGACCAGAAAAAGAATTAACAAATAAAATAAATGAAGAATTTAAATTTGAAATAAAAAAGGCTGAAGATAGTGATGGATATTTTTATGTTTTAGCCTATTCTCCAGATGGGATACAAGAATATCAATATGAAAATAATTTTACAAAAATAGAAGATTCTTATTATTTAAACAATCCAAATACTAGTGAATGGACATTTAAAAATGTTACCTGGTTAAAAGATAGTAATCATAAAATAAAATTAGGTTATTATAAATTAATTGTTAATGAATGGAATTATAAAAATCCAGATGGTGTTCTTGATAAAAACGGTAAAAGAATTTTATTTGAATCTACACCAGTTATTGTTAATAAAACAGGCAATCCATCTAATCCCATTTATTCTAAAGATATTTCTAATAAAGTAAAGGTTTATAATAGCAGAAAAAGCAATGAATATTCTTATACTAACAATTTAAATAATCTTGAATTCAGTACAATTCATGACGAACCACTAATAGAAGAAAATCCATTAGGTAAAACAGAAAATGAAATAAATGGTAAATTTTATAAAATAGAATTAATTTCTCCAGATAAAAATAAAATATATTCAGCTACATTACCTATTCCTACAGCTATAGGAAATTATACTTTTACAGATATAGCTAAAATTTGTAAAATAAGTAATCAAGAAGAAGGTATTTGGGAATTAAGATTTATCACAAGAGATAAATTTGGAAATATAAATAATACTATTGGATATTATTCTTATAAAATAATTTTAGTAACTAGAGAACCTAAAATAATAAGTGCAACTCCTAACAATAATAATACTTCCGAATATTTTTCTTCAAATGATAATAAAGTAAGTTATATAGTAGATACTTTTAATTATTCTGATATACCTAATATTCAAAATAATTACGATTATTTTAAATTAAATAATTTTTATATTAATTTTTTATCAACTCCTTTGAATTCTCAATATAAAACAGTAAGAGAAAAAAATGATAGTAATATAATTGATGTTATAGAAACTATAACCACTGATAATAAAAATAAACATGATATAGATGGAAGATATTTAATTGATTTTGTAGTTATAGATCCATTAGGCAGACAAAGCTTACCATATGAAAAAACTTTTTACATAGATACAAAACTTGAATATGACATTTCTTTTTTAAATAATGATAAGTTTTATAAAAAAAATATAACATTATATGCAAGTATAAGTAATAATGTAAATAAAATACATTATAAATTTTTGAATGATATTAATGAAATAAATAAAATACTATTATCTGAAAATATAAATTATAAAACAGCAAATGTTGAATCCATATCTTATGGAACTCAAAATATACATGGATTTAAAACTGAAGAATTTTTATTTGAAAAAGAAGGTTATAAATATTTAGCTTATTGGGTTGAAGAAAAAAGTGGGAATATAAGCAATGTACAATTTTATAAATTTTTTATTGACAATAATAGTAAACTTATTCCTATCTTTGATTATAATAATAAAATTTATTATACATTAGAAGATGGAGTAGTTAATATAAGCTGGAATTCAACTAATAAAGAAGTAAATGAATTTTCTGTAAAATTAGATAAAATAGAAAAAAACCAGCAAGGTGAATATGAAATAATTGAAAGCTATATGCCATTAGTTAATGATAATACTAAATTAACAGGTGTTGGAGCTTCGAATAATAGTTTTATAGATATTGGAAATAAAAAATATTTTTCATTTGAATATAGCGATTACACATCTATTAGAGAAGGATTATATAAATTAACAGTAAAAGGTAAAAATATATATGGAACTACAGAAGAAAATAGTTTTATTTTTCAAATAAGTTATATTAAAAAAATAGATTTATCCAATGAAATTATAAATAATAAAATTACACTTTCTTCTAATAAAATTTCTTGGAAATATATAGATGAAGCTGAATTCTATGAGGTTTCATACGATAATAAAAGTTTTATTTCCACAAATTATAATTATTTTATTATAGATGAAAATAAATTGATAAAAGAAAAAAATGGTAATACATATATTTATTTAAGATACAGAAACAAAATAGGCATTACAGAAGAATCTGTTAAAGTTTTAATAAACAATTCTATTAAAATAATAAAAGATCCTATAATAGAAACTGATTCAGATGTCTTAATTAATAATTCATCTCTTGTTTTTACTGTTAAGGTAGATAATCCAGAAAAAGCTAATTTTATATATTATTCTTTTAATAAAAAAGATTGGTTTGTAAAATCTATTGAGGGCATTTATAATTCAATAGAAAACGAAAATTTATCAAAACCAATAAGAGATGGATACTATGATATTTTTGTTATATTAACAGATGAAAATCCAATTAATAATTCCAATTATTCAAAAAGTAATATGATACATAAATCTGTAAAAATGTTTTCTGAAAAAATAGAAAAACCAAAATTTTCTGGAATAGAAAATGGTTCAATAATAAAATATCCTAAAAGTTTATATATAGAAAATAAGAGAAAAGATGTTGATTATTATATATATGTAAATGAGAGAAAGGTAAATGAAGGATATGAATTATCTTCTTCAACTTTAAGAAATTTTAATATAGAAGTTAAAGCTAAGAAAAAAGGAAGAAATGAACTTATAGATTTGATTAATTTTGGAGATTTAACAGTTCAAGTATCTACTGGAGAAAATTATATTTTAAACATTTCTGATGAAAAAATAATTTGTAATATTAATACTACTGATAATACTTTAGAAATAATTAGTTTTAATAATATAAAAAACACACAAGTTGTTATGTACAAAGAAAAAAATGAAGAAAATTGGAAAATTCTTGATATTTCTGTTAGATTAAATCTTAATAATGAATATGATTTTAAAATAATAAATTTTAAGGTTAGTAATGTATATGAATAGGTATTGATATTTTATCAATACTTATTCTATAAAAGAGGTAAAATGATTAAAGATTTCATGAATTTAAAATCTAAAGAAGAAAAAGAATTAATAGAAAGACAATTATTAAATAAAAAATTAGAACTTAAAAATTTAAATCTTGAAAATTTAATTGATTTAATAAGTGTAGCTAAAACTAATTTAAATAGTGAAATAGATGATTTTTTAAAATTAGATAAAAAAGATACTTTAAATGATTTATTTATAAATATAATAAAAGCTAAAAATAAAAAAATAGATAAATTAGTTTTAAATTATAATGATGGAATTTCTAATAATAAAATAGATTTTAAAAATAATAAGATTTTATTTGAAAACATAAAGCAAATAAATAAAGTTAAAATAGAAATAGAAAACATTGAAACTGACATAAGTTTATCTTATCTATTAAAAGTAAATACTTTTGATGGAGAAAATTTAAATTATAATATTATTCCATATAATCATGATGGATTATTTTCTGAGTATTTTGAGTTATTAAAAAAGAATAAATCTAATTTTGAAATTACTAATAAAGAAAATATTTATTTTTATTCATGTATTTTCAATGATAAAAATTTTAAATTAGGTAATGAACTAAATTTAAAATATAATACAGACTATTCGTTTGAAAATAATAAATTATATTTTTCTGAAAACATTAAATATGATGAAATAATAGTAAAATATCTTCCTTCTTTTAATTCATACGAAGTAAATGTTAATAAAAAAGTAAGAACAATAGAATTAGTAGCTCTAAATGATAAAAACGGAATTGATTTAAAAATAAAAAAAAGTTTGGTGATTTCTTAATGTATAGTATAGATATAAAAAATTTAATAGAAAAAATAAATAAAATCCAAGAAGAAATAACTGAACAAAAAATAAAAATAAGTTCACTTGAAAGTGAAAAAAATAGTAAGAAAGAAAGAAATTATCAAAAATTTCAAATTAGATTCAATCAAATAGATAGAAACGAAAAAGAAATAAAATCATTATCAGATAATAGATTTTTTAATTATATAAAATTATTTGATTTTTTAAATAGCAATGATATAACTCAAAATAAAGATTTTGAGGTAAATGAAGAATTAGGTTGTTTAATAAAAAGACCAAAAAGTATTACTGAAATAAATGTATCAAATAGCACTATTGGATTAGATGGTAAAAGTATTTCTTATAAAATAAAAGAAAAATATCCAATTAATTCTATGGAATATTCTTTTTATTCAAAAGAAACAAATTTACCATTAGTTCCTAAAAATATAATTATAAAATATGATGATTATGTAGATAATTTTTTTGAAAATTATTTTAGATACTTTAATTCAAATAATAAAGATAATTTTATTTCAAGATATATCTTTGAACCAAAAATGATAAAAGAAGTTATTTTTAATTTTGATGAAATTGTAAATGAAGATAATCATTATTTAAAATTATTTTCTATAAAGTATAAAGATAAAAATTTTATTAAAATATTAGTAGAAAACAATAAACAAATAAAAACTTTCAATATAACAAAAAAATCAAACGAAGCTTTTAAAAAATTAATTTTTTCATATTCTGAGAACAATGAAACTTATAAAGAAATAAAATTTAATAAAAACGAATCCATTTTTAATTTAGATAAAGCAAATGATTTCATTATTAAAATAGAAGACAATGAAGAAGAAGTTAAACAAAATAATAATACAACAGTAAAAGAAAAAATATTAGAATCTAAAGATGTTATTTTTGGAAAAGGGATATTTATTTTAAGAGATACTGATATTTCTATTGAAAGTATCAAAATAACACTGCCATTCTCGTCTTCTGAAAAATTAAGAGAAAAATTTACAGAATTACAAAAAAATATAGATGATTATTTTGAAAATTCCGCTGGCGTAATTACTTTAAAACAAGATAAAATAAAAAATGTATCAGAAACATTTGATGATGTTATTGCACAATTAAAATTTTTAGATGATGAAAAATCAATTAAAGATAATGAAAACGCTTTAAACTTTTATTTTGATAAAGAAAAAAGTCTATTGTATACATCAGCATTTTTTAATAAATATGATTTTTATATTAGTTATCAATATAAAGAAAAACAATCAGTTATAGATTCAGAATATTTTACTCCTATATTATTTGAATTTTCTTTAAAAGGACAGTGATAAAATGAAAGAACAATATATTGAATTTATTAAACAATTTAAAGAAAATTCATTATATGAAAATAATAGTATAGATGATAATGAACTTTTTGGAATAAAAGAATTTTTAAGTGAAGATTATCTTAATAATAATTTTTATTTAGATAAAGATATTTTTATAAAATGTAAAAATGAATTAGAAAAAATATTATTTAAATATAACTATATATTTAATTTTTATAAAGAATATGAAAATAGATTAAAAAATGAAATTGAAAAATTAGATAAAGAGTATTTTGAATTAGATAAAGTTTCTTCTTTAGGAAATAAGTTTTTTTCAATGAAATCATTAAAAGAACATTATAATTATGTTGTTCCTTATGATATTATCTATAAAAAAAATTTAGTTTTTACAAGTGAATCTGTTATTAAATCTAATGAAACTTTAGAAGAAATAAGTTTTACAATAAAAGAAGAGAAAAATAGTATATTTGTTTATTTTAATAAAGGATTATCTAATATACAAGATATTTTTATTAATTTATATAATGATTTTACAATTTCTATTTTTGGAATAAAAGAAAATGGTTCATTAGAAAATATTGTTTCTAATAAAAATAGTTTTGATAAATTATTTATAAATACATCTTCTACATTATTTAAAGGTATTTTTATAACAGGTATAGGAAATATAACTGGTTATATAAAAGAACTTAAAATTTATGAATATACAAAAGGAACAATAAGAAAAAATGGAATAATAGCTTATAAATTGAAAGACTTAAAAAAAATAAATAAAATATTTTATGGTTCTAATTCTGGAACTAAAATTTATAAATTAAAAATGGAAGAATATAATGAATTTTTAAAAATATTAAATACTGATAATTTTAGTTCTATTTTAAATGAAAATAGAGAGATTCAAAAAAATATAGAATACGATTTAAACGGAGAAAATAATATTATTATTGTTGAAATATTTAATCAAAATACTAATATATCTGATAAATTAAATTTCTTCGGAAAGGCAAAAAATGAAAATTAATTTTGAACAATTAAGAAAACAAAAACTTGATAATGAAGTTATTATTAATTTATTTGAAAATATGTATAATGAAATGAATAATAATAATTATAATAAAATAAAATTAAATGAAAATGCAATAATTGAATCAATAGGAATAAATGAATTTGAAATAGAATTAAAAAGTGAACCTATATCTATTAATGATATATTTATTGTTAGTAAAAATGGACAAATTATAGTTACTCCAAATTTCATAACAAAAATAGAAAAAAATAAAGTGATTTTATCAGATGCTAGGTTGAAAAATAAGGATGAAATATTTGTTACTTATAAATATTAAGAGGTAAAAACATTGGAACAAGAAAAAAATAAATTTATAGAAGAAATTAAAGTTTTCTTTATTAGTCAATATGAAACTTTTAATAATAAATGTAATAAAGAAATAAAAACTAAAATAGATGAAATTGATAAATTAATTATAAGTAAATTAAATACAGAAACTGATGAAATAAGCAGAAATATTTTAAAAAGAAATATAGAACAAACAGAAATTAATTTAAAATATAACATAAGCCAGTTTAAAAAACAGACAATTACTGAAATTGAAGCTAAAATAAATTCATTAAAAAATAATATAGATTCTTTTTTAAATCAAAATAAAGATACAATTAAAGGTGAATTAGAAAGTTCATTAAACCAGATTAATAAATTAGAAAATGAATCTATAAATAAATTGAATGAATTATTAAGTTTTTCAATAAATTCAATAAACTCTGCTGAAAAAACTTCTTTGTATAATTTAAATAAATTAGAAAATGATTTAAAAAAAGAATCTTTAATTTTAAAAGATTCTATTGAAAAAGAAATTCATAGAATTTCATTAGAAACTGAAAATAATATAGATCTAAAAAAAGAATCTTTAATCAGAGAAATAAATGAAAAAACCGAAAATTCAAAAAATATTATTACTGATAAAGAAACTGAAATTATTACTAATTTTAATAATTATTCAAATACAATAAAAAGTAATTTAAATCTTTATGAGAAAGAATTAGAAACACAACTTGAAGAAAAGAAAAAAGTTCTTTTATCATCATTAGAATTTGATAAACAAGCTTTATTTAATGAAATAAATAAAAGAAAAAACAACATATTGAGTGAAATATCTCAAAAAAGAGAAAACGAAATATTATTAATTGAAAATAAAATAAATGTTTTATTTAGAGAACTTACTGAGGCAATAGTTGGATATGATGTTGAGTTCGAAACTTTTAAAACTAATAAAATAAATGAATATAAAACTTATGTTGAATTTATATTTTCTGAATATAAAAAAGCAGTAAAAACTATAAAAAATAATATAATAGAAGAAATTAAACAATATTTCAAAGAAAAATCAGATAATATAGAAGAAAAATATAATGGATATTTAAGAGATATGTTAAATGCTTTTAATACTCATAATAATTTATTAAATGATAAAAAAACAGAAATATTAAATTTCTTAGGCAATACACAAACAGAAGGATTATGGAAACAGATTCTTGATAATATAAATAATCATACAATATCGAAACTTAATGAAGTTAGTACTTTAACTAGTAATAAAAAAGAAGAAATAGAAACTTTAACTGTTTTAAAGAAAAAAGAAATTAATGATTTAAGACAAGATGTTATAGATAATATAGGAATTACAAATACTTCTGAATATAAAACAGATTCTAGTGTTAGAAAAAAAGCAATAGATTCAATAGAAGAAATAAAAAATTCTACATTAAATATAATAGAAAATAAAAAAAATGATTCACTTACTTTTTTAGAAAATAAAAAAAATGAATTAGCAACAAACATTTCAAATCAATCTGTTAACAATATTAATCAATATATCAATTCAATAGTTCCTCAAACTTTTTATGGTATCCTTGAAGCTAATAATAAAAAAATAAATTTACCAAATGATTTTTCAACAAGAGGTGAAATGAATTTTTACTTAGATGGTAAATTATTAGCAAAAAATATTCATTACCAAATTGATATTATAAATAAAATAATAACTTTAAATAAACAATTAAATTATGATTGTGAATATTATATATATGAACAAATACCGATAGGAGAAAATGCTACTGCTTATATAAAAGGTGAACCTGGTCCTAGAGGTAAAGATGGTCGAGAAGGTAAAGATGGGAAATCTGCTTTTGAAATATGGAAAACAGAAAATAACAAAGCTAGCGCAACAAAAGAAGATTTTTTGAATTATATGAAAGGTAGAACTCCGAGTGATGATGAAATTTTTCAAATTATGATAAAGGCATTGAATGACAAATTTGTAACAATGTCTTTTGAAGAATATAATTCTTTAACAACAAAAAATAATAATAAAATATATATAATTACAAGGAGTAATCCTACATGATAAATTTAAAAAAAGATTCAAACGGAAAATATATAAAATTTTTAAATAAAGGTAATAATCTTTATTTAGCTGATGGTGAAATAATTACTAATATATATTACGGAGAAAAAGAAATTTATAAGTTATCGCCATATATTGATGATGAAAATATAAATGGTACAACGGATATTCCAGATAATACTATTCTTTACGATTCTATTTATCCAGTAGATGTCGAAAAATACATTTTAAAAACTGGAAAATTAGATTTAATTGATATTGATAGCCCTAAATTTGACATAACAACAGCTTTATGGATATATCTTTGTTGGTATGAATTAATTGGATATAGCGAATTTAAAGAAGACTTTATAACAGAAGAAGATAAAGTGAACGGTATTGAAAAAGAAAAAAGAAATTTTTTTTCTTTTTGCTTTAATAGAAGTATGTCTAAGGAATTTCTAAGATATAATGCGTATTATCATTTAAAGAAAAAAATAGCAATTTATAAAAAAAATTGTAATAGCAAAATAGATAAAGTTTTAGAACCGTTAATAAAAAAAATAGAAAAAAGTAAGATTCTTTTTAATTATATGAATGGAAAAGAGTTTGTTGAAATTTTTTCTAATAAAGTTTCAAACTATAATTTTTTAAAAAATAATATTATTGTTCCTAGAAAATATGAATACACAGATCAAAAATTACACGAATATAGTTTTAAAATATGGGTTAAAGATGTGTATATGACTGGTGGTGGAGATTTAGCTATGTTAAATATAACTTTAGGTAATAAAGGAAAAGGATTCAAAGAAAGTGGATTTGGAATTTTTTTATTTGTTAATAAAAATGATTATGTAAAAATGAAACCACTTGAAGATAATTTTAGAATAATAGAAATTACACCAAAAACTATAAATGATAATGAAGACATTAAAATAGAAAGTAATGTGTATGCACAATTAAATGAAACATTTATAGGAATAGCAAAAAAATCTGGTGACCTTATTAGTGAAATTTGTAAACTTAATAATAAAATTTATGAAGATGAAGATGTTGTTTGGATTAATTAAAAGGTGATGTATGAATACATATATTTTTGATAAAGAAAAAATTAAAAATAAAAATTTATTTTGTTTAGAATATTATCAAAAAGAAATAAGCAAAGAAGATATAAAAAAACAATACAAAGATAGAGAAGTTGTTGTTTATTATGGAAATTCTTATGTTTATTTTGATTGGTACTATGATGAAAGAAATGATGAGATAAAAGAAAAAACTAAATATTGGAAGTTTAAAAATAACGAATATCAGCTTCAAGATGGAGAGTATACCGAAGTAAACAAAGAAGAAATATTTTTTAAACCTAAACCAATAACTGATAAACCATATAAATGGAATAAAAAAACAAAAGAATGGGAAATTGATACTGAAAAAGAAAAAGAACTTCAAAAAGAAGAAGAAGATAAAATAACAAGAGAATATTTTCCGACAATTGATACATTAAAAGAAGAAATTTTAAGTGATGGTTTTGAATATCAAGGACATAAACAAAGATGTAGAGAAAAAGATATGATTTTTATAGCAAGTTCTATAATGACTTTAGAAAGTGCAGAAAAAATGTTTGGAAGAAAAGATAAAATAAAATGGGCCTTTAATGATTACGATTATGTAGATTTAGGAGTTGAAGAACTTAAAACATTACAGTTAGTAGGTACACCATTTTTCCAAAAAGTTTATGCAGTTGAAAAAATTTTAAAAGAAAAAACTCCATTCAAAATTACAAAATCTGACTATTTAAAAATTTTAAATAAAATTAAAATACAAACTGAAATGAAAAAAATAGAGGAAGTTAAAAATGATCTATAATGATTTATATGATTTAGAAGGATTTATTAGAGTAAATTCTTTAAATGATTTAAAAACTAAAAATTTTAATTTTAAAGAAAATGATATTGTATTTGTAATTGAAAATTTCACATTTTATAATATCAAAAATATTTCTGAAGAAACAAACAATGTAGATGAAATAGAAGTAAATTCTAATTTTAAAGGAATTAAGTTAGAAACAATAAGTAAAATTTCGGATTTAGAAAAAATTGAAAAAAAAATAAATTTAAAAATTCAAGAAAATATAACAGAAGTAAAAAATATGAAACAATTTTCTACAAATTATTCAGAAGATAATGAAAATCCATATCCAAATTATGTTAATAATGAAAAAGTTAGATTTTTGATGTCTAACGAAACAATAAATAACGATTCTAATTATAAAGATTTTATCTTCATGAATTCATCTAATGGTGTAAAAGCACCTTTTACTACTGCATTTGGTATTGGTAAAAACACTGAAAAAATAAAAGCTTTTATTATGAGAAGTAATGAAGGTAGTTTATCTTGGAAAGATAAAGAAGAATTATGGCATACTGGTAATTTAAAAAATCTAAGTAATATTAATGGAAACTATTGTTTTAAAAACGGTTCGATAGGTTGGGTGACAGGTTGGGCAAACGAAATAAATATTCCCAAAAATGAAGAAGGGCCAATATGGATTAATTATAGAACAATAGGAAGCAGAGTAACAGGTATAACTTTTGGAAATGGATCTGGCGATGTAGGACCTGTAACTATGGGAAACCTTGATACAAGACATATAACTGCTTCTGGTGATATTAGAGGCGCAAGAGTTTTTAATGCTGTTTGGAATGACTATGCTGAATTTTTTCCAAAGAAAAAAGAAACAATAACTGAACCTGGAGATATAATCGCATTAGATGAAAATTCAAATGAAGAATGTTATGTAAAGGCAACTAATTTTCACTCTGTAATAGTTGGAGTTCATTCTGATGAATTTGGACATTTGATTGGTGGAAAACAACCTAAAAAAAATGAAGATTATCTAGAAATAAATAAAGATGATTTTATACCAATCGGACTAGCTGGTAGAGTTAAAGTTAAATTTAAAGGAATTGCAAGAAAAGGAATGAGAGTAGTTCCTTCAGATGTAGCTGGTGTTGGAAGAAAATATAATCCCAAAATAGATTCACAAGATCATATAATTGGATATATTGTTGAAAATAACTTTCAAGAAGGAATAAAAAAAGTAAAGATAAAAATTAAATAGGAGATGTTTTTAATGTCTGAATTTATAAATAAAAAAGAAATAATAGATATGATAGATAGTTTATATAATAGTTTTTCTTATACTGACTATAGCTTTTTTGTTCAAACTTTTAAAGGTACCTTTGTAGAATTTGAATTAAAACGTAGAGAAAAAATAAATTTAGAATATTATTATAATAATTTTAAATCATTAATAAATAATGATATTATTAATTATGAAGTATTTCATTATATATATTATTTTTTGTATTCTTTAAGTGAAATGTTAAAAACTAGAATTGTATTAGTTGAAGACAAATATATAAATGGAAAAAAAATTCAATCAATTAAACAATATTATCAAAAAAATCCTATTAATTTCTATGTAAATTTTCCTAAACTTGTAAAAGAAAATATAGGACAAATAATAACAAGCAATATAATAGAAAGTTTAAAGGAACATTATAATAGATTTAAAAATTTAGATTGGGGAAATGTTCCGAATATAAGAATAATGATAGAACGAAATTTACATACTCTTTAAAAATTATTGATTTAACACATTATTAATGATAGTATTAATAGTGTGTTTTTTTATTAAAGTATAAAGGGGAGAAAGTTATGTTTATTATTTTTTGTTTTATAGTTTTTATTTTGGTTATAATTTTTTTGTTCAATAATTATCAAAAACAAAAAAAAGAGGCTGAAGAATTAAAAAAAATAGAAAAAGAAAAAGAGAATAGAAGAAAAGAAAGACTTGAGTGGTTTGAAAAAAATATAAAAGTAAAATATGAACAATTAAAAAATTTAATTAATTTAATGAAAAATAAATACATAAAATTTCATTCTTTAGATTTTTATTTAAATGATTTTAAAGTAGTTAAATATAACGAAGAAAGAGAACAATTAAAAGAAAAGTTAAATAATTTTTATGAATATAAAGAATTTATTCAAGATTATGATGTATATAACGATAAATTAACTTCAATTATATTACTAGAAAAAGATGTTATTGAATTAAATAAAAAATATATAGAAAAAGAATTAGAAATTAATAAAGATTTTTTTTCTAATATTGATGATAAATCACTAGATGAACAACAAAGAAAATCTATTGTAATAGATGAAGATAATAATTTAATTATTGCAGGTGCAGGCTCTGGAAAAACATTAACTATTTCTGGTAAAGTAAAATATTTAGTTGAAAGAAAAAAAATAAAACCAGATGAAATATTGTTGCTTACATTTACTAAATCTGCTGCAAATGAAATGACAGAAAGAATAAAAGAAAAATTAAAAATAAATATAGAAGCCTCTACTTTTCATAGTTTAGGAAACAAAATATCTGGTAATTTTGAAGATAATAAATATGATGTTTTAACTAGTCCATATAAATATATTAATGAAAAAAGTATCATTAAATTACTTTTAAGAAATAAAGAAACTTCTGAAGCTTTAATTGATTATATTACATATTATACAAAAGATAATATAACAGAAATAGATGATAACTTTAAAAGTAAAAGTGAATATTATGATTTAGTAGATAAACCTATACCACTAAGTGAAAGTCTTAATGAAATCCTGTATAATAGTTTAATTAATTTTAAAGCTCTATATATTTATGAAAATAAAGAAATAGAAAATTTTAATTTAGATTATTGTATGAATTTGTTAAGAAATACAGAAATGAATGAGAAAATAAAATTAAAGTTCAAAGGTTTATGGCTTGATAATTTAGAAATAACAGAATTTGAAGAAAAAATAATAAAAGAATATTTAATAGATAAAACAATAAATTTAAAAAATAAAAAAGAAATATATGATTTTTTATTTCATACAACTATAAATGGATATAAAAAAGTATTTAAAAAAATAACAGTTAAAAGTGAAGAAGAAAGAATAATTTCAAATTTCTTATATATGAACGGAATAGAGTTTAAATATGAGTCAAAATATATGAATGGAAATTATAAAGAGCCAGAAGATAGTTATAAAACAATAAGAAGTTATGCTCCAGATTTTTATCTTCCAGAATATGATATTTATATTGAACATTTTGGAGTTGATGAAAATATGAAAGCTCATCAATATACTAATATAGAAAATAAAAAATATGAAGAATCTATGGAGTGGAAAAGAAAAATTCATAAATTAAATAACACAAAATTAATAGAAACTTATTCTTTCTATCAACAAAAAGGTATATTAAAAGAAAAATTAGAAGAAGAATTGCTTAAAAATGGAGTTGTATTCCAACCAATTTCTAGTGAAGAAATTAGTTTAATGATTGAAGTTGGAACTGGTAAAGAAGAAATTGGAGCTTTTTCTAAATTAGTTGTAACATTCTTAACTTTATTTAAATCTAATAATTATAAGGAACAAGATTTAATAGAATTTAAAAATAAAGCTTATTCTTATTCTCCTTTTACAAGAGATAAACATTTATTATTTTTCAAGATGTTTAAACCTATTTTAGAATTTTATAATAATTCATTAAATAAGAATAAAGAAATAGATTTTTCTGATATGATTAATAAAGCAACAGATCATTTAAATGAAAAAACTAAAGAAGAGATATTTGAACTTGGATTAAAATACAAATACATAATAATAGATGAATTTCAAGATACTTCCGTTGCTAGATTTAAATTAGTGAAAGCTATAAGAGATAAAATTGATGATTGTAAAGTATTGGCCGTTGGAGATGACTGGCAATCTATATATAGATTTGCTGGTTCCGATATTAGCATATTTACTGAATTTGAAAAATATTTTGGAAAAACAGAAATCAATTTCATTGAAAAGACTTACAGAAATTCACAAGAATTAGTTAATATTGCTCAAAATTTTATAATGAGTAATCCTAATCAAATAAAAAAGAATTTGAAGTCTGATAAAAGATTAGAGATTCCTATTATATATCAAAAAACAAATTCAGATAATAAAAAATTTATTATTTATAATATAATAAAAAGTTTGTCTGAAAAATATGGAGAAAAAGAATGTTCTGTAACTATATTAGCCAGAATTAATTCTAATCTAGAAAAATTAAATTCTGAATTTTTCAAAGTAGAAAAAAAAGATAATAAATTCAAAATATCTTTTAAAAAGAACGAATTAAAAAATATAAATTTAGATTGCAAAACTGTACATACTTCAAAAGGATTAGAAGCTGATGAAGTAATATTAATAGATGTTAATGATAATATAGTAGGTTTTCCAAATAAAATATTAGATGATTCTGTTTTATTTTATGTATTATCAAAATCAGATTCTTATTTATATGGAGAAGAGAGAAGATTATTTTACGTAGCACTTACAAGAACAAGAAACAGAACTTTTATTTTATTTGATGAAAATTATCCGTCTATTTTTATTAGAGAATTATTTGACAATGAAGAAAAGACTTTAGATGAATATGGAGAGAAAAGGATTTGCAAAGCTTGTGGTTCTCATATGATAAAAAGAAAAAATTCTATAACTAATGAAGAATTTTATGGTTGTTATCATTATCCAAAATGTGATTATACAGAACCTTTAGAAAATATAAATATTTGTCCTATTTGTGGTAATAGGTTATTAAAAAGTATATTTGAAAAAAATACTTATTATTGTAATAATTATAAAAGAGGAATCGAAAAATCTCACTATAAAACAATTATAGAATAGTAAAAATTTTAAAATTAATTCTTTTTTCTATTAAATTTTACAAAATAATATAATCATTATATATTTACTTATAACATTTTTAATAAAAGGTAGGTAAAATATATGTATGATTTTATAACTCAAAATGCACCTATCATTTTTACAATAATAGGTGCATTAATAGTCGTTTTTGTGTATTACTTATTTGGTAAAGGATCTAAACCTTTAATTAAGTTAGTTGATGAAGCTGTTGTGTCAGCTGAAAATTCTTTTAATTCTGGAGAAGGAAAACAAAAATTAGAATTTGCTTTTAACTTCATCGAAAAAAACTTAAATCTTCTTCCTTGGTATGTAAAATCCTTTATGTTTCTATTTGTTACTAAAAAGAGAATAATTGATTTAATAGAAACATCACTTAATAGATTATCCATAGCTTTTGGTTCTGGAAGAAAAGTTGATATTAAAGGTAACGAAGACTAATAAAAAAATTAATTAATCTTAAAACTTAAAATGCTCACTTGTACTGGGCATTTTTTCTTTTATTTAACTTTGTTTTGTAGGCAAGATTCTTATAAAAATCATCTGCTTACATTTTGCTTACAAGTGCTATTTAATATATTTTTAGAAATCAAAATAGAACTAAGTATAATTCAGTATTATATAGTAAAATAATATTTAAAAAAAATTTAGACATATCATTTAAATTTTCTTTTGTTTTGAACGTTTATATTCTCTAAAATTATTCCATCTATCATGGAACCACATCCATTGTTCAGGATATTTTCTTATGACATCTTCCATAATATTTATTAAATATTGTACATTATTTTGTACATCTTCTTTAAAATTATCTGTTCTTTTTAGTTCTATTTCATCTGTAACATAAACTGTTATGGTATTATCTTCATTAAAAGTATTGTAAACAAGTACAAAAGGCATATCAAACTTTAAAGCCATTGAGATAGCTCCACTAGGTGCTTTAGTTTCTTTTCCAAAGAATTTTACTATTGCTCCCTTATCTCTATGGTCAGAAAATAGTGCATAAATTTTTTTCTCTTTTAATTTAGAAATTAAAACTCTACTTGTTTTTTCATTTTTTTCAATAACTTCCATATAGTTAGCTTTTCCTCTAAGCTTTGTAATATAATCATTTATATATGGATTTCTTTGTTTTTTAGCAACTGTAATAATTTTATGTTCACCAGTACAAACTGTACTAGCTTCCATATTTCCCATATGCATAGTTGCTGCCATAACACCTCTACCTTTTTTATAGGCATTCTCCATACTTTCTTGATTAATAATTTTTATATTTTTAGGATTAGTTAAATATTTTTCAAACCATAATGAACATAAAAATGCTTTTATCATAATTTTAAAAGATTTCTTAGCAATTTTTTCAATTTCTTCTTCTGATTTTTCAGGGAAAGCCATTCTTAAATTTATAAGTGCTGTAAGTCTCCTACTTTTTATTAATTTATAAGCAACTGTTCCTAAAAAATTTCCAAATTTAAATCTTAATCTTTCTGGAAATAAAAGTAATAAAAAAATAAAAAATCTTGCTACAATATATTGTATATAGTACATATTACCTCACCCTCAAAATTTTTTTCAATTTATTATAACATATTTTATATGACTTGCTATTATAATTTTTTTCTTAACTTTATTAGTTTAAAAATTAATATAAAAGTGTAAAGTTATATTTATCTGTTTTTTCCAAAATTTTTTTAAATTTTACTATGTAAAAAATAATAAAAATTATTAAAAAATTATGTAGTATTTGAAAATTCTTTATTGACAATAAAAGGAAAAAATAATATAATAACAAAATATGTAAATAAAAAATGGAGGAACTTAGTAATGTTTAGAAAAATATTTCTATTATCTATATTAATTTTTTCTTTTTCTTATGCAGTAGATGAAATAGATATAGAAAAAAGAAGGCAAGAACAACAAGATTTTGATAATTTAATAAAAAGTCAAGATTTTTCTGTACCTAAAAGTAGTAAAGATAATGAGCAAAAGAATTTAATATTAAATGTAAATTCTATTAATTTAGAGGGGAATACAATTTTTGAAGATTTTCAAATAGATGCACTATTAAAAAGGTATGTAGGAAAAGATAGAGATATCTATGCACTCATAAATGAGTTAGAAAATAAATATATTGAGAGGGGATATGTTACTACAAAAGTTGGACTTAATACAGAGAAGTCTGATTTTGATAATGGTAATATATCTCTTTTTGTTTTAGAAGGAAAAATAGATAAAGTTTTCTATGATGGTAAAGAAAATAAGTTTAAGACTTTCATAACTTTTCCTCAAAGAGAAAATAATATTTTAAATATTAGAGATTTAGATCAAGGAATAGATAATCTTGGTGATAATTCAA